ATGGGTAATTGAATTTTAGTTTACCTGCGATAAAATATATCATGTTCATGAAATTAGTCATATTCCGGTAGCCTCTTGCTCTTCTTTTTGCAAGTTGTATTTTGTTATTTATACCTTCCATTATACCTGAGTTGATTCTTGATTCAATAAAATTTACTATTCCAGACCAGTGAGATTTGATAGTTTTTACAAATTTTTTAAATGGAATAATGCGGATTCTTTTTCTTTAATATCCAAAAATTCCATAAACATTTCTTTTAACCTATAGGCTTGTCCCAGCCGAGGATACGCCATCAACAGGTAATCCAACTCGTCTTGCTTTGTTGTGCTTAGGTTCGTATAGTTGGTAAGTACAGTATATTTATGTCCTTTGAGCTGATCGTTATCTTTACGTTCTAATTTCCTCAAATCGTCCATGGACTTGCTTAACAAGGCTGTTACATGGAATTTGTCAAAAGTTATTTTGGCTTGTGGTAGATGTTCGGTAACACCCGCAATATAGGCTGGCGACATATCTATGCTTACATTTTTAATAGATGCTACGCTACCTTGTTTTTCCTCAATTGCTACTGCCAAATCTTTTATCACATCCGATTCCCTTCCTTCACACACAAATATTACCCGCCTTGCTTCTAAGTTTGCACATACAGTAACATAATTATGTCCTTTTTTTGATGAAGTTTCATCTATCCCCACTTGAGTAACGGTTGCAAGGCTGTCATTAACTACGGCATCATTTACCCAATAATTAAACATTCGCCACAATCTGTTTGCTACAACGTGCAATGTGGAAGCTACCTTATTTACTGGCATTTCGTATTCTATTAATAACATTGCAAATGCCTCAAAGAGTAGCGTAAAACCACTGCCTGCACGTGCCCAAGGAACAACTACTGTTACTACTTCACCTGTGCTGCTTTTTATTCTTGGCACCCGCCCATGAAATAAAGCAGGTGTGTTCAAAAAAATTAAGGTGTTGCCAACTACGCTCTTCTGTATCATATGCGCTACATAATACTCCTGCATGGTCTAAAAATTGACCTCCCTTCTCAAAATCAATGTAAATGTCCAACTGTCCTCTATTAAGCATTTCAGGCCTGGTTAGAGTTACTGATTACTGTCCTCTATTAAGCATTTCAGGCCTAGTTAGAGTTTCTGATTTAATATACCATGGTTTACAAATTTGTAATGCCATCTCAAATATTTGAGTGCTGTTTTTCATTCAGCAAAATTATTCTAATATCTTTACCCATACAAAACATCATAGAACCAATTTAATTGTATATTTCTGACATACTCCAACGAATAAATTCGTTTGGTTCTCGTGTTGACTTTAGGCCGCAACATAACTTTTGAAATAAATTTCGTTATGAAATTTCATTCCAATTGGCTCTGTCAGAGAGCGAATACGTCCAGGACTTATAATTTGCCCAAACGATACATTTTCATTATAAATATTTATAGCACCGACTCCATCTCTGTCAAAAATAAATCCACATTTTTTGCACTTATACGTGCGACCTTTTGGACTTGATTTCTTTATGTTCTTGCAATGTGGGCATTTGCGGCTGGTATATGGCTCCGGTACAATGTCTACTCGACCGGATATACTCTCAAACTTGTACTTAATATAATTCTTTAATTTTTGTTCTGGATTTTGACTTATCTTCTGATTTGTCTTTCCTCTCATGTTCGGAGAATCATGTGTCGAAGAATTATCTCCGATTATAATATTCCCAATATCGTTTCTTATTGCATAATTCACAATAAATGATGAATATTTATGCAACATTTCTTTTTGTATGTTTAATAATCGGTCTGTTGTTTTTCTTTTGGCTCGTTGTATCTTTTTATAATTATTGCTTCCTTTTTTCTTGTGTGATAATCTTGATTGAGTCTTGCCATTGAGCTTGTTTCTATAATGCATTAAACCCATGAATTTTTTTCCAGATAAAGTAATGGTATTTTCCCCATCGAATATGGTGGCAACGCGTTTAACACCCAAATCGATGGACAAATATTTATTTTCGCTTAGATTTTTTTGCTCAACTTCTGTTTCCAAACACAAATTTATTTTCCAGCCGCGAGTTTTGGAATAAGTAACGCTTCCGTATATTGGCAATGGAATATTAATGTCCCATTTTAAGTAAAGAAATTCTTTTTCTGTTCCTAAAGTTAAACGAAGGAATCCATTTTTATATTTAATTTGGCTTTTCTTAAAAAGAATTGCTTGCAGAAATTTTGGTTTTCTGGGAGGGCACGCATCAGGAACAACTTTTTTCGCTTGTTTCCAAGACGCAAGATTTGCGTGGACTTGTTGCATGGCACCAAGGAATGAATCGGAATGTAATAATTTACGTTCTAACTTATTTCTCATATGTTTTTGTAAATCAAATTTTGAGAGCCATACGCCGGTTTCGTCATATATTTTCCAAAATTCTTCCAAAGAACGAGAATACACTTCGCCGGCTTCTTTCGAGAGTTCGAAGAAGCGTTGGTCATAAAAGCAGAAGTTATATGTTTTTTGTGTTGTCATTGTTTTTCTTGACATTTATTTTCTACAAACAATCTTAGCTCTTTAGAAGGGATTGTTTTATTTTTTTTACAAAGAGCAAAGAACTTTTTTCCGAGTTTGGGCTCAACTCTAAATTTTATATAAACACTTTTTGTTATTTCCTTTTTATGTCTTCCCATTGAGATTATAATTATTTCTGTGTCCTTAAATATAAATATACAATAAAAATTTAAAAATCACAATATTAAAAAATATTTTTGTTATATTAAAAATTTTTCATATTTTTGTCATATTAAAGCAATTCCTCCAACGAATGAATTCGTTGGCTTCCTTGCTTAAAAAATTGTGAAAAACATATTAGATGAATGATTTCGAAAAACACTATATGAATTTTCCATATTGTTGCTATCCTAAAGAATTATATTATAGAACTGTTTTAATCGAAAAGTTCAAAAAAGATAGGAATAATACAATAATGAGCTGTTGTGTCATTAATGGAGTGTCTGTTTTTAAAGACCCTACACAAAAAGAAAATGAATTTAGAATTGGAACGAATGGTATGGCAAATAATTATCTTGTTTCTGGTAATGATACAATATCAATAAAAACAGATAGCTCATTAATCCAGAAGTTAACAAATGCTATAGAAACTTATAAAAATCCAGAAATAGTAAAATGAATGAGTTTAAAATTATAAAATTTCCAATAACAAGAATAGTTTTAGTTGAAAAAAGAATTAAAACTGTAAATCAAATGAAACAATTTTTAAAACAAGAATTTAGTGAGTGTTCTTTTTATAGATATTGCAAAGATGAACAAATTATTTTTTATACAAAAAATAATTTCACATTATTAGAAATTAAAATTGATGGTGTTTGTGCTTTTTTAAATGCTGATTACACAAAAAATTATGAAATAATTAAACATGATTTAATTATGAGACAAGAAATTAGGGATTTTATTTTTAAAGATTTGTTTAGATTCGAAAATTACTCAGAGTGTTTTATTGACTTTTATGGATGTTCTGGATATGCATTTGTGGTTAGTAATAGTCTTGAAATTTCATGAAAAAACTAAAAAGATTATATATTCCTCAATGTGACAATGATTTAAATGTTAGAGTCTTGTTGTTTGAAAAATATAAACCAAAATTATATGGACTAAATTTTTGTTGTTGGATAAATGATGTTCCTGTTTATACAGATAGTACATCTGGAAAATTAGGTGTTTTTTCTGGAAGTCAAGGCGATTTGTCTGGGGATAGAATTAGAAAAAGTATAACATTTCTTATAGTTGGATTTGAACCGGAGGAAATATTAACAGATAGTACCATAATGCAAACTGTTTCTAAGTTGATAGTAGATGTGTAAATAACATTAGTTTTCTGCGTATTTCCAAATGAAACCTCCGGCTGTTTTATATTTCGGTTTTCCTGAACAAACTTTTGGAATTGCAGTACGACTAGCTTTCGTGTTTTTTGAAGCTTCTGAAATTGAGTTCCAAATGTTTAATATTATACCATCTTTTGTTAGTTGAATTACTTTTTTACTTTTCTGTTTTGCTTTATTTTTTGCATATTCTACTGTTTCTAAATCTAAATTTTTTATTTCTTCTCCTGATTTGTAATATTTCCAAATAAATCCTCCGGCTGTTTTACTTACTTTTTTACCACATGTTCTATTTGCACAAACATCACTTATTTGATTTGAGCCTATATTTAATGTATTAACTATTTCCACTATTGAATTCCATGTTTTAATAAATATTCCTTCAATTGAAAATTGATTAATTTTTTTCCAAGTAGATGGGTCGGATGATTTTTCTAAATTAACAGAAATATCTCCATCTGTAAAGTATTTCCAAATAAAACCGCCAGCTATTTTTGCATTTCTGTAATTAGAACAAACAGAAACAATAGAACTAGTTGCTATTCCTAATGAAATAGAAGCTTCTGTTAATGAATTCCATGTTTTAATAACCTCTCCATTTTTTGAAATTTGGTTTACTTTTCTTTTTACTGGTGACTTATTTGTTTTGTTTTTTGTAAATTCTACATTTTTGTATTTCCACATGAATCCACCAGCAGTTTTATGATTGATTTCATCAGAGCAAACTCTACTTATTGAACTTCTGTCTATTTTTATTGTTTTAGATGCTTCCTCTATTGATTCCCACTCTTTAATAAAATTCCCTTCTTTAGAAAGTTGAATAACCGCACACACATAGCGAAGGTTTTCTGTTAATTTTAATATTAATTCATCATCTAATTTATTTGGAATTATACCATTTTCAAATTCTTCTTTGTAAAACCAAAAACATCCGTTTGATGTTTTTGTAAATTTAGTTAAACATTCATATATTCCTCTTTTATCAAAAAAAGCTTCAGCGTAACAAACATCACTCCACTCTTTAGAGAAACTTCCGTCAATATCAAATTGCACAATTTCCTTATGTCTGTTTTTATTTTTAGAAATTGCTCCCCTTTCTAAATTTATTAGTTAATGGGCCTGTTTTGTTGTTTATTTTACCTATAGCATCAATATATTTTGTTTCTGTTTTTAAGGCATTTTTTTCTGATAAATTAGAATTTAAAATTGAAATTAATGGTTTTGTGTTTTCTTTTTTCATCTCTTGTATGATTGCGTACTTTTCTTTGTTCTCATCACAACAATCGCACATGTGTTCAGAAACTCTTCTCCCACAACCTTTTCCGACATAAAATGGTTCATAATCAAATGAATATTCTCTATAGATATATTTTCCTGGCTTTCTTGGGTCAAGATATATATAAACATAAAATATATTTTCTTCTTTATATTTTTCTATTAAAACCTTATTTTCCATTTTCTAATACCTCCCTTAAAACTTCTGATATTTTAACTATTCTTTTTTCTTTTTGACCTCTTTTGAGAGCTTTCTCTACATATGTTTGGTATGTATCACTTGTTAATCTTAACGTTATGTGTTTATCTTTCATTTTTATGTGTTTAAGTGTTTGTGTGTTACAAATATAAATAGTCAATAAAAAATGTAAATCGTTAAAATTAAATCGTATATTTGTCGAGTAACAAATAATCATAAAATTCGTTTAAGTAAATAAAATAAATAAAAAATACATATGTCAAAAAATCATCTGGCGCATTTATCAGATTTTCATGTGCGCTACAACAGCCGTCAAGAAGAATATAAAATTGTTTTAAATAGAACAATTGATGATTTAAAATCAATTAAACCAAGAAGAATTGTTCTGGCTGGTGATTTATTTCATACAAAAATAAATATGTCTCCAACTTCAGTGTCAATTGTTGGAGATTTTTTAAGTAGACTTAGTGAAATTTCTCCGACTGATATTTTAATAGGTAATCACGATTGTTCCCTAACTTCATTATCACAAGGAGATAGTATAACGCCAATTATTGAACTTTTGCCCAATGGTTATATTATAACAAAAGAAAATCCAGAATTACCAATTCCAAAAAACCACGCTCATGGAATTTATTACTTTAAGGAATCTGGATTTTATAATGTTGATGATGAGATTATCTATGGCGTGTATTCTATGTTAGACAATGAAATTTTATCATTAACCAAAAAAGAAAAAGGTAAAAAATATATAGCTTTATATCATGGTCCAGTTTTTGGTGCCCAGATGGATAATGGGTATGAAGCTGCTGGTGACTCATTAATTAAACCATCAGTTTTTAATGGGTTTTCGGCTGCGCTACTTGGCGATTTTCATACTTTTCAGGTCATTCAAGAATATGATGAAGAGAAGCAAAAACCAGCTATAATTTTTCCAGGCAGCTTAATTCAACAGAATTTTGGAGAATCCATAGACAAAGGTTATGTGTTGTGGGATTTGGATAATTTTTCACACGAACGTCGCTTCATATTAAACGATTACGGTTACTGCAGGCTTAATATATATAAAGGTGAAATTTGGGAAGACAGGATTCAAGATTTAAAATTCTCTTTAAACAAAAAGAAAACAAAAATTGAAATTATCATTCATGATGATAAAGAAAACTACTCAGTAGAAAAACTTAGCCAGATTGAAAAGTACATAAAAGATCGTCACGGTTGTGAATCCGTTAGCGCAGACTTTCAATCAATAGATAGAGAAATTGGAGACAGCACAGAATTAAACGAAGAAGAAATTGATGTTAACAACACAGAAAGTGCTGAAAAGCTATTAACAGAATACTTAACACAGAACAATTATGATAACACAGAAGATGTTATTGAACTAAGTCGTGAGATTGATAATAAATTAAGCATAAAGCAAAATCCTACTCATGGAATGCGAATAGATTTTAACAGCATGGAAGTGAGTAATTTATTATCTTTCCCTGTAGCCCCGGTATTTTTTGATTTTGATAGACTGAGTGGGCTCACGGGGGTGCTCGGTCCTAATTATAATGGGAAATCCAATGTAATGAAAGTTTTTTGTTTTATTTTGTATGGAAAAATGCCGGGGGATTTTGAAAATTCAAAACTGATTAATTTATACACCAACGTAACAAAAGGATGGGGTAAAATCCACTTTACAATCGCAGGAGTTAAATATTATGCTCATAGAGGAGTTACTGTTAAGAGGAAAAAAGATGGAACTCCAGATGTAAGCTATCAAATTGAATATAAAAAACAAATACACTTTATAAATGAACTTACGAATGAAAGTGAATTAAAGTGGGTTGATGTAGAATCAGAAAAAGCTGCAACTGAAAAAGGGGAAAAGAAAAAACTTATTACTGATTACATAGGAACATATGAAGACTTTATGGTTTGTGCTATGCAAACAAACGATCAAAATTATTTAAGTTTGGCTCAACAACCGAAGAATGACCTTATTAATAAATTTTTAGGATTAGAAGTGTATCGCGATAAATATGATCTTGGAAATGATATTTTTAAAACTATTAAAGCTCGCCAAAAAGTATTGGGAGACCCAGCTGAACTCGAAACTCAAATAAATGATTTTAAGACAAAATTATTATTGGAAAAAGATTCATTAGAAAAACATCAGAAAGAGAAGGGTGAAAACAATAAGAAAATTGATGAATTTAATGATGATATTAATAAATTAACTGAGAAACTTCATAAAATTGAAGTTCCTGCAGAAACAAATGTTGAAAACATAGAAGTGAGTATTGCTTCATTAAAGACTGATATTGGAAATGGAATTATAATATCTAAAGAAAAAGAATCATGGTTAAAAGATAATTTTAAAAAGGATTTGAGTGAAGAATTAAAATCCTTGGACATAAGTTCCATAAAAGAAACAAATGTCGAAGTATTAAAATCTAATATCGAAAAGGCTAAAGTTACTATTGAAGAATATGGAATTAAGATAAAAGAAAAAGAAGAATGGTTAGGATTAAACTTTAAAAAAGATTTAAGTGACGAATTAAAAGATTTGGATATAAGCTCTATAAAAGAGAAAAATGTTGATGTGTTGAAATCTAACATTGAAAAAGTCAAAATTTCTATTGAAATTGCGAAATCCAAATCCAAAACCATAGAAGAGTGGTTAGAAAAAAACTTTAAAAAAGAGATTAGCGAAAATTTAAAAAATCTTGATAAAGTCAAAGTGGAAAAGGAATTAAATCTGGAAAAATCCACCTTTGATTCTGAAAAGAAAGAATATGTAGCAATTGAAAACTGGCTTAAAGAAAATGAAGTTAGAGTAGTTGTAAAACAGGAACCTGTTGAAGATAAGATTGCTAACTGTAAATTTGCTCTTTCTGGTTTGTCAGAAAAGTTAAAAATAGCTAAGGGAGAAAAATGTCCGACGTGTAACCACGTTAGTCATGAGGCAAATCCGGAAGCAGAAAAGAAATGCATTAATGATATTGAAAGAGGAAATAAAACTTTAAAAGAACTGCAGGATGAGCTTGCTAAAATTAAAACTGATAATGAACACAATGCGAAGCATGAGAAAGAAACAAATAAGCTTAGTTCATTAAAGATAAGTCTTCAGGCAAGGCAAAAAAACATGCTTTCTTTAAAAAGTGACCTTGAACTTTCTTCTCAAAAAGATGAATTTGTAATTCATAATAAAAAAATTGATGATGAAGCAACTGCAGTTAAGGAAATCAAAACCTTGATTCTTTTAAAAGAAGAAGAAATTGCTAAATTGAGTGGTTATATTGATTCTATTGAAAAGCATGCTAAAAAAGAGGATATACTTAAACACAATAAAGGTATTGATGATGAGATTTCTTCTGTTAAGGAATTTAAAAATTCAATAACATCAAAAGAGGAAGAAATTGTTCAATTGACTAATAATATTGATTCTATTGAGAAGTATTCAAAAAAGAAAGAGATTGTTTTGCATAACCAAAAAGTTGATGATGAAACTTTATCTTTAACTAATGCTAAAAATTCAATAACGGAAAAAGAGAAAGAAATTGTTATATTGGAAGAGCAAATTAAGACTCTTGAAAAAAATAAAACTCTTGTTCTTGAAAATACAGCAACAAATGAATTAATTAAAAACAAAAAGGAAGAAATCAATGTTTACAAAGTTATGAACTTACAAGTTGATACAAAAATAAAAGAAAGTTCTGGAAACATAGGTGCTGGAGATAATAATATTGAAAATTTAAGTGAAAAACTTGAGTCTATTAGAGATACAGACAGAGTTTATAAAAAATATTCTGTTTACCTTCAAGCTGTTGGTCGCGATGGAATACCGGCAATGATTATCAAAAAGAAATTGCCGATAATAAACCATAAAATAAACTCTCTTCTTAAAAGTATGGTTGCATTTAAAGTAGAAATGACTATAAATATAAAAGGGGATGTTAAGGAAATTTTTTATTTCAGCGACAATAAAATGGATTCATTACCAATTGGAAGTGGTTCTGGTTCTATTAAGTTTATAACAAGTACGGCAATAAGCGATTCATTACATTTTGTAAGCTCTCTTATAAAGCCAAGTTTGAAGGTGATAGATGAGGGTTTTGATACATTATCTTCTAAGAAACTCGAAGAATTGGGAGGAATGTTTAATTATTTGAGAACAAAATATAAAAACATATTCATTGTAACTCACAAGAGTGAAGTAAGGGATTATGTTGACAACATCATAGAAGTAGAAAAAACCAAAGATGGAATTACTGACCCGGAAGTTTTAGCAAATCCGGAAGCTGGTATATCAAAATTCGTTTATTCTTAATTTCTTCATTATGGATAAAGATATTTTAATAGAAATTTTTAAAAATAAAGCATGTAGTAATGTAGATTCTATTCCTAAAGATTATTGCCGTGGATATGGATTCGATTTTTGGTATAATTCTGATTTAGTTGATATACGTATTTTTCAAGAAGAAAATAAGTATCATATCCAATACGAGAGTATATCATTTAAAATTACAAAATCTGAATATGTTGAACTTTTTTTATTATATGACATAAAAAAGAAATGTGTGGATAAAATAATTGAAGAAGAAAAAAGACAAACTCATATTAAAAACAGCAATTCTTTAACGGAAATATATCAACAAATTATTTGCCAAAAAAGAAAAGTATTAATTGAAAAAAATATAACAAATGAAAATTAAAGATTTAGCAGAAAAATTGGATTATTGGATTATTCCAAAGAAACATCAAGAAAGTTATGATAATTGCGGTTTAATAGTCGGCTCTGGAGAAAAAACAATAACAGGAATATTAACGACTTTAGATGTCACAGAAGAAGTTGTTTTGGAAGCTGAAAAATTGGGCTGTAATTTAATTATTTCGCATCATCCAATTATTTTTTTCGCAATAAAAAGCATGGTTGATAATAACTCTAATCAAAAAACGATTATGTTGGCAATTTCTAAAGGTATTTCAATTTATGCTGCTCACACGTCATTGGATAATAGATTTACCGGAGGTATAAATGAAACGCTTGCACAAAAAATTGGATTACAAAACATAACTCCATTTAAAAAATTAAAAACAGAACTTCCTGGTTGGTCTGATGATATAATTATGGGAAGTGGCGCCATAGGTTATTTATCAGAACCAAAACCTGTCATAGATTTTCTTTATGATTTAAGAAAGACAATAGATATAAGTTGCCCTATAAAATATAGTTTCATTAAAAAAAATATCCAAATATCAAAATTGCTTTGTGTTCAGGCGCTGGATTATTTATGGCAGAAGAAGCTAAGAAGTTGGGTGCCGAATTGTTTATTACTTCTGACATTACGTATCATGGTTTCTTTGATGAAAAAGATATAATTTTAGCAGACATTGGACATTATGATTCTGAAAAGCATGCACCGGAAGTTATTTCTAATATCCTTCAAAATTTAGATATTAAGAATGTCTATATATCGAAAGTTAATATGAATCCAGTATCTAGTATTGGTTAATGAAAGTTGAATTATTCATAACAAGAAAAGTTCTGTTTGAAAAACACTCAATTAAAAATGATGTGGAGGGTTTTATAATATCTTATCTTGAGGATTGTGAAGTTGAATTTATTAAATTAAAAAAAATTATTTTATATAAAAGAAATAGCTTAATTTTGTTTAGGCACGATATTGAAATTGGATATTTTTATATTAACTATTATTTAATATGGTCTCACATTTTGTTTTTATTAAATACAAAAGGAATACAGAATGTCGATTTCATTGATGAAATAATTAAAATGAATCTAATGATAACATTTTTTGAAGTTAGGGGATTGATAGGAATTGACGTTGGAATTTGTTAAATTAATTATGGAAGAAGAGTTGTCTATAAAAGAAGTAGAAAGAACCGGTGAACAATTAGCGTTCATACAATCTCCAATTAAAGGTGTTGAAGCTAAATCGATAATACTCTCCGCAGTTGCGGGATCAGGAAAAACCAGTTGCGCCGTTGCTCGTTTGAAGTTTTTGCTTGAAAATGGCGTTGACCCTTCTAAAATAATTTTCTTTTCATTTACCGTTGCTGCTGTGGAAGAATTGAAAAGCAGAGTCCAAAACGAAAAAATAAAAATAACTACTATTCACGCATTTTGTGTTCATTTATTGTCAAGAATGAAGAAAATGAAAACCATTTCTACATTTTATGATTTTATAGATTGGTTCAAAGAATATCATAAACCAAAAGAAAATTCACAACAAAGTGATATTGAAATTTTTTATGCTGATGTTGAGAAACTCTATGATACTGCAGAGTATTTAAGTTCTCAAATTTCTGCATTTAAACTTCAAATTGCTGACAATATAAAATGTAAGGAACCAGATTATTTAACCGCTTATCAAGATTATCAAAAACAGACAAAATCGATGGATTTTTCTGATATGCTTATTTTGGTTAGAGAGTCGTTAAAAGAGGATAAGTGGTTAAGAATGTTTAGGAATCAGTATGACTTTATAATGATTGATGAGTATCAAGATAATAGCTCTATAATGATGTCTATTTTATTGAGTTTAAATGCTAAGTATTATTATTTAATGGGCGATAGATCACAAGCTATTTTCGGCTATTCTAATGCTAATTGTGACGCTGTGGAAGCTATGCTAAGGAGAAGAAGGCAAACTGTAGATATGCATTTGTCTATAAATTTTAGAAGTGCAACATCAATTGTCGAAAATTCAAACAAACATTCTAATTTACAGGCAATACCATTTCATAAGGAAAAAGGAAATGTCCACAGAAAACTTATAACATTTGAACATCTGGTTGAAATATTAAAAGAAAATCCATATGTAGCTGTGTTGGTTAGAACGAATGCCGTTATTCGGGAAATTGAAAAAAGATTATTGATATTAAAAATTCCTATTCGTTATGAGAATTATCTAAAATCAGCCGAATTAGAAGATATTACAAAAGGAGAAGAAAGAGTGAGTACTAAAAACAAAATGAGAGAACTTTTACCACATTTTGGAACTATAGATGCTGTGATAGAATTTATAAATTCAAATAAAAATAAACAGTCTCACCTCCGAAGTGTGCATCGCAGTAAAGGTCTAGAATACCCATCTTGCGTAGTTGTAAATTCGATCTCTCCAGATATTCTTAAAGAAAACAATATTACACTATCAAAAGAACGTGTGGCTCTTATTTCTTATGACCCAGAAGAATGTGAGGATTTGGAGCCAAAAAACGTTCATTATGTGGCAGTGACAAGATCAAAAAATTCTCTTTTTTTCATGTTAATTGATAATTAATAAAAATGGCAGGAGAACACAAAATAAGCTGGCATTATAAAATATATTTTTTTATAATTTCCTTTTTGATTCAATTATATTGTTTGCTGTTATATTTTTTTATAAACCATAGAATTTTTTCTGTTAAAATTAGAATAAAAATTACTGAATTTATTGCTCAAAAAATCGATAATCAAATTGATTTTGTGCAAAGAAGAAAATTTTGGAACGGTGCACAAAAAGTTCATTATACTTTTTTTATTGATTATATTTTGGAAAAAAATAAACTTTCACTCAATATTAGTTATGAAGATAGTGATGCTGTAAAGTTGGAGCGATACTTAAAACACGTTTTGCTCGCATATAAAAATTATCTATTGATTGATAAACACGAATTTACATCAAGCGTTTTAATTGAAAAAATAAGCAACAAATAATACAAAAATCCGTTTAATAAAGAAAAATACATATTATGGAAATTAAACTTAGTTACGAAGAAGTGAAAACCAATCATTCAGATTTGATTGGTGTTCTTGTTGGAAAAATGCAAACATCAAAATTAAAGGATAAGAGTAAATCAGAAAGAGAATATGATTTTTATTATTCTTATGGAGTTGCAGTAAGGGGTATGAATTTTGGTGAAATGGTTAATCAAATACATAACAGAGATTTTAAAACAGAACAGGAAAAAAGTTCTTCTGAAATTATAAATGAAAAACTTAATTCAGTTATAGGGTTGAGCTTAACAATTTCTTCCGGACGAACAAAACGTTACATTGCTTTAAGTGAAAAACCAAGGCTCTTTGTTGATAAATTCTCTGAAATTTATATAGAAAGCATTAAGGAAATTAAAAAAGAAGAGGAACGTTTATCAAAACTTACTCCAGACGAAAAAGATAGAGAAATACAGGAAAGCATTAATGAGCTTTCGGAAATGGGTGGTTTTCTTGCTCTTAATGTAGGAAATAATGGTGTAAAACAAATACTTCCGCAGGAAATAGACTATGACGTAGATGACATTTTGGATAAGATAGGAAGAGTCGGAGTTGATGGTCTTACTGAAGGAGAAAGAAAATTCCTTAAACAACATTCAAAATAAAAACGTAAAAAATGGCAATCAAATCACTTTTAGAATTAGATTATTACAAAAAAACAATGCAACAATTTGCTTGGAAGAAATTTCCAAATGAACATGTTAAATATGCTTTTAAAAATCGTACAAAAAACGTAACTCTCGGTCATTTAAAATACCAGTTAATTCAAGAAATTGATAGAATTAAAAAAATAGAGCTGTCTGATATTGAAATTTTATTTTTGAAAATACAAACTATATTTTCTGATGATTACTTGCAATTCTTAAAAAGAGTAAAGTTGCCGGACGTGAATATAGACGTAGATAAAAATAATGAGCTCATTATTGAAACAGAAGGATTGTGGTCAGAAGCTATTGATTGGGAAACCATTATACTTAGTACAGTAAATGAATTATATTATAAAACTGATAAGGATTCTGAAAAAAATGCCTGGAAAATAGGAGAAGAAAGATTACTAAACAAAATACAATTACTTAAACAACATCCCGATTTACGTTTTGTTGACTTTGGTACCAGAAGGGCGTATTCTACAGAGTGGCATAAGCGTGTTGTTGAAATATTGTTAAATGAAATTCCAACTCAGTTATACGGCACATCAAATGTTTATTTAGCAAACTTGTTTGGAGTAAAAAACATAGGTACAAGCGCACATGAGTGCCCGATGATACTTTCAAGACTCTTTGGAAATACTGATGACAACATAAGAGACTCTCAAAATAAATTTTATGATATGTGGTATGAAATGTATGGAGAAAATTTATCAATATGTCTTCCTGACACATTTGGAAGCGATTATACATTTTCTACATTTGGAAAAGAAAGATTTGAGAAATGGAAAGGTTTTAGACAAGACTCTGGAGATCCAACAGAATCTGCATTGAAACAATTGAAAAAATACGAAGACTTTAACATTGATGCGACAAATAAATTATTCATGCCGAGCGATGGATTGACTGTTGAAAAAATGATTGATTTGCATACTAAATTTAAATCAAAAATTCTGGTATTGCCTGCTATTGGTACTTCTCTTACAAATGATGTTGGAGCGTCTCCTATAAGCATTGTAATGAAGGCTGTTGAGGTAAATCATATGGGATTAGTAAAAATGAGCGATAATACAGGTAAGTTTACCGGTAAAACAGAAGACATTGAGAGATTTAAGAAAATATTCAATTATGAGAATACGAGTTCTCAAGAAATAATATTTTAAATGACGCCTCCAATTATAAATCTTGATGAGCTAAAAGCGAAAATGTGCCAAGTTAACCCTGCTGATTTTATGTCTGGTACATTAATATCAGAAATTTTTAAAACATCTACTGATTTTAAAATAAAATTACTAAATACAAAAGATAGTATAAATGGCAGAGAAACAGCAGGTGATAAAATTATAAAGTTAACATTTATATGGAATGGGCATCCTTATGAACGAATTGATGGAAGTCAAATTTGGTTTATGGATGTTGAAGAATATTTTAGAATGAATACCAGATTTGTCATAGTTGAGAAAAAACAAAAATTAGAATGAAAAAAGAAGTTATTGAAACGATGAAACAATATAGTTTTATCAAGGATTAATTATATAAAGAATTTTATATAACCAGTGAGGAAGATTGTGGTACATTTGGTGTCCAAACAGATACTGAAAATGAAGGATTTGAAAGAGCTGTTTTTAATAAATTTAAATCTATTGGTGTTATGGGAGAAAACGGACCAATGAATCACATAGGAGAACGAGCATCTTTTAGAATATATTATCATAATAATGGTCTCGTAGAACTGTTGTTCGAAAATAACGGTTACGTTGATGAAGTTAAAGATTTCAAACATTTGATGTATTTGCTTGACCCTAAAAATTTAGATTTACAAACAAAATGAAAATGATAACAGGAAACGATTTAATACAAATGGGATTTGAACGTGGAAAATGGTTTGGAATAGCCATTGAACACATTAATACAAATGATTTGTCCGGAGATGCTATGATGTCGTATATTGATACCGTAAAGCCTCCACCACCACTTCCGGTTATTTCTTTACATGCTGAACCTGTTAAGTATTTTTTAAATATAACAGCAGAAACAGAATTGGAAAAAGAGAACGTGAAAAAGGTTTGCGAAAGTATGGATATATTAATGAGAACTCCTGTTGTTGTGGGCGGTTGTGTTATGCCAGATGCTTGCCCGACAGGTGTTGGACATATTCCGGTAGGAGGAATTGCAATTGTTAAAAACGCAGTAGTTCCTAATTTCCACTCTGCAGACATTTGTTGTTCTCTTATGCTTACGAACATTGGTAAAGTTGATCCGAAATTAGTTTTGGATACTGCCATGAAATTTGCACATTTTGGAGCCGGAGGACGTCCTCGCGAAACTCAATTTAGATTACCACAAGAAATTTTGACAGAGATTGAATTAAATCCATTTTTGAACTCAGAACATAGTATCAGTATAGCAAGAAGCCATCTGGGAACGAGCGGGGACGGGAATCACTTCATTTTTTGTGGCGTTTCTAAGAAAACGGGTGATACAATTATAGTTTCACATTATGGTTCCAGGGGTTTTGGCGCAGCTTTGTATAAAACAGGAATGAAAGTGGCTGAAAATTTCAGAAAGAAATTATCCCCAGAAACGCCATCTATGAATGCCTGGATTCCATTTGATACAACAGAAGGCGAGAATTATTGGAATGCATTACAAACCGTTCGTAAGTGGACAAAACAAAATCATATTTGTATTCATAACAAAATAGCTGAAGGTTTAAATACTGAAATCAAAGACAGATTTTGGAATGAACATAATTTCGTATTTAAAGATGGCGATTTGTTTTATCATGCTAAAGGTGCAACACCTATGAATTCTAAATTTATGCCTGATATTACCGGACCAAGAATTATTCCTTTGAATATGAGTCAACCAATTTTAATTGTTGAAGGCGGTAATAATGAACATGGTTTAGGTTTCGCTCCACACGGAGCCGGAAGAAATCTAAGTAGGACCCAACACAAAAAAGAAAAAGGTGATAAATCTATACAAGATATTTTCACAGAAGAAACTCAAGGGATTGATGCAAGATTTTTCTCTGGCAAAATTGATATTTCTGAATTGCCAAGTGCGTATAAAAATGCTGAAGAAGTGAAGAAACAAATTATAGAATTTGATCTTGCTACAATTATTGATGAAATAACTCCAGTAGGATGTATTATGGCTGGCCACATAGAAAATAATTGGAGAAAAAAGAAAAAATAATATGCTATTCCTTAAAAACAAAAGAGACAGACATGTTCTTTTCGAAAAGAAAGGATGGCACTCAGTTGAAATGAAATTAATTTATTTAGGAAAGTATATTAATACTTGCAAGGAACAGAATATTGAAAGTGAAGACGAATTTGGATTTGATGTGACAATAATATACAAAGAAACAAGCTGGATAAGCAGAGCATCTAAAATTAAAATATATAATGAAAAACTTTTCAATTGCACTCAAGTACATTATGGGTATACGGAAATTGGAACAGTTGATTTAATAACTAAAATAGCATTTGAAAGCGATATACATAGCACTGGATTTAATAGAGAAATAAGTGATATTGAAAGTGTTAAAATAACATTATCAAATGAAATGCATGCTGATTACCATAGAATATGAATCTTATTAAAACAAATACTGCAACCAGATTAGTTTTGTTTGAAAAAACTCAACCTGATGAAAGGATGAAATTTTATAATTCAATAATAGAATCACAAGAAGATGGTCTATTAAATAATTATGCTATTGAAAGTTTGATTAAAATGACTATTAGTGAGGTTTGTAAAAAAAGAAATCTTATTGGCGGTTTTATAAATAAAGATACTTTTGGTAATTTAATTCATTCTGCTCTCGAATTTTCAATGAAACATTTCAATAAATATAGGGATGACAAAAACCCAGAAAAATGTTATAAATATTTTTTAACCTTAATTAATCATAATATAAATGCTAACCTTCAGTAATAAACCAATATTAGGAATGGTTCACCTTGCCGGTGATAATCCACACGAAAGAGCTTTAGAAGAAGCTGAAATGATGTTAAGCGAAGGAGTGGATGGTATCATCGTTGAAAACTATCATGGAAGTGTCGAGGATGTAAGACGTACATTGCTTCACCTGAAAGATTGTGGTGGAATATTAGGATTAAATATATTACCAAATGAATTTGAATTAGCTTTCGAATTAGCACAAGAATTTAATGCCAGTTTCATTCAATTAGATTATGTTGCCGGTAAATATAACCGAGCGTCAACATTTGATATAGAAAGGTTTCTTAAAATAAAAGCAAGTCATTCTTCTGATATTAAAGTTCTTGGAGGGATTCATCCTAAATATTACGAGCCAGTAAAAGGTTCTATTTTAAAAGATGATATTGAGGAAGGTATGACATTGGCAAGTGCAATAGTCGTTACCGGCTCCGGTACCGGTTCAGAAACTCCAATGCAGAAAATAAAGGAATTTAGAAACATTATGGGTGAATATCCGTTAATAATAGGAGCTGGTTTAAATCCTTCAAATGTAGTTGAACAATTATCAATTGCAGATGGTGGTATCGTAGGCAGTTGTTTTAAGCCCTATGGCAGAACACAAGAAAAAATTGAAAGAAGTCTTGTTAAAGAATTTATGGATGAAGTTAAAAAAATAAGATAAATATGACACGTATTAATTGTGGGATTTTGCCTATTGAACTAACAAATAAGCATTTAATTGCTGAACATAGAGAAATTAAAAGAATTCCTAATTGTGTTTCAAAAGGTAGATTTAATTTGAAAAATCAACCTGAAAAATTCACATTAGGCACTGGACATGTAAAGTTTTTTTATGATAAACTTGGTTATTTAAAAAAACGTTATGAGGAGCTTTATGTTGAATGCTTAAAACGTAATATTAATGTGCAATATTATGGTAATTCTTGGAATGATGTTCCTAAAGAAATGATGAATGATTATTGTCCAACAGATTCTGATAGAAAATTGATTAGACAACGAATTTTAGAAAAATTAACTAATAAAAAATTAGATAATGGCACTTTTTGATATACGACCTGATACGCAATATGATGCTACGATGAAACGATGGAAAGACGCAGAGGATAATTTATCAATAGGAGATACGGTATTATATAATACTATCTGGAGTTATAGACTTTATGGTAACAAAGGAATAATAACTGGAACAATAAAATCATTTTTAAATTGGCATACTGTAGAGGTTGTTACAGAAGATGGTCATAAATGGGGTGTCAATGTTGACCTTGTTGATAAAATAGAAAAAAAATAATATTATGAGCTGGTTTCAATTAGGTAACATAAACACGAAAGAGCGTAAAAAGATTAAAGGAATCTGGCTAAGAAAACGACCAGGATGTAATCTTGATGTTGAAGAAGCTATTAAAAAAGCAAAAATCTGAGGTTCACTGAGGTTGTGTGGAAAATTGAAATAGTTGAACTTAGAAAAAATAATCAGGTTTTATTGGAGGTTTGGGCTCAAAGTGCTTTTGATTCTATAGCTGGAAAGGAAAGACATAATGTTTTTCATATACTGATTAATCAAAACCCAGAATGGATTTGTGAAGGTGATTTAGGAAAAGGATATAAAATGTAAAAAATGACAGAACCCGATGATGAAAATAAGAGTTTAAATGAAGCTAATAAGATTTTTAAGAGCATGCCTAGTGTGTCTAATAAAACAAACAACGTATACTGTAGAAAAGTTTTAATTGAAAAATGTCGTAGAGGAAGAGAAATGTCTGAAAAGTTTTTAAGAAGAACGGACGTTTTTTATCCAGACATTCACAATACGCTTGATAGAAAAGAAACTCAAATTGAACATGAATTAGTTTCAATATTTGAGAAATTACAAATACAAGCTTCAACAAAAACAGATAAACGCTCACTACCATATAACAATGTTATAGTTTCTCGTTTAATGCTTGAGACAGATGTTTCTGCTATGTTTGATTCAAAAAGAATATACAGAAAAATAATATCAGAATTACTTACTAAAGACATATACAGAATAAGATTTTATATTCACATAGAAACTTACGAAGACAATTCAAATATGATGGCAAAAATACTTGGAATGTGTGGTTTAAAGTATTGTTTTAGATATTATGTTCCTTAAAAAAATAACAAATGAAAAATAAAATTAGAATACCTCGCAAATTAAAGAAACAATTTCATTTTGAATTTAAATGCAAAGTATCATGTTTTTTAAATGACATTCGTGAGCCAATTAGTAAGCATGGTAAATACGTATTTTTTGTTGGCTCATGCGAAATTCCTAAACCTAAACAAAATTATGCATAAATGATAAATTTTTTCTATCTTTGCAAAACAATGGACGAAATTTTCGAATTTAATTCTGATTCAACTCATGGCAATATTAAATTTAAAAAAATTACAACTACATCTCCAGAAACATGGCAAATGTATAATCCGGATTTTAAAAAATGGGTCAAAGTTGAATACAGTACTGCTTTAAGTTATTTTAATCTTTTGATACAAAAAAGACAAGTTTTAATTGAAAAAAAAGGAAATGGCACCAAAAAATAAAGTTAATCTCGAAATAGAAAGAAGATTTTTATTAAAAAACGTTCCAACTTTTGGAAAGAAAAGAAATTTTGAAATTTTTGACATATTTCAATTTTATTTTGATGTTAAAGGCAAACGTACCAGATTTAGAAGACTAACAGATATAAAAAATAAGGATACTTATTTTTCTACAAAGAAGAAATTCATTTCTAAAGGCACATATGAAGAAATAGAAATTGAAATCCCAGAAAAAACATTTTGGAAAAGATTCAGAGAAACAAAAAACAGAAAAGGAATAAATAAAACAAGATTTGTTTATAAATATAAGGGTCTTAAATTTGAAATAGACAGATTTAAGAATATGCATCTTGTAGTTATGGAAATTGAGCTTAAAAATATAAATCAAAAAATAAACTTCCCAGATTTCATTAAAGAAGAAATAATCTTAGAAGTCACTGAGCTTAGAGAATTGGGTAATTATAGTTTGTCTGGGAAGTGTTAGTTTGTTAGAAAAATCAGAAAAAATAAAAATTGAAAATGCTTAATAAAAATCCAAAATGGTTTTTTGTAGATTTGTTCGCAGGAGCAGGAGGTACCACGTCCGGCATTCACATGACTGATGATATTGCAGAAGTGGTTTATTGTATAAATCATGATAAAAATGCGATAGCTTCTCATTATGCTAATTATCCAGATTGCGTTCATACAACAGAAGATATTAGAACTGCAGCTTTACAACCTATTGTTGATTTAGTAAAAAAACTAAGAAAAGAAAACCTTGGATGTAAAATTTGTTTATGGGCATCGTTGGAGTGCACTAATTTTACAAAAGCCAAAGGATGGTTAAGTAAAAACGCTGATAGCAGAACTTTGGCTGAGCATTTATTCAGATATTTTGCAATAGATTTTGATATGATTTGGATTGAAAATGTAAGAGAATTTTTGCATTGGGGACCGGTTCGTATTAAATCTAAAGAACATAAAGACTATAGCGAATTATTATTGAAACCAAAAACAAAAAAGAATCCAGAAGATGCTTATTGGTTTGTTCCGGATAAAAGATTTTTAAGTGTTGATTACAATAATTGGGTAAATAACATTAAGTCATATGGCTATGATTATGATTATAAAATTTTAAATGCTGCAGATTATGGATGTGAAACTTTTAGAAAAAGACTTTTTATTCAATTCGTGAAATCCGGCACAAAAATTTCATGGCCGTCTCCAACGCATGATAAATTACAAAAAAGTGGTTTAAAAAAATGGGAATCAGTAAGACCTTTATTAAATTTAAGTGAATTTGGTGGAAGTATTTTTGAAAGAAAAAAAGAACTATCTTTAAAATCTATCGAAAGAATTTATAAAGGAATTGTTAAATTTGGAACCAAAAAAGATTCACAGTTTATGTTGTCGGAATATTCCAGTAGTCATAGTAATTCATTAAAATCTCCAAGTCCAGCTTTAACAGCTAATCCAAAACAAAAAATCGTAACTGTTAAATTTGATAATGAACATTTTATAATGAATACTAATTTTAATAATGTTGGAAGTTCTATAGATGATGTAGCACCTACAATGCTGGCTTGTCGTAAAAGACATTATTTAATAACATCTGAAAAAAATATCACAAATCATTCTTTAATCAAAGACGATGATAATGAAATTGTTAAAAAGTTAAAGTTACACATGCAACAAAATAATATTTCTGACATTAAAATGAGAGGACTTTATATAGAAGAAATGTTGAAAATAATGGGGTTTCCGGATAATTACATTTTAATAGGAACAAAAACAGAACAGAAAAAATATATAGGCAATGCAGTTCCATGTAAACAGGTTAAAAAATTAATTGAGCATAGCTATTATGCTAATGTTGCATAATAATATGGGAAAAGAAGAAAAAATTCACAAATCGAAATTTAGAAAACAACTTAATGAGTTTCTTGAAAATTCGGCTAAAGAAATAATTGAAACAAAAGAAGCTGGTTCCATTATCATAAAGCATGTGAAGGGTAATAAATTAACTCCAGAAGAAAAAATACTGATAAGAATTCAAACTTATGATGTTCTTAAATCAATAGGCATAATTGTTCCTTTTGTTTTTATTCCAGGAGCTTCAATTTTAATTGCCGCCATAGTAACTGTTGCTAACAAAAAAGGTATTAATATTTTACCAAGTTCATTTTCTACAATAAAAGAGAAACAAAATGATGAAACAATCGTTTAAACAAATAAATCGACTAAAAATCAATTAAAAACAACATCATGAAATTACTTGAAAAACCGCTAAAAGTCACACCGAGAGGTATGCATGGAGAATATAATGCAATCATTAAATCTTATGAGGCTTATCCAGCTATAAATTTACCAAACGGACTTTTTAAAGAATCAATACAAAACTCAACTGGAGCTTCAAAGCATAAAAATGGTTTAACAACTATGGTTTTCCAGAATGTTATTAAGGGTGGTAAAAAATGCTTATCAATAACAGATACTAATACAGTTGGATTAACTGGTAAAGTAACCAATTTAGATGAGATAGAAAAACTTGTTGAAAAATACGGAGACAAGGTAAATGAAAAAATTGAAAAGACTGAAAACTATGCGAGATTTCTTGCAGACAATTTAACACATATTGGAGATGCAAAATTTGGAGCAGGGGCCAATGGTAAAGGTAAAATGTTATATCAAGCTTGTTCTGTGAATAGAACTATTTATGTTTTTACGATAATAGAAGTGAATGGAAAATTAGAATGCAGAGCATTTGAAAAAAATTTAGGAAAACAATCTGTTGAACCATATGAAGGAAAAGAAGCAGAAGAGTTTTTTAAAAAGAAAACCGGTAATAGGGTTTCTTTAATAAATACTACTGGTACAATGATTTTTATAGAAAATGTCAATGAAGAAGTTTGGAATTCTATAGAAAATTCTTTTTCTATTTTATCTGAACAAACAATAAAAAATTCTGCAAATTGTATTATTCAATTTGATTGGCACCTAAAATTAGGCTCTGGAACTTTATTTATAGATTTAATAAACTCTAAAGAAGAAATTAAAAGAGTGAAATTAGAAGGTGTATTTGAGGAAATTGAAAATGCTTTAAGTGGCAGAAGTGGCAAAAATGAAGGTGTGGAAAAAGAAACATACACTGGTGAAATTAATCACTACAACAAGAAAGGAATTGTGAACGTAACTTTTATTAAACTTTCACAAACAATAAACAATGGAGATATTATGGATGTTTTTGCATATAGAAAAGGTATGCGAATTGGCAAATTCGGTTCAGGGAGGTTTTTAAATTTCCCAGAAGAATTAAGGGGCAAAATTCTTGCAATTGTAACCTTTGATGAAGAAGCTGATAAAATGGTTATAGGTGCAGAAAACTCCAATCACTATGGTTTTAGTACAGAAAAAATAGTTATATCAAAATCCATGAGTCATGTTGAAAATTTTGAACAAAAATTTTTAAAATTAATTGGATTTGAAAGGAAATCAGAAAATATAATAAGTACAGATATCAAAAATATGATTATGGATATGATATCTGAAAGATTAAATGGTAGAGATAAAGTTTCGGGTAAAGAAGAAAATATATTATCTCCATATTCTTTAACATTACCATCTTTAAAAACTACAAGTGGGAATGACAGAGTTGATAGAGGTGATAACATTGACTTGAAAACCATTATTACAAATGACAGTAATGCAGATAAAGATGTTTTCATTAGGTTAAAAGCAGAATGGAAAACAGATGCCGGAGACATTGATTTTTCCACTCTTTATACTAGTAAAAAATTAACAGTCAAATCAAAAAGTAGTTTACCTTGGGATTTTGATATTTGTTTTATTGTTGAAATGCCAGCCGGTAAATTTCAACTCAAAGCAGAGTTGATTGATGACTCTAATAAACAGCCTCTTAATGCTGTTGGTTACAGAACATTATTTTATAATATGGATGTTCCTAAAACATATAAGAGGCCACCACATTTAGTTGAAATTGCAGGAGAGATAAAATTTCCAAACAAATCAACATTAAGAGTTGAAAAAGGTCAAGAAATTAAAAACGTAAAATTTAAATTAAAAAATAAAACTCACAATAAATTGGAATTAAAAATAACGTTTTCATTATTAGATTGTGATGACGTTGAAATTTTTATGTCTAAACAAAAAAATATTATTTTAAATTCTTTAGGAGAGGATAGTTGGAGTGTTGGTTCAATAAAAATAGATGAAAAATTTGATTACATTTTTATAAAAGACTTCAAAAGAGAAGATAGAACTTGTAAAATAGTTGTCAATGTAGAGACTGCTAAGCCTTGTTTAAAGTTACAGATAGACGAATCTGAAAATTTAAATTGTTTTAGAAAATCTTTTTATTGTGGAATTGATTCTGATTCTAAAAATAAGTTTTCAGATTTCCTACCATCAGATTTCAAAACACTTGGAACAAGGAAGTCAGGAGTATTGGAAAATCCTGACGGTAGTTATACGCTTCTGTATAACAATTCACATTCATCTACTAAAATAATACAATCAAAAAGTAAACAATATAAAGATGGTTCTATATTTGCTTTTTATATTGCTGAGTTAGCATTTGAAGAGGTTGCCATTATGTCAAAAGTGGCTAATGATTTCATAGGAGAATATCATGGCTACGGCGCTAGGTTTGAAAATGCCGGAAATGACCCAAATGAAATAGTCAAAACAATGAAGGACTATAGAGATGAATTAAGTTTTGGTTCTAAATAAATAATTATATGACAATTGTAGAATCTAAAATACAAGGCATTAAAATTTATAAGTCTACAAATGGACTTATGATTACAGAAAACGATATGGCTTATGCTGACCAGATAGATTTATTTGTGAAAGAAAGTGTTGATAAATTTAAGGAAAAGTATCCGACCAAACCAAAACAGAATATGGTGTTTTATAAGGATATGGGTAATATGATTATCAACACAATAAAAAAATTCTCAATTCCTGATATAGCGGTTGTTTGGTTAATTGCAAATTTTAGAACTCATATAGGAGACCTTGTTTCAACTAACTTAAAAAGGAGAGATAATGTTTCATATTCTTACAGAATAGCAAGCATGCCTGGATTTGATACTAATTATTCAAATATTACAGTAATGTTTGAGGCGGCTAATTATATGAATTCAGATGAAAGATTTTTAAGTTGGTTTGAACAAAAAATAAAAACCTCAAAGTCAAAAAACAGGAATTATTTACGTATTTTTTTTAAAGTCTGCCAACAACTGTTGGGAAATAAAAATATTGAGTCTATTCCGGATTATAATTTTACTTTTATATTAGATATGTGTTATGAAATATCTGGTGTTATGATAGATAAAAAAATAGATGTCTCTAGAGAAAATTTTAAATTGGTTTTCTCTAAATATAAAAAGGAATATATTTTAATACAAAACAATATTAATCGCAAAGATGAGTTTGTTAATTTGATTATTGGTGAAATGATTAATTATAATAAAAACTATGGAAATCAAAATGAAAGCAACAACTAAAATAGCACTTGAAGATGAAATTTCAAGAGCAATAATGGCAGAAAATGGATGTACTGCACATTTTGAATATAAAAGCGAAATGGATATTGATGAACTTCCTCGAATTATTAATGTAATGACTTACAATCCGAAAACAAGAGAAACTTTTTTGTTAAAAGAAGTCACTTCAAACAGTGATGAAGAAGGTTTGATGAAAATTTCTGAATATGTAAAAAATCATAAGTTGATTACGATTCTTATACTATTGTCTGGACAAAAAAGTGAAGTAAGTCAATCTTGTTCTCATTTTTATTACCAAGATGCTTTGGAGGTATTGGAAAAGTTTTTCTTTAACAAACAACGTGAAGATTATGTAATTTATAGTTTATCAATGAATCCTAAAGCTTAATATTATGGAACCAACAAAAGAAATATCAAGAGAACGAATAAGTTCAGGGTTTTTAAAACTCGATAGTGTAAATTACAAACGTGGTGATAAAGAATTCAAACGTGAAATCATAAATCGAGGAGATGCTGTTGCTGCTTCTTTATACAATACCAGTACAAAAAAATTTATCTTCGTAAAACAATTTAGACCCGGTGTTGGAGAAGATTTAATTGAAATAATTGCCGGCACAATGGATGTTGAAGGAGAAACACCTCAAAAGTGCTTAGAGAGGGAAATTTTAGAGGAAACCGGATATATAATGTCTTCATGTAAATTAATATGTTCTGCTTATTCTTCACCCGGCGGTTCAACAGAAAAGATTCATATTTTTAACGCGATTACAGATGGCTCAAGAAAAGGCAAAGGTGGAGGCGTGGGTGATGAAGGAATAGAAATTATTGAATATTCTCTTCAAGAGCTAAATCAAAATATAGAAATGTTATCAAGCGATTTAAAAACAGCAATGGCTTTCGCTTCTATGATAGTTTAAATCTAAAAAAACAAACAAAAATGGCATACATCGTAAGAACACAAGATTTAGAGTTGATGAAAAAACAGTTATTAATCAATAACAGAATTTTATCAAAACAGAAGTCAACTCCAGTAATTACAAAAACAATTAAAGGCAATATTAAATTAATCAAGTTCTTAGAACTTAATTACTATATCTAAAATGGAAAAACCAGAAATAACGCTTGACGACTTAGGGCTCATTGAGGAAAAGTTAGAAATACGCATTGGGCAGATAATGGCTGCTGAAATTATTCCAAAGAGTTTTGGATTAAAGCTCACAGTTATATTTGGAGAAAATGAAAGCGATGAAAAAACATCATTCACTAATCTTGGAAAATTTTTTAAACCAGAAGATTTTATTGGATTGTTATGTCCATTTATAACAAACTTAGCTCCGGCAGAAATTAAGGGTGTTAAAAGCGAAGTTATGATTATGGTAGCTAAGGATAAAAATGGTAAAATTGATTTAAGTAATTATTCCATTGGCTCTAACTTGATGTGATTATGGAAGACTTGAAATTGAATATTGAGTTTGATGTCATTGACAAATCTAACGAAGCTCATAAAAATGATATTGTTATTAAAGAAGGAAAAATCTGGAAAGACGATAAGATAATAGAACTTGAATTTGGTAATCTCGAACAAATAAGAGTGTTACGTAAGTACTCAAAAAAAATTGAGGAATTTATTATTGGAGTTCGTCCAGATTATCATTACGAAGTTACTGGAACAGCGTCATTTAATTGTATATGTGGAAGGAAGGTTGAAATTTCAAGAATTGATGCAGAGAATGAAGATGATATAGAATGCTTTGAAGACCAAACAAAACGTTGTTATTCATGTAAGCGTAATTATGAATTTATTATAAGAAGAGAATATAGGAAGCACGGAGAAAGAAATTTTGTTCATCATATGCATTTACTCGTTGTGTTAACAGACAAAAAAGATTAAACATGAGATTTGAATTTGAAACTGATTTAGAAGATTTAGACGAAAGAAGCGAATTTGCTAATGCGGTTTGCAAATTAATAGTTGACAAAAACAATGGTAATTTAATTAACTCTCTGAATGAAGTTGGAGATATTTATGATATGTTTTTCATAAGCGTAAGAAATATATACGAATTGGTTGATTCTGAAATTCCTTTATTTGCTTTGTATGAGTTGCATAAATTTGGTGCAGATAATTTAGGATTAACACCAGAAGAATTTAAACAAGCTAAACAAAGTTCTATGCTGGCATGTTCTGAATATTACTTAGAAACAAAATAATAAACATGCCTTTTAAATTAGCAAAAATATATTATAAACTAAAAGAATACTATCAACTGTTTTTAGGAACCCTTTTATTGATTGATGTAATTTTAATTATAGTTATGATACCAATGGGTGACCCATTTTATGCAATTGTATTTTATTCTACTCTTTTTTTGTTTGCAAATTTAATAGTTGGTATGGTTTTTAAAGAATTAAAAAATAAATGACATGTCGTATTGCGTAGTAGATTGTGAGGCCGATGGCGAAATTCCGTATAAATATTCAATGGTGTGTTTCGGAGCTGTAATTGTTGATGAGAAACTCGACAAAACTTTTTATGGTAAAACAAAACCAATATCCCAAATTTGGATACCAGATGCATTAGCAGTATCCGGATTTTCTCGTGAAGAACATGAAAAATTTGATGAACCGGTAAAAGTAATGCAGGAATTTGCAGATTGGCTCAAATTAAACTCAAATGGTAAACCAACTTTTATTTCTGATAACCCGGCTTTTGATTTTTCTTGGATAAATTATTATTTTCATATGTATTATGGCAGTAATCCTTTTGGGTTCTCAGCTCGGAGAATAGGAGATTTATATTGTGGATTGATGAAGGATGCTGGAAAAAACAGTGAGTGGAAAAGAAAATATCGCATGACTAAGCACACGCACGCTCCGGTTGATGACGCAAAAGGAAATGCTGAAGCTCTTTTAGCATTTAGAGATAAATTAGGTCTTAAAATTCATTTTTAAGATTTAAAGTGTTATGTTTGCACCATGACATATACAGAATTTTTAAAAAACCCATGGTACGCTTCTGTTATTGTGTTTATTACTCAGATAATTTTCATTTATATGAGAACAATAAATGTTATTTACACAACAGAAAGACGTATCTGGCCTACAATAATTTCAAATTTAGGAATATCAATAACTTGGTTACTTTCTGTTGGAATAACTACAAAATCAGTTCTCGACGGTTCTTGGCAACCAATTTTGGCTTACTTGATTGGTGGCACCGTTGGTACTTATTTTGGAATTAAAAAAGATATTTAAAACATTTTACAAAACAATCCGTTTAATATATAAACTTAATTAAAAACATCATGGGCGTAATGTCTTGTTCGAGAAGAAATTGCGAAAGCATAATGTGTGACTGTTATGTTCCTGATATTGGATATATTTGTAATGAATGTCAAAATGAATTTAAGGAAATCTCAACTATAGGGAATCTAACTCATACTGAATTGGAAATTCGTGTGGAATTAGAAGAATTCATGAAAACTCCTAAAAATGATTATGATAACGAAAAAGATATAACTGCAGATGAATTTTTTAGAAACCACTCAAAATAAAACAACATGAATATTTTATCATTTAATGAAATAATAAAATTTAAAACGGTTAAGATGAACCGGAATAATTATTGGTTATTGGAATTGATATATGGAGATTGTGCATATGATAAAACTGCAAAATTTCAATTACCTCATAATATTGTGTTAAACAAACTAAAAAGATAATTATGTACGTAATCGAAATAAGGCAAGTGGCAGAATCTATAACTGGATTGGTTTCAAAAGGTGGAAAAGTCCTAAAGTTTGATGACGAATCTAAAGCAAGGATATTTGGCAAAGAAAATATTGAAAAATCAAGATACATTGCTTGTTGGGAAGCCATTACTGAAAACACTGCAAAAATAAGAGGACACGAAATTTAATAGCAATGGACAGAGATAAAACAAAAGAATATATTAATGAATATGAAAAATTCTCCATTGTAACATTTTGGCAAGAAGAAATACCAAAAGTTGCACAAGCCGGCTGGTGCCATAAAGTAATTGATAAAAAACAATAACATGACAAACATAAAACAAGACATCCTTAAAGACATGAAGGATGCTATGAAAGAAAAAAACACATCCAAGTTAGAAGCTTTAAGAGCTATGAAAGGAGCTATCGATAAATTTGAAAAAGAAAATACAATTCCGGAAGTTGAATTATCGTCTGCAAATTATGTAACAGCGTTTAGACCACTCGTTAAACAGAGATTGGATAGTATTGAGCAATTCAAAGTTGCAGGAAATGAAGAGCTTGCAGGTAAAGAGCAATCTGAGCTTGATGTTATTAATTCTTATCTTATAAATATTCAACCCAAACAAATGGATAGCTCTGAAATAAAAAGCATTGTTAAAAAATTTGTATCTGAAAATTCTTTAATAAAATCAGATATGGGCAAGGTTATGTCTTTTTTTAAATCAAACTATGAAGGACAATACGACGGAAAAGAATTGAGTATTTTAGTTAAAAAAGTTTTATAATAAACACATGACAACATCACAATTTATAAAAATGTTACAAGATGCAGATCCAAGTGGAATAGCACATATAAGAATGTCTGGTGGAGTACCAAAATACGCAGAATTAAAACCGGGATATTGGGACGGTCCATATCAATATATTGATGATGACGGAAATTGGGTATATTCATCTATGAACAATAAAGTAGATATCTGGACAGAAGAAATAGAGGATTATATTGGAGAAATGCTTGATACTTACAATACTCCACCATGGGATGAGATAAAGAAAAAATTTAAATTTGAACTAACTTCATCGCCTGAACTAAATAAGGAAAGAGAAGACAAAATTTTAAAAGAAGCAAAATCTGCTTATGATGATTTAGTAGAAATATACAAACGTTTCAGAGAAGAAGGAGAAGCTCGAGCAATTAAAAATGCAAATGATGGTTGGACATGGTTTCAAAACAAACTCGTTGATGACAATACAATCGAATCTAATCAACACCATTATTATACATGGAAGATTTATGATAAACCAACATTAATGGGATTGATAAAAAAAGAACAAAGTTCTAATTCGCACAATGTAGAAGCTGTTTATAAATCAGGCTTATTTGAAAGAGTCGATAACAACAAGATGCCCGGATACTATGAATGGATAAAAAAATAAATAATGAAAAATTATAAATTAGAAAAATTACAAAACGGTGAAACATTCACCACGAGCGAAAGAGGAAATTCAATGGTTCCTTTAATAAAGTCTGGACAAGAACATAGACTTGAACCGGCAACGGTTGAAAGCGTTGAAGTTGGAGACATTGTCTATGCAAAAGTAAAGGGGAATTTTTATACGCATTTAGTAAAAGCAAAAGAGCCACAAAGAGGTTGTCTTATCGGAAATAATAAAGGCGGAATAAATGGCTGGACGAAAGCAGTTTATGGAAAAGTTATTGAGGTGCTTTAAATTAAAACAATAATAAAAAATATCATGAACAAAATAGAACAACTTAAAAAAGAAATAGCAGAAGCTAATTTGGCTTACCGTACCGGCGAATCTATAATTTTAGACTCTGAGTATGATGACCTAATAGAAGAATTGGAACAACTCGCTCCACATGATGAGCTTTTAAAAAAAATAGGTCATACACCAATTGATGAATCCAGAAAAAGGAAGTTGCCAATAACTATGGCTTCTATGAATAAAATAAAAACATTAGAAGAATATAAAGACTGGCTTAGATTGAAAAAAATTCCGGAAGATACAATTATGATTTGTACTCCTAAGTTTGATGGACTGTCCTTATGTACACTTGAATCAAATGGAGATGCTTGGACAAGAGGTGATGGCGTAGAAGGCCAATTATCTACTGAACATTTAAGAATAATAAATCCAAAACAATCAAAGCAAGATTTTTATTCAGTCGGGGAAGTTATAATGAGTAAAAAAAATTGGGAAAGAGTTAAGAATATTATAAACCCAAGAACAGGAAAACCATATAAAAATCCAAGAAATATGGCTGCCGGTAAAATGAATGATAAACATCCATCACCAACTTTAAAAGATTTTAGTTATGTGAGATACGGATTAATCGGAGGAGTCTATCAAACATCAAATAAAGAGGAACAAATCATAGTTTTAAATGAATTGAATGACCATCAAGTAAAATATAAAAAAATAGAAGCCGGTAAAATAACAACAGAAATGCTTGTTGATTTATATAAAGAATGGTTGGTAGAGTTTGAGATTGATGGAATTATTATTGAAATTAATGATTCTAAATTAAGAGAAAAATTAGGTCGTGAAACAAGTACTGAAAATCCTTGTTATGCAAGAGCTTTCAAAAGTGGAAGTTTTGAAATGACTAAAGAATCTAAAATATTAGGATTGATTCGTCAGGTTTCAAAACTTGGTTATCTTAAACCTGTAGCTCAAATCGAACCAACTGAATTGGATGGAGCTACTGTCCGTAGAGTTACTTGTATTAATGAAAAATTTGTTGTTGGATATAAAATACATGTTGGTTCTAAAATAAAGGTGAAACGAAGTGGAATGGTTATACCACTAATTACAGAGGTTGATGGTGTTAAAGTTGAAAAAGATAAAAAAGGAGATTTTATTTTTCCATACGATGATAATAAGTTGACTATTCACAAATGTCCAATTTGTAATGGGGAAGTTACATGGAATGAAAATAAAGTAGAAGCAATTTGTACAAATCCTAAATGCGTTGGTATTAACTTGGGTAAAATTATTTCCTTTTTTGAAATATTAGAAGTGGATGGAGTTGGAGAGGGTGTGTGTGAAATTTTATTCAATTCAGGATACGATACAATTGAAAAGATTTTGAAAATGTCTGAAAAAGATATGTTTTCTTTGGAAGGGTTTGCAGAACGTAAATCAGAGAAAACTTTTGAAAATATTCATTCTAAATTAAGAGACATATCATTATCGAAATTACAACACGCTTCCGGATGCTTTCCTGGACTTGGCAGTAAGAAACTTTTATTACTTGAGCATTTTGAAAATTTACCTTCTGCTGAAGAAATAATAAAAATAGGTGGTTTTTCAGATATAAGTGCAAAAGCGTATTTGGACGGAATTAATAACTTTAATAATTTTATAAAAAATCTACCAATAACAATTAAAAAAACAGAAAAGATTATGGCTAAAACAAATTCATTAGAAGGACAGGTTTATGTCTTTACTGGAGTCAGGAGAAAAGACTTAGAAGCAATAATTCAAGAGAAGGGGGGAAAAATAGGAAGTGGAATTTCTAAAACCAGCACATGTCTTGTAATGGCCGAAAAAGGAAGCGGATCAGCAAAAGAAATTAAAGCAGAACAACTTGGACAAAGAATAATTACTGTTCAAGAATTGGAGAATGAATTGAAATAGATAAATCTTCAACGTTTTTATAAAACTTAAAAAAATAAAGTTATGAAAGTAAAAATATCAATGGCTCAGATAAGATGCATAACTGGGGATTTGCAAGGTAACACTGAACGAATCGTAGAAGGTATTCAAAAAGCAATTGATGATAATGCTGATATTGTTTTGTTCCAAGAAACAGCAATTTCGGGGTATTGTTGTGGTTCACTATTTAATCAAGCTCATTTCATTGATTATAATATTAAATTTCTCGAAAAAAACGTAGTCCCTATGGTTCCAGATAATCTGGTTGTTGTAGTTGGATTTGTTGATAAAAACGGAACCAACAGAGATGGATATCCGGAATTGTTCAATTCTGTTGCAGTTATTCAAAATAAAAAAATTGTAGGAACTTATAATAAAATGTTGCTTGCTAATGGTTCTCATCATGAAGATAGAAAGTATTTTACTCCAGGTGCTTTTTCGAAGGTTTTTGAAGTTAATATACGTGGAGAGAAAATCAAAATTGGGTGTCCAATATGTGAAGATGTATGGTTTCACGAACATAATGAAGATATTGTTCAACGCATGAAATCAGATGGGGCAAAAATAATTTTATGTCCAAATCAAAGTTATTTTTATTATGGAAAACAAGAAGTTCGCAGAAAACTTTTTAGTGAACAAGCTTATAAAAATGAAATTCCATTTGTTGCCGTAAATTCTGTCGGTTTGGGTGATCTAACTAAGAATATAATTATTTTCGACGGTGGGTCAATGGCTTTTGACCAATACGGAAATATGGTTGCTAAAGCAAAAAGTTTTTCAGAAGATTTTGTTAATGTTGAATTTGATTTAGAGTTTGATAAAAATAAAAAAACAACATCTAATCCGGATGCAATTTCAGATGCAATGAGAAATGTGTGGTTTGATAAATGTGAAGAAATTTTTAACGCTTTAGTTTATGAGCAAAAAGAATTATTTTCTTTGCTCGGATTTAAGAAGGCTCAAATACATATGAGTGGCGGACTGGATAGTAGCGTGGTTTTTCCAATTTTAGTTGAAGCTATGGGAAAAGAAAATGTTATTGCTATTTCAAATCCAACGAAATGCAATGGTGATATTACAAAATCAAATGCGCAGTTTATTTGTGATGCTCTCGGTGTAAAATTATATTGGAACTCCATGGAAGAACCATATAATGCATTAGTAAGTAGTTTCGAAAAAGCTTTTAATGAGGAGCCAAGTTCTGGCGCAAAAGCATCAATGCAAGCAGTAGGAAGAACTGTACAAGGACTTTCAGCATCACATTTATTTGGTAGTGGAATTGTAGCCACTGGAAACCACTCAGAAATCGTATTGTCCTGGTCGTCATTCCATGATATAGGCTCAATTGGCGTTCATTCCATTATTGGAGACCTTACAAAAATGGAAGTTTTTGAAATGGCAAAATATATAAATAAAAGATTTAAAAAAGAAATTATACCAATAAATTTATTGGATTTTTCTATGCCACCAGCTGCTGAACTTCCAGATGCTAAGTATGACCCATTTGATTATTGGTTGGTTTCCGGAATATGTGCCGAAATTATACGTGAGAGAAAAGATATTCAAGATTTGATTTTCGAGTATCAAAATAAAAAACTTAATACAGAATATTTTCCTTTATATCCAGACGGACGTTCAATTTATGAAACAATTAATGAAGAACAATTTATTGATGCTGTTGATATGTGTTTTAAAAAATCACAGTCTTCTGTTTTTAAAGCAGCTCAAAGTGCACCAATAGTAATGATTTCTCCTAGAAGTCGCGGATTTTCGAGTCGAGAAACCATTATAAATTTTTATGCCGGTGCTTATGAATTTGTAGAAACAAAAATGATTGAATTAAATGTGAAGAAATTACGCTCACATATTGCTGTTGAATAAAAAATATATTACATTTGCATTATAAAACTAATGATAATATATGAAATACGATTTCAACGACATTCTAATCCAGCCTGCAGTACAAACAGATATTAATTCAAGAAGGCACGTATATCCGTTTGATAAAAATGGAATGTTGCCAATTTTTACAGCACCAATGGATACTGTTGTTGATGAAAAAAACTTTCTTGAATTTAAAAAAAGAAAAATTAATGTTTGTTTTCCGAGAGAAAAAGAATATCACCCATCAGCAATGAATCCTACAGAATTTTCTTCTATATCATTGGATGAATTTATAAAAATATATATTGAAAGAGATAAAAACATACAATGTTCCCCAGAATATGTACTAATTGACATGGCTAACGGTCACCTCCTGAAAATGACTAATGCCATTATTGAGTCTAAGAAAAAATATGGAGATAAGATATTTCTAATGGTTGGAAATATTGCTAATCCGGAAACATATAAAGTGTTGTCAGATGCTGGAGCTGACGCAATCAGATGCGGAATCGGAAATGGAAATTCTTGTAGTACAACACAACAATTAGGTGTTGGTTTTCCTATGGCTTCTTTAATTAAAGAGTGTTATGACATTTCTTTGACACTATCTAATCCAGCGCTTATTATTGCTGATGGTGGCATGAAAGGGTATTCAGATGTTATCAAGGCATTAGCTTTGGGTTCAAATTTTGTCATGATTGGTTCTATTTTTAATAAGTGTCTTGAATCTTGTGGAAAAACCAGATTTTTGAAATACATAAAAATAAATCCAAATTCTAAATTTGCTAAGTGGGCTCACAAAAAAGGTTTTAAGCTCACAAAAAGATTTAGAGGAATGTCAACCAAGGAAGTACAAAAGAATTGGGGAAATGAAACGATTAAGACGTCAGAAGGTGTGGTTAGAGTCAGACCTGTTGAATATACAATAGCTCAATGGACTGAAAATTTTGAAGATTATCTTCGTTCTGCAATGAGTTATACAAATTCCAGAACCTTATCAGATTTTATAGGAAAAGTTAAAACAAATCTTATTTCTGAACAATCTTATAAAAGATTCAATAAATAATATACATTATGATAATCGTTAAATCCATTTTAGCTCCTTCTTTAAAAATTGCGGATAACGAAAATATAAAAGTTAAACCGGCAAAATTCAATTCACAAAAAGCTGAAGAAAAAAGGATTTTAGAAACAACAACTTATTCAACAATTATAATTGTTGATGGTAAATATATTTCCTTGTCTATCACAAAGTATTTTGGCTATCAAAAACCTTATGCACTTGTTCATTCTATTTTACCTCCAAAAGGAATTGATTTATTTGAAGAGGTTTTTTATTGGCCGGTGCAAGCATATACCAAACCGGAGCTTAATCATCTTGTGTATAAAATGATTAAAGAAACAGAATTCCATTATAAATCTAAGTTATTGTATGAGTTAAATTGGGAAGTTATTGACGTTAAAATCAAAAATGGAACATTAACACTATCAAACAAAGAAAGAAGTCATATTGTGGCAATTCCTCCTAATAACTCAAATGAACCACGGTATGATTATATAACCGATGACGGTCATTATAAATTTGATTGCAAATCTGGAGAATATAGAGGAAAAGCGATAGAAATAATTGTGGACAAGAAATAAATTGATTAAAGTACTGACTCTAATGAGTTTAAAAGTTTTTCTTCAACATTATCTGTATATTTTATTCTGATGAGTTTTATATTATTTTCTTCACAATAATTATTTTTGATATTATCATTTTTTTGAGCTTCTTCTAATGCTACAATTCCACCAAAATATTCTATTGCTTCAAAATGTTGTATTCCATCGTATTCAATACAAATATTGTGTTCTGGCAAATAAAAATCAAAAGGTAAAGTGTTTTTAAATCTACATTCGTCAAATCTTTTTTGTTTAATAAAGTTTATTGTATTGTCTGTTAAAAAACATCTAACTAATTTTTCTCCTTTAGATTCATGATTAGAGCATATTGGACAGCCTTGCTTATTTACTAAGTGGTCGACTGCTACTTTTAAAAATACATAATTACAAGAATTGCATTTAATTGGAAGCTTTGTTTTGTTATTATTATACTCAGTTATTAAAGAATAATCATAATTATTTTCGTACATTTTTTTAAATAATATTACTATTTCATTTATAGAGCTTCTCTGTTTGTTAGCTCTTTCTTCCACTGCACACTTTGGACATCCACTTCCTGATAGATGGTGGTCTGGTGTTTGTGAAAAATCACCATGACCTTCTTTTGTACAAGTTATTATTACTTTTTCTTTTACATTAACAAAAATAGTTTTATCATAATTGCATTTTTTATGTTTAGGTAAAATACTAACTTTATTAATAAATTCTTCTGTGGTATAAGTGTTGGATATTTGTCGTTTCTTTTTTCCACAATCAGGGCATCCTCTTTTGTTGTGAATGTGATTTGTTGGATTTTGTTCAAAAATTATATTACATGTATTGCATTTTATTTTAATTTTTTCAAACATTCCATCATATAAAATAATAGAATAATCATATTTATTACCATGAATTTCTTTAGCCTTTTTTATAAATTCTTCTGTTGTAAATTTTATTTTTTTACTCATTTTCCATTGTTTTCAAATCATTTAAAATAAAATCTCTTATTCGTTTAGAAAAAATTATTTTATTTTTCTTACAAGCTGAAACATATCTACTTTTCAACTCTTTTTCTATTCGAAACTGTATTTTAGTTTCTTTTGTTATTTCTTGTTTTGGTCTGGCCATTTTGTGCTGACATTAATAAATATGATTAAAAATATAATATTATAAATTAAATGTAAATAATAGTCAAATTTTAGCTAAAAAATATCCTATTTATCAGGGATATGATATTGAGTGAAAATTTTAAGAAAAGACTTATGGAGTTAGCCGGTGTTCCTGCCGGTCAAAATATTATTTCCGAGGCTGATAAGCGTAGTGTTATAACGAATACATTACACATCCCACGCGAAGTTGCGGACTTTGCGCATAATTTATCAGATAAATATGCTATTTGGATTGCTGATTCCGCAAGAAAATTACATTTAAAAAATGCTGAAAGTTGGATTTCTGGTGAATCAGACGAAAATGGCAAAAAAGCTTTTGAAGAATTAAAAAAAGTATGGAGTTTTAAAAGTTTATCAGACGCAAAAGACCAATTTGATGTGGCATTAGTTAAAAAAATTAATGGATTTCTACAAACAATTACGGGTGATTATACCCACATTCTCGATTGGCTTAAGGGGCGAACGACTTTAGCTCCTGAAAATGACCAAATTAACTTCAAAACACTTACTTTTGATGAGGCTAAGAAAAGAAGTGATGAATGGCATAAAAAGTTAGGAGATATCAGAGGAGGAAAAATTGAAGATGAAGAAGGTGAAGTAATAATGACTTTCCCTGACGGATTTTATTGGCTCAATTTAGGTAAAGATTATTGCGAAAAAGAAAGTAAAGCCATGGGACATTGCGGAAGGGCTTCTGGAGCAGTGTTATATTCTTTAAGAAAAGAACAATATCCTTATGTAACGGCAGCTGTTAAAGGTGATGGCACCATAACTCAAATGAAAGGAAGAGCTAATACGAAACCAAAATCTGATTTTCATAAATATATAATTCCTTTTATTCTTGGAAATAATCCAGATATTCAAAATTTTCAATCAACCTATCAATCAAATACTGATTTTAATATAAATGATTTAACTGATGTTGAATTAAAACAAGTTGTGGATAAAAAACCATCTTTACTTTTGTATAATGGAGCAATTGCATTAAAAAGATTATCAGAAGAGAAAATACAAAGCTTATTAGTATCGCAACCTTTAATTTTCCGTGGATGGGATGAAATTGTAGTATTGTCTGATATTTTAAGAAATGACAATATGATAGATTGGGCAATTGTTAATGCTCCGGAACTATTTCATAAATACAAATTTGGAACACTCAAATTTAATAAGGAACAACTTTATAAAGCATTGAGTATTGATTCAATATCAGCTAATTTAAAATTAGATGAAATGGGTCTGGATGATACTGCTGTAAATTGGATAGTCTATAATAAACCTCAAATGTTTGAGGAAAGTGTGGTGACCATTACCAAATTAAGTGATGAGCAAAAAGATTATCTTGTTAAAAATCACCCGATGGCTTTTATGTCTTTTATATCAACTTCAGATAGTGGTTCAGGACATCAAAAACAAATAATAACAGTTATTGGTATAGGTAGGTTACAATTATTATTTGTTAGTAATCCAATATTATTTTCTAAAGGACATATACCACGTATTTTATTTGTAGGATTTTTATTACCAGAAATGTTAGAAAAATATGTTAAAACCCATAACAAACAAAACGACCCATTAGACATATTTAATAACTTAAAAAGATTAAATGATATAAGTGATTTTATGAATGTGAACACTTTTTATTATTTTCTTAAACATTATTCTGAACTATTCTGGCAAACGTCAATGATTTCTTCATCAAATAAAGAAGGTGGTAAAATTATAGGAAGATACATAGTTGACCATCATTTTGAGTGGATTGAAAAATTTATAAGTGAAAGTTATAATTCTAAATTAAAGATACAAGATTGGGATTTATCTCCAGCACAAAAACAAAAGATTGTAAATTCAGACGCAGAAGGAAAAACTACTATTTTAGTTAATTATGACGAAAATGAAATAAGAAAATTAAATCTTTCTCCAAAACAAGTGCAACAATTATTATCTTCGCCAGAGTTTTCTGAAAATTTGACCTTAGATTTAGTTAAAGGATTTAATTTAGCTCCGGATAGAGAACAAACAAAAACAGCTTTATTAGATGTTTTAAAAAATAGCAATAATGAAGATAAGGAAATAACAATAGTAAATGAAATGGAAGAAATGTTTGGAGAAGAATATGTTCATTCTTTATATAATACAAATCCAAATATTTTTCTTGCTTTGGATTTTCCAGTTAAATACCGAGATATAGAACGTCTTAAAAAATATAATAATAGTGGAGTTTCTTATGAAAAAGAAGGAATTAAAATAAGATTTGATGATTGGAGTGATGATGAACTGGTGGAAATGTTTAAAAACGACTCTTTCGCCAAACAAATAGCAAACTTTGAATTAGATTTTAATTCATATGATTATTCATTTGAAAACATTGATAATAATTTTGATGATTTAGACCAAATGAATATAGCAAGAGTTAGGTTTCTTATTGGTAAAGCATTTCCTGCTAAGTTTAAAACAACAATAAAAACCATGAAAATATCTGAATTGGTTAGCGTTTTAAATGACCCAGATTCTATAAGTGAGGATAGTGTTGATTTTGATGATAGTATAATAGATGGAATAAAAGATACTTTTGTTCGTGCCACAGAAGATGCACAGAGAAATGCTGATGAAGATGAATATTGGAAATTATATATAAACCCAATAAAAGAATTATTTGGAGAACCAAAAAATGTAAGCATAAAAAAGAGAGTAAAAGGTAAAGAAGAAATACAAACAGTAGAAATGCTTGAATTTCAAGTGTCTTATGGAGCTTTTGAAGATTATATAAAAGGCGCAACCGAAAGTGGAGATTACGGAGATTTAATTAAAACTTCTGATTATGTAACAAGTGTCGTTGGTATAATAAAAACAGCTCTTAAAGAACGTGGTGAAGAATTAGAAGTAAATGAACCTTATAATGGAGTTTATGGTGATATTGATAAAGGAGATTTAAATGAAAGGTTTAATGATGTATTATACGAAGATACAACCATCTCTGACCTTTTAAATAAAACAAAAATTGTAGTAAAAAAGAAAAAGAATGAAACTAAGTGAAAATTTTTTAAAAAAGAATAATTTTGTAGATTGACATAACTTTATAATTATTGGCTATGGATAAAGAAATTAAAATATCTTATACTTTAAAAACCAAGCCAGTAGCTAATGGGAAAAATATGTGTGATGGTTGTGCATTAAGAATTGGTGGTTCAATGTGTATGAATCTAAGTTTGTGTCCATATACAGAAAAAACTCCTGTAAATTGGCAAATAATAAGTAAAGCAAAAGAAATAGAAGACTGACTGTTAAAAAACTAAACATCATATGAATTTAAGTGAATCATACAAAAAAAGATTAAGTGAATTGGCAGGAACGAAACTTCTTACCGAATCTTCTGTTGTTAAAGACAGGCTTAATGCATTGACATTTAAAAATGACGTTGAAAGCATAGGAGGTAAGCTATATGCAGTTGGAGGAATAAATCGTGATGAAATATTAGGGAAACCCTCAAAAGACTTAGATATTTTAATAACCGGTGTTCCATTAGATAGATTGGAACATATTTTAGTAAAGCACGGAAAAGTAAAAGAAGTCGGAAAGAGCTTTGGTATAATAAAATTTGTTCCATTTGGAGAAACAGAAGATATTGATATCGCTATTCCGCGAACGGAAAAATCAATAGGTACAGGCCATCAAGGTTTTGAAGTTACATCAGACCATACACTTCCAATTGAAGATGATTTGGCCCGTAGGGATTTTAGCTTAAATTCTCTCGCTCAAGATTCAGAAGGTAATATAATTGACCCTTTTGGTGGATTGGAAGATATAAAAAATAAAATCATAAGAGTAACAAATGAGAAATCATTTGGAGATGATGCACTTAGGATGTTGCGTGCCGTTTCTTTTTCTGCCAGATTTGGTTTTACAATAGAGCCAAATACTATGACATTAATAAAAATGAATGCTCACAAAATAAAAGAAATTTCCCCGGAGAGGTATCTTATCGAGTTTGATAAGATAATAAAAAAGGGTGATATTCAATATGGAATGGATGTTTTGATTGGCTCTGGATTGTTCAAAGAAATGTTTGGATTTGATTATGTCGGTGATAAAAACTTCAGCAAAGTTAAAATAATGGCTGATTTAATGTATAAACTTCTTGAAAATAGTGGTAATTTAGCTTCTTCTTTTTATAAAAACAAATGGAAAGGTGAAACTAATGTAGAAAATCAAATAAAAGCTTTGGAGTTGCAAGAAAAATTAACCGGTGACAAATTAGAAGACAGAAAAATCGTTCAAAAGATTTTGAATATTTCTCCGAACATTGAAGACTGTGGTTTATTAAAAGACAACACTAAAACTATTATAAAAATATTTGTAGACAATTCTTATCCTTTAAACATAAAAAATTTAGATATAAATGGAAATGATTTAATGGCTATGGGATTTAAAAAAGAAGAAATAGGAAAAAATAACATTTTGATAATGCAGGCCGTTCTTTCTGATGAAATTCCAAACAAAAAAGAAGATATAATGAAATTCATTGAAGAAATTAATAAAAAACCAGAAAATCCAGAACAAAACATTGAAAATGAACCTTCCGGAAAGCCAAGTGTTTATTTGGACTCTAAAGATAATATTAATTCAATAACGGAAGCGAGAAAAGTTGTAAGGAATATATTACTTGAATTTGAAAAGAATAAAACTCTTAAAAGTATTCTTGATTCTGATGAGGCTTATCTTATATTAGATTCTTCTAAAGCTACAGGAACAATGTGGACTCAGGGAGGATGTGCTATATTGGCTTTTGCTTTGAGTAAGGTTTACGGTTATCCGGTATATGTCATTTATGATAACGGGTTTAATCAAGCTGACCACTTTGTTGTTAAAACTCCAAGAAATACTTTTGTTGATTATAGGGGAGAAACAAAAGATATAATAAATAAATTCAAGGAAGACGAAATGCTATGGAAAAAAGATTTCAGTCTTGTTCCTTATAAAACAGGAATGAATATGTCTGATATTGTAATTGATGAAAAAGCTTCTGATAAGCTCGCTGAATTAATAAAAAATAAAATGAAATGAGCATTAGAAAATTAATAAGGAAAATCCTAAACGAAGAAATTAATCTCGTTGATTATAAAAAATGGAAACGAAAGAATGTTACCATTCGTGGGATATCAACTTCGCCTGGTGAATTTAATGGAGCCGGAGCTTCTCTTGGAGATGGATTGTACACTGCTTCTCTTTCTAATAAAGAAATGGCAAAAAAATATGGTGGCGTTTATTTTGTTGTTAACGCGAGGCCTAAAAACCCTAAAGTATTCAATGATTTAAACAGAGCTGAAATCTGGCTCCAACAAAATATTTATTTTAAAAATCATAAAAATGTTAGAGAATTTTTTAAAGATACCACAATAGAAAATGAAGTTCAAAAATTAGGTTATGACGGAATAGAAGTAGTTGGACGTGAAATCGTAAACTATAAACCTGAAAACGTTAAATACTTCAAGACTGAAAATGAATTGATTAATTATTATGAAAATTTTGTGAAACTGACAGAATCAACATTACCAACAGAAGATACTTGGGCTTCCTTTCAAGGAAAACAACCTTATCAACAAAGGAAAGAAGAATTTTTTAATTCTATTACTTCCTTTAATGATATTACTGACGAAAAAATACCTCAAATTATTGATTATTTAGGTTCACAAGGGTTTAATAGTGATGAAGATGCGATTGAGGATTTGACTGAAAAAATAAATGAATATAAAAAATTCCCTAATCCAGTTATTCTTTATAGGGTCATAGCAGTTAAAAATAAAAAATTAATTAATACGAAAGATTTGGGAGAGCATTTTACACCATATGAATGGGGAATTGATGATGATATGTTACTTTCTGTTGGAAGTGAAAATTGGGAATCATCGTGGAAACCATATATTATGAAAGTTTCTGTTCCGTTATCAGAAATCGATGTTCTTCGTACAATTATTCAAAATTTAAGTTTTCCAAGGGAAATGGAGATTAATCTGAAAAACAAAGGAAAAGGAGCTAAATTTATTAAAGCTACTAAATACTAATAATGGAACAATTAAGAAAATATATAAGAAAAATCCTATTTGAATCTCACTTAGAAAGTAATTTAAATGATAATTTCCAGAAATGGTTTTTCGGTAGCAAGGTTGTTGACGCAAATGGAGAACCCCTTGTTGTTTATCATGGAACTGGTAAAAAATTCAGCAAATTTAATTTAAAGAATGCACCACAACCTATAATTTGGTTTACTTCTGATAAATCTACTTTTAATAATGATGAATCGGGAGCTTCCGGAGCTGTAGGAAAAGGATATATTATGGAATTGTATGCCAATATAAAAAATCCTGCATCTTGGAAAGAGTATGAAAAATATGGGTTAGGGCAATTAAAAGGTTTGGGATATGATGGAGTTATTTTGCCAGAAGGTAATACATTTGATGGTTTTGTTTTTGAACCAAATCAATTAAAGTCTGTAAAGAATAAAGGAGAGTGGGATTCTAACAATAAAAACATTTTTAAAGAAGAGGAAAGTGGAAGACAATTAGGAAAAAGTCTTGCTTCGCAGATAAAAACTCCATTTGTTACAGTTTATAGAGCTGCGCCAATGTCATCAAACGAATTTTTTGATAGAGATTTTGTTACGCTTAGTAAGAGGTTTGCTATTGAACATGCCGAATCTAACCATGTGTATCACGAAGAACCACAACATGTAATTCAAGCATTAATTTCAACAAATAATATATATGATGCTCCAAATCCAGGAGAATATTTTTATTCTGGTCCAAATAAAAAAGCAAAAGAGATTTATATATCAAAAGGACAGGACGAATATGAAGGGTTGGACGAGAGTTTGCAAAATGACAAGAAAGAATTAAATCATTACGTTTATCACACATCGAATATAATCAACAGAAACAGAATAGAAAAAAATGGAATAATTCCTTATAGAGGAGCTCAGTGGATGGAAGATACTGAAATTAAAGGAAATGCGGTTTTTGCAACTAATTCAGACAATAAAGAAGATTGGTTTGATTCTACGTTTGATGATGACATTTGGCAAATAGATATTACAAAAATTCCAAACATAAAATGGAGTGATGATCCAAATTTTAGTTGGGATAAAAATAATAAACACATCTACACAAAGCAACCAATTCCAAAAAATGCAATTAAATTAGTAAAAATAGGAACTGGCAAAGATTTGCTTTAAAAAACAAACTAAATGCGAGAAATACAAATTCGAAATATATTTGTTGATATTTTCTTAACTTATTATCTAAAATTCGGATATAATATAAGTTTCGCAGCGATGCATATGTCCGGTAATAATACATTTACTGATGAGCAATCATTGAGCAAAATTTTTAATTCTATTAACAGTAAAATCCGAGCCGTTAATAAACATAACAGCAAAAATTGTTCTTTCCTTAATTTATCCGGAGTATTAAATTTACCGATTAAAGAAATATATCCGGTTTCATTTCAATTAAAACCAGAGGAGCAATTTTGGTTTGAGTTCATCATTAATATGGAAGCCGGAAAATTCCTTGAACTTTGTGATGAAACAAAGAATATAAGAGAACTCAGGAGATTGTATTCAATTCCAGAATCTTTCAAAGAAGAATTTTTAAGTATATTCAATAATAAAAATGCAATAGATTTAGTGAGAGCAAGATTTATCATGGGAGAAAGAATTGGAAATGAACCATCGAGAACTGGATTTTTTATTAATTATACTACCGGAGTGGCACATAGAATACATTCTTAATTATTTTTTGTTTATCTTTGTTTTTTAATAACAATAAAGATGAAAAACAAATCAGAAGCAAGACTTCGTCAATTTGATGTAGCATACATGGATATTGCAAAAAGGTGGGCTCTATTGTCTTATGCTGTAAAAAAACAAGTAGGAGCTATCATAGTTAAAGACCGGATGATAATCTCTGATGGCTTCAATGGAACGCCCAAAAATTTTGACAATAAGGCAGAAGATATGGACGGTAAGACGCACTGGTACACATTGCATGCGGAATCTAACGCCATCCTCAAATTATCAACTTCAACCCAAAGCTCAATAGGAGCTACTTTATATGTTACTTGTTGTCCATGCAGGAATTGTGCAAAATTAATTTTGCAATCCAAAATAGCAAGGGTCGTGTACGACGAAGATTATAAAACAACTGATGGCGTTGATTTCTTAAAAAAAGCCGGCATACAAGTTCAAAAAATGAGTGAGATTAAAAATAACTATACTAATATTATAGATGCCTTTGAACTGGATATGAAAGATAATAAATGCACTCATACACATAGTGCTATTTGGAAATCTCTTACAGAAAAAGATTTAGAGTCTGTTGATAGTGCTGCTAATTTCATATTAGAAAACCACACAGAGAATCTTTCTTTGATCAGAGCATACTTAATGGAAACGAATGCATATAAGATAAATCTAAAGAATCGAAACAAAGTATATGTTAAAGCAATTCAAATTTGTGATAATTCTGGTTTAAATACTGCAGATTTCTTGTCAAATCTTAAATAATATGGAATGTATTCCAGAAAATAAAATCATAGAGTATCCTATTAAAAAATTTGATAATCTTAATAGGGTAATTTATATAGATTGGAATGGAGTTGAGCGTTGCATTAATGTTTTTTGGGGTGACACAAATAAAATTAAAATAAAATATAGACTTTGGCATAGCGAAACAGAAGTTGAAGCTTATGACGAAAAAGGAAACGTTATTTTTCAAAGCTCTGCCGGAGTTATAGTTATAAAATTTCCAAGATTAAAAATTAAAGATGGAAAATTACTTTATACTGTTGAAAGAAAAAAAATAAAAGAATGGTTGAAAAAACTTGATTGTAATAAAAATTAATAATAAATTTGTAGAATAATTAAATTCATACGGAACTATAGATTTTATAATTTTTCATACTATTTATCTTCAAAAGATAAAAATTATGAAAAAAAGCAAAAAAACAGAAGTCTGTTGTGCAGTGTGTAAAAAAGTAGAATTTGTATACTTAAGTAGGGCAAAAAAATATAACACTTGTTCTGTTGAATGTATGGGTGAATATAATAAATCACCTAATAATGTAAAATGTTTTTCTTGTGGAAAAGAATTTCACTTACAACCAAAAAGAACAAAAAGACTTACTGATGAAAAACATATAACTTGCTCAATGAAATGTGCTGGTGAATTAAAAAAAATTATTTACCTCGGTAGGAATAATCCAAATACAAAATATATGATTGATGATAATTTTTTTAAAAAAGTAGATACGGAACAAAAAGCGTATTTGCTTGGATGGATAGCTAGTGATGGAAATTTAGCTCCAAATGGTACAATAAATATTTCTATTCATAAAAAAGACAGGAAGTGCTTAGAGGAATTAAGAGATATAATTTGTAAAGATATTCCAATTTCTAATGGAAAAAAAAGTATGATAACGCTTAGAATTTGTTCAACTACAATGAATAATGATATTTGCTCACTTTTAAAAATAAAACCTGAAAAAAAATCAGACATAGTTGATTTTCCAAATTTAGAAAATGACGATTTAAAATGGGCATTTATAAGAGGTTTTTTTGACGGAGATGGGTGTGTATCTTTATTTACTGAAACACACGCTGCTCCTAGTTGTAATATAGCTACTAATTCAAAATTAATGCGTAAAGGAATTATTGAATTTGTTAATATACCAAATTGGACTAACGATGTAGACAAAATAGAATGGTATGGAAATAATGCTCTTGATTTTTTATCTAAAATATATGACAATAGCTCTATTAAATTACAAAGAAAGTATGAAAGATATTTAGACATTTCTGCTTGGGTTCCATCTATATCTTATAGCAGACATTTTAAAACTGAACATTTTAAATTCTCAAAATCTATAAAAGAAGCTGTATCACCATCTAAAACAAGAGCTTCAGATTCTGGATATGATTTGGTTATACTTAAAAAGATTAAAACCATTGGAGAAGTTGAATTTTATGACACCGGAATAAAAGTTAAACCTACATTTGGATATTATTTTAATTTAGTACCAAGAAGTTCAATAACAAAGACTGGATATATGTTAGCAAATTCAATTGGCGTTATTGATAGAACATATCACGGTAGTATAATAGTCCCTTTAATAAAAATTGATAAAAATGCACCTGACATTCAATTGCCAGCAAAAATAGTTCAAATCATACCAACTTCCATAATTCATGTAGAGTTTAAGGAAGTTGAAGAACTTGAAGAAACACAGCGTGCAGAAGGGGGATTTGGAAGTACAGATTTGAAAAAAAATAAAAATAGTTCAATATAACTTTGAAAATAGTTTTGAAATTATTATTTCTGAATAAAAACAAAATATCCGCAACAATTACACAACAAATACGTTTATAATAAAAAATAACATTTAAATTTTATAATATGCAAGACGAATTAAATAATGATGAAAATCAAGGTCCGGTAAATCCGAATGAAACATCAACTCGAAAAAAAGACAAGTCAAAAACTCCTATGTTGGATAATTTTGGCAAGGATTTGACCAAAATGGCATTAGAAGGAAAACTTGAGCCTGTAATCGGAAGAGAAAAAGAAATCGACCGGGTGATTCAGATTTTGAGTAGGAAAAAGAAGAATAACCCCGTCCTTATTGGGTTTCCCGGTGTTGGAAAAACTTGTATTGCTGAAGGTTTGGCAATGAAAATAGCTCACAAAAATGTTAGTAGGATTTTGCATGGAAAGAGAATTATTTCTCTTGATCTTTCTTTGATTGTTGCAGGTACTAAATATCGCGGACAATTTGAAGAAAGAATGAAAACTCTCATTGAAGAAATTGAACAAAATGAAGATGTAATTGTCTTTATGGATGAATTACATACAATCATTGGAGCGGGTAATGCTGCCGGAAGTTTAGATGCTTCTAATATGATTAAGCCAGCTCTTGCTAGAGGACAAATGCAACTCATAGGTGCCACAACAATAGACGAGTATAAAAAATCTATAGAAAAAGATGGTGCTATGGAACGTCGTTTTCAAAAAGTTATGGTTGATGAACCATCAGTAGACCAAACAAAAGAAATTATCAATCAATCTAAAGGGATGTATGAAGAATTCCATGGAGTTGTATTTGAAAATGCTGCTATTAATGCGGTTGTTGATTTGGCTGATAGATATATTACTGGACGATATTTTCCAGATAAGGCATTTGATGTGCTGGATGAAGCTGGTTCAAGAATACATATTGACAATTTAAATACTCCTCCAGAAATTATTCAAATTGAACTTGAAATCGAGGAAACAAAAACACAAAAAGATATTTTTGTTAAAACTCAACAATACGAACAAGCTGCAAAAATTAGAGATAAAGAAAAAGAATTAAGCAGAAATCTTGAGTTAAGGAAAGCGGAATGGGAAAAAACTGAAAAAAACAATCGTATTCCAGTTACAGAAGCTGATGTAGCTAAAGTTATTTCAAAAATGATTGGAGTACCAGTAACAAAATTAACTGAAGATGAAGGAGTAAAGCTTATTAATATGCCGGAAGAACTTAAAAAACGTGTTGTTGGTCAAGATAATGCGGTTGTTAAAGTAGCAGAGGCTATTCAGCGAAACAGAGCTGGACTTAATAATCCAAATAAACCAATTGCATCATTTATATTTTTAGGCTCCACCGGTGTAGGTAAAACGGAATTAGCAAAAGCTTTAGCTCAATATCTTTTTAATGATGAAGATGCTATGATTAAAATTGATATGAGTGAATATACAGAGCCTCATAATATAAGTAGATTGACTGGAAGTCCTCCAGGATATGTGGATAGCTCCGAAGGTGGTCAGCTCACAGAGAAGGTTCGCAACAAACCATATTCAGTTATTTTGTTTGATGAAATCGAAAAAGCTCATCCACTTGTACATAATATTTTCCTTCAAATACTTGATGAGGGTAAACTTACAAGTGGACTCGGAATAACTGTGAACTTTAAAAATACTATAATTATTATGACTTCCAATGTTGGAACTAAAGAAATGTCTGAATATAAATCTGTTGGATTTGGTCTTGGAGAACGTAAGAGTGTTGATATTGAAGAAATTGTTAAAAAAGCTCTTAAGGGAAAATTTAAACCAGAATTTTTAAATCGCCTCGATGAGCAAGTTATTTTTAATCTTTTAACAAAAGAAAACATAAATGAAATAACCGGTATTCATATTAATAATTTTTCAAAATTAGTAGAGAAACAAGGTTATAAACTTGAAGTTAGTAAATCTATGAGAGAAATCATTGCAAAAGACGGTTTTAGTGAAGAATTTGGCGCAAGGCCAATTTTGAGGATGATAACAAAATATATACAGACACCGATTTCTAAGGATTTACTTTTAAAAAAATTCACAGCAGGCGACACAATATATGTTGACTGGGACAAAAAAAAAGAAGAAGTAAAAGTTACTTCTAAAAAGTAAAAAAGAAAGCCTGAAATTATTCAGGCTTTTTTATGCAAAAAAACTTTTACTTCCATTCCAATATTCTGAATAAGTTCTTTCTATGTGATATGGTAAAAAATTTGGTAAATTATTTTTTTCCTTTTCTTCTATATATTTAGAACGATTAGATATGTCTGGCCTATTGTCTTTTAACCATTTTTTTGCTTCATAAAAATTTAAAAATTCTTTTTTTGAATATTTGTTATTATAATTATAAAGAAAATCTTCAATACTTATCCATGTATTTTTTGTTTTATATGTTCTTTCAGGATTGTATGGTAAAAAATATATTTTTTCACTTTGAATATATAATCTATAGTCTTGTAGTGTTTCTAAATTAGGATTATTATTCTTAAGAAAAATTTTTGCATCATTATAATTTAACATTGTTTTCTTGACAGAGTTAGAGTTATAGCCTTTTGATAATTTATTTAAAAAATCTTCCCACCCAATCCATCCTTTATTTTTAAAAACATCTTTTGGGCATTTCGGTATATGAGTTGGTAATTTATATTTTATTTTTTTGAAATCACTTTCAAATATTAAATCTGGATATTTTTCGTTAATCCATTTTTTACATTCTTCATAAGTTATGAAATATTTAATTTTACCTCCGCCACGAGGTCCAAATTGTCCACCAATTTGTAGATTGGTTAGTTTGCAACCTTTTTCTTTGTAAAAATTTATCCAAAATCTTTCTCTTTCTTCCCAGTTATGTTCGTTAACTATTTCAATTATTTTAATATCTATTTTTCCGCCTTTAACTATTATAGACTGCATCCACTTATCTTTATAGGTTTTTTTAAACTTTGAAATATATTTATGTTCACTTAATCGTCCTTTTATTGTTCTTTCTGTTTTTCCTATATATTTTATTTCCTCTGGTGTATTAGCTTCGAATAATCCATATATTATAATTTTTTTCATTTTACTGATTTTAGCCTCGTTCATACTTTTGAGGTAATATTATGTAAATATGATAATTATTTAAGAAAATGAAATAGTTATTATTTTATTAAGATTTATTTTATTTTACAATAAAAAATATTACATTTGTCAACACATAAACAAACTAAAAAATATAATATGCAAAACATTATTGAAAAATTTGAAATAGCAGGAAAAAGCGCCAACATAAATAAAAAGCTAATCTCCAGTTCGACCAACAAATTAATTGACCATTCTATTAAAAATCTATCTCCAAGTGTAATAGAAGAATCAAGTTCTGGACAATTAATATCATATGATGTGTATTCTCGTCTTTTAAAAGATAGAATAATCTATTTTTGCCATCCGGTAACTACTGAAACTTCTAATATTGCAATAGCACAAATATTGTTTTTAGAAATGACTGAAGGTAAAAAAGATATTACATTTTATATCATGAGTCCGGGCGGGGAAATTGACTCAGGAAGCGCAATTTTAGACACATTCGAGCTTGTTTCGTGTGATATTAAAACGGTTGGAATGGGAGTTGTTGCAAGTATGGGTACAATGCTTTTATCAAGTGGGACGAAAGGTAAAAGATATGCATTACCAAGTTCAAGAATAATGATGCACGAATTAGCATCTGGATTTGAAGGAAAAATGAAAGATTTAAAAGTAAGTTATGAACAATGTCAAATAATGGAAAAAAGATTGTATGAAAAACTTTCTAAAAATACAGGACAGGATTATGAAACAATATTCAATAAATGTCAAAAAGATTATTGGGTTTCAGCAGAGCAAGCAGTTGGAGAAGGATTAATTGACGAAGTTCTAATAAAAAGAAAATAAGAGGTAGGGAGCAAAAATAACCAAATCTCAAGTAAGCGGAGTGTTGTATAATACAACATTCCGTTTTACCTTTTTAAAAAATTAATATTTTTAAGTACAAATTTAAATAATTAGATAAAGCGTAATAGATTTATTTTTTTTTCATATTTATTATTAAATATAAAAAATGAGAAAGAAATGGACAGAAAAAGAAATTGATTTTTTAATAGAAAATGTAAAAAAAATCACATTAAATGAAATAGCAGAAAAATTAGAAAAAAAAATAAGTGTAGTTAAATCTAAATTATATAAATTAGGTATATGCACTATTAAATGGTCAAAAGATGAGGATGATTTATTACGTGAAAATTTTCCACTTAAACCAACAAGATTATTAATTGAATTATTTAAAAACAGAACTAGGAGTTCTCTTCTAAATAGAGCAACATTTTTAGGATTGAAGAGAAATAATGAAGCTAGATTTGTTTATAAAAAATATAAATACAATGTTAATCATAATTTTTTTGATGATTTTTCACTTGAAAATTGTTATTGGGCTGGTTTTATATCAGCTGATGGATGTGTAAAACCTATTAATTCTTTATTAAGTATAAAATTAAGTAGTAAAGATGTTGAGCATTTAGAAGTTTTTAAAAAAACAATAAATTCTAATGCTCCAATATTCATTAGAGATAACAACTCTTTTGGTACTGAACATAAATCAGCAACTATAGACATATATTCAAAAAATATAATAAATAAATTAAAAATAAATTTTTTAATTACTAATAAAAAAACATTTACAGCAGTGCCTCCAACAATAAAAAATTCAAATCAAAAAATAGCATTTATAATTGGGTTATTAGATGGGGATGGTTCAATATATAAAATTAATAATAATTTAAGAATAACATTTTTAGGCACATTAAAAATGCTTGAATGGATTAAAGAAACATTAAAAACAACATTATTTGTTGATGTGAATCAAAAAATACATCAAAAAGGTAAAATATATTCTTTTGCTATATCTAACAAACCAGTATTAAGTTTAATAGAGTGGGTTAAAAAAAATGAAATATATTATTTAAATAGAAAAATTGGAAAATATGTCTGAAAAAGAAAGTCTCTATAATATTCTTGAAGTAGACAAAACAGCATCTCAAGAAGAAATAAAACAATCTTATAGAAAATTAGTAAAAAAACATCACCCAGATAAGGGTGGGGATGAAAATACTTTTAAAAAAATTTCTAACGCATATGATATTTTATCCAACCCAGAAAAGAAAGCTAAATATGAAAACGATGGCATGTTTAATGATGGTGGTTTTGGATTTAATCCTCACAGTATGGCGGATGAATTATTTAGAAGGCATGCTGAATCATTTGGGTTTAGAGGTGGTAGTAGTAGACATGCTCAACAAACAAAAACTAGAAGAGGTGGAGATTTAAAAATAAGAATTTCATTAACTATTCATGAATTAATTACAGGTGCACATAAAAAAGTAAAATTACAAAGAGAAATAAATTGTCCAGACTGTTCTGGAACTGGTGCTAAAAATAAAGAATCGATAGTAAAATGCAGTGTATGTGATGGTACTGGTATTGTTACAATAAGACAGAATACGCAAATGGGAATGATGATTCAACAATACACTTGTCAGCATTGTGGTGGAGAAGGAAAAGAAATTAAAGAAAAATGCAATTCCTGTAAAGGACAAGGGATGATTTCGAATAGTGATGAAGTAGAATTTGATATTCCAGCCGGTGCAGTAGAAGGAATAAATTTAAACATTAATAACGTTGGAAACGAAGCAAGAGGCGGAGGGAATAACGGAAGTCTTATTATTGAAATAACAGAGATTGAACATCCTATTTTTAAAAGAGAAGGCAATAATATTTTAACTGATGTTTTTATTAGTTATTATGATGCTGTGATTGGGAATGATTCTTTAGAAATAAATACTGTTGATGGAAACGTTAAAGTCAAAATAGAGCCAGGAACAGAGTCTGGCAAAATCCTACGTTTAAAAGGTAAAGGAATTCCTAATATAAATAATCCTTCTCAAAGAGGCGATCAAATGGTTTATGTAAATATTTTTGTTCCAAAGACATTAACAGAAGAAGAAAGGAAATCTATTACAGAACTTAAGAATGTTAAATCAGCTGAGCCGGATAGTGAAAAAACACAACATTTAAAAGGTGTTTATTCTCGCATTAGAGAATATGATGAATTGCATTAAAAAATGAAAATCTTAACAGAAATACAGGAAAAATTATTATTAGAACAAGCCTTAATAAAAGAAGCTTTGGACAGATTTAGAGATCTAAAAATTCCTATTGAGCGCTCTGTCATTGTAGAAAAGTGGCGAAAGCCAAATGTATCTGTCCCAGAAGGTACATTATATTATACTATTAATTACATCGAAATGTGTTGGTATAATTCAAACGGAAACCTTCATAGTTTTAATGATATGCCATCTAAAATTTCTTTTAATTCAAGCGTTTGGATAAATGTGGAATGGCATAATAATGGAGAGCCATATCGTAAAAATTTTAAGTTTAATAAAGTTATAGTTCAATCTCATTTTTTAACTAATATTATGGGAATAGAATTTCATTGGTTAAACAAAAGAGGAGAATTACACAGTTTTAATGATATGCCGGGTCTTATTAGTTCAGATGGTATTGTTTGGTATAATAAAGGACGAGCATATAGAAGAACTTATTGTTTAAATACAGAATTACCATGTAGTATAAGTAAAAATGGAGATATGGTTTTTCAAAAAAACAAAGATGATTCACCTGAATACATAAAATACCCATTTTCAAAGAAAAATTATGCCCACGCTATATTAATTGGATTAAGAAATTATGAGAAATATGTTGACTGGCCAATTAGGGCAATGTTGACATTATAAACTTTTATTGATATATTTACAATTATGAAAAAACTATTAGATTTTTTAAACAAATATGGTATTTTAATGCTTCTATCCTTTGGATTTATGACATTCTTAAATACTTGCGGGACGAAATCAGTCAACGAAAGAAATGGACGAAGAATTGATAAACTGGAGAAAGCAATAATAATGACTGATTCAATTCTGTCATTAAAAATTTCTTCTGAGAAGATGGATATTCTTTTAAAGATTAATGCAATAGAAATAGCCAGAGAGGTAGTTTACACTAATAACGCCATAGTTAGGACATCTGAACGTCCGGATGATGTGATAAACAAATACAACATTCAAATAAAAGAACTTCAAGAAAAACTAAAAAATGTCAGATAATAAACAAAAAGCTTCATGGTGGATAGTAATCGCTTTCATGATTGTACCATTTAGTGTTAGTTTGGTAAGTGCACTCCATGTTGTTAGTTTTTTTGAGCTTAGTAATTACAAAGCAATTTCCATAGTTCTTGCTGTTGTTTTTGAGCTTGGGGCACTTTCCTCATTGGCTGGGATAGTTGCCATGGATAAAATAAATAAAGGTACAGTTTGGGCTATTTTTATCCTTTTAACAACGTTTCAAATGATGGGGAATACTTATTATTCCTACGATACCACTACAACAAAAATGATTACTGATTCTAATTTAATTAAGAATTTTACTGAATTGTTTGGGTTTAGCGTATATGATGCAAGTGATATAATATTTGTGAAAAGGATAATTGCAATATTGTCCGGAGCTATATTGCCGATTATATCTTTGTGTTTTCTTGATTTGCTTATGAAATATATTACAAGTTCAAATAAGGAAGAAAAATTAGAAAACAAAATCGAAGAACCAGCAAAATCTATTAAAACAGAAGAGGAACCTGTAAAACCAATCGAAGAACCGGTAAAATTCATTAAAACAGAAGAGATACCTGTAAAATCAATAAAAGAGCCTTCAGAACCAATAAAACCAATAGAAAACACACAAGAAGATGGTTTTAATGAATATGTTAAAACCAAAAAAGAAAAACTTGAAAAAGATTGGATAAATTACTCTGAATTATTAAAAGTTCTCTATAAGGAAGGAACGGCTCAAAATGGTGAAGAACTTCCTTCTTATAAGGATTTTGTTACTATGGTTGATGAAAAAAGATTTGATGATAGTGTTGTGAAAATATTTTTGACGATTTGTAATTACTTATCAATTACCAAAGTAAGCGGTGAACAAAAAATAGCATTAATGTCTTATGAAGATGCCAAAACTAAGTTGGAAGGTTATTTGGCGTTTGGAAATATTTAATCATATGAAAGATTACAAAGGATTAAGGTTAGAAGATTATATTGAAATTACTGGAGATTCTATTATCAATACAATCAATTCCTTTAATCTTGATTTTGACATAAATTCTTTGCAAATAAAAGAATTAATAAAAGAAAAAGCAGAAGAAGTTTTTAGAGAAAAAAAATTAATATCTGATTTATACGATTCTATTAAAAAAAGACCAGCCTTTAAAGAAGATATTATTGATTTTTTGTATAGAGATGCAGTTAGAAAAGTTTTGGTAGAAAAATATAATCATGGATAGTTTACATATTTATCTCGATGATTTCCGGCATCCATATGACGCTTTTAATATTTTAAAAGATACTGACTATCTTAAATTGAAATGGGTTGTAGTTCGCTCTCATGATGAATTTGTTAAAACTATAACAAATTTTTTTTCAGAAGGAAAATGGCCAGCAATTATATCTTTTGATCATGATCTCGATGATGAACACTATACTATCGGAGAAAAGACTGGGTATAAAGAATTTGACTACTCCTTAACAACTATTCCTACAGGATTTCATTCAGCTCAGTGGATAATAGAATTTTGTAAAACAAACAATCTTAATCTCCCGGCATTTAAAGTGCATTCTCAAAGTACTGCAGGAAGAAAAAATATCACTGCTATTTTAGAAGAATTTTCCAATTCTAAAAAATAATCTTAATTGTTAATAAATATATTTTTTAATATTGAAAAATTTATTATTTTTGTCGGGAATTAATTTATTAACCTAAAACCTAAAAAATATGTCACACTACACCGTATTAGTCTTGAATGATAACCCAGAAGAGCAATTAAAACCATTCGATGAAAGTTTAAAAATAGATTTTCAAGATTGTACCGAAGAAGTAAATAAAAGCTGGGAAAAAGATACTATTAGTGAATGGTATGCCGATGTAGATGCAACAATTACAAAAGAAGATTTTGAAATTCTTGAAAAAGAAGGAAAGTTAGAATTGAAGGATTTTCCTCCTGACCCATGTCATAGTTACAAATTTATAACCGGAAATAGAGTAAGAGTGAATTATGAATTTCCAGAAGAAATCTGGAGAAATACAGAACATGCAAGATTTTCAGAAGATATATATGTGAAATTAATCAATGTAATAAAAGATGAAGAATCCAGACCTATTAAAATAATTTTTGCTTCACTTGAAAAAATTGATTCTCCTAAACAAATTTCTATGAAAGAAAAATATGGTTCATTTGAAAAATTTTTGGATGAATATCATGGATACAAAAAAGAAGAAGATGGACGTATGGGTTATTGGAATAATGAAAAAGCAACTTGGGATTGGTATACACTTGGTGGACGTTGGACCGGAATGTTAAAATTAAAAGAAGGAGCTACCGGTAAAACTGGTAAACCAGGATTGCAAACAGAAAAAGCTGATGCTGGATGTGTAGATTCTGCAAGAAAGTGTGATATTGATTTTGTAGAAATGTCAAAGAAAGGCTTAGAAGAAAGTGCTATAACTTATGATAAATTTCTTGAGAAATATGAAAACGATAAGGAATGTAAATCATATCATCCATATTTTGAATATGGAGTAAAAGGAGAAATGGAAGATAAAGTTTTTATTCCGGAAACAAAAGAATCTTATATAAAAAGACATGCAAGTTTTGTGACATTTGCTGTTTTAAAAAATGGAGAATGGTTTGAACGTGGAAGAATGGGCTGGTGGGGAATCGCATCTGATGAAAAATCTAATGAAGTTTGGGATAATGAATTCAACAAATTAATCAGTGAGTTACCGGAAGAAACTTTATTATCAGTGTATGATTGCCATATCTAAACAATGATAACTCTACATTTTCCATATAAACTTGAGAGAAAAGTACTGTTTGAAAAAACAGGAATTAATACTGAAGATGATATTAAACATAATTTCGAAAAAATGAACTCAAAAAATAAAATTGCTATTTTTATATCTTCTATTATAAGTATGTTTTTTGCATACATAACTACAGCATTTTTTGCTTTAAATTATAATTTAATATTTTGGAGCACGCCTTCCAGATTTATGTTTCTTATAATTTCTCTTATAGGAACCGCTCTTACTTATTTTTACTGCAGTTATCAAGTTTCTATGCGGTATGATACTGAAAATAAACGTTATAATGAAATTGAAATAAAATCTTTAACTATAAACTGGTTTAAAAAGTTATTATCCATTTTTGTATTTTATTTTTTTACAGTATTCGGTTTTAGTTTAATTATTATATTTTGTACAATGAGTATAGATATAACAAAGATGAGTGATGGAGAAAGAGCAATAATGGGATTGTTTTTTTATATAGGAACAATAATATTTTGTTTGTTAGCTTATAATAATAATTTGAAATTCATTTTAAAAATAGAACAATGAAAAAAGGTAAATCCTATCTATTCGAAGTTCCAGATGGTAAAAAGCTGGTAGCTCAGTTTGTTAAAACTGAAAATGGTTGTCATGTTTTAAAATTTAGTAAGTGCGATTGGAAGTTTTATTCCAACCGAACAAAGAAAATATCCACATCAAGATTTGAATCTGGTGTTGCTTGTTTTGAAGGGACTGACCATTTGATATTGAAAGAAATAAAATGATAGAAGATGTAAAATATAATTCCGAAGGGAAGTTATCTGTTAATCAAACTCTATTTGGAGACTGCCTTGAGGTTATGAAATTAATTCAGGACAAATCCATAGATTTTATTTTTGCAGACCTTCCCTTCGGTTGAGAAACTACTCAATGTCCATGGGATTCCATAATTGACATTCCTAAATTATGGGAACAATATGAACGTATTATTAAAGATAATGGTTGTATTGCTTTATTTGCTCAGACACCATTTGATAAAGTTCTTGGTGCCAGCAACCTGCCTTTATTGAGATATGAATGGATTTGGGAAAAAACACATGCAACTGGGCATTATAATGCAAAGAAGATGTGTATGAAATCGCATGAAAACATTTTGATATACTATAAGAATCTTCCTACATATAATCCACAAAAAACAACCGGGCATAAACCTGTAAATTCATTTACCAAGAAAATTGATATTGGAAACAAGACAAGAGTTTATGGTAAAGGAAATAAAGAAATTGTTGGTGGAGGAAACACCGACAGATATCCAAGAAGTGTATTGAAATTTTCTTCTGATAAACAAAAAAATAAAAACACAGAATTTATTCATGATACCCAAAAACCATTGGAGTTGTGTAAGTATTTCATTAAGACATATACCAATGAAGGTGATTTAGTTTTGGACAATTGTTCCGGCAGTGGCACAACCGGTTTAGCAAGCAAAGAGCTAAAAAGGAATTGGATAATGATTGAAAATGATGAGAAATTTTATGAAATGAGCAAAAGGAGGACTATCTAATGTCTGAATTATTAGAACAATTAAAAAAGGAACATAATTCAATGTTTGCATCGTTTTTTAAAGAATTTCATTCCGAGCCTTATTGTAGGAAACATCCAAATGTTTTAAAAGTTTCCACAATTGAAAGTGTTGATTATGGTGTTTCTGGAAATGTAACATTTTGTAAACGATGTCCTATTTGTTTAAACACATTTGAAAGAGTAGTTTTAATTGAGAAATATAAGTAAAATTATTGAAAATGTCATTCTGATGCTTTACGTTTTTTTAAGCACTCGTTTATCTTATCAAATTTTGAATTTATTAAATTCATTGTATCTGTAAGTTTGTTCATTTTTAATGTTCTAATTTTATTTTTTGAAGCACGTTTGTAATTTTCTTTAAGCTTCGAATAATCTGTAGTATCTGAAAAGCTAATTTTAAATATTTTAACAGAATCTATTTTTATTGAATCTAAAATTGATAACAAAGCTGAGTCTACCATTTCAAAAGAATGAATTGAGTCTGATTGAAATTTTTGACCACATTTTCTATCGCTTTGTTGAGCGCATGAAAAAATAATAAATAAAATAGATAAGTAAAAAAGGTATTTAATTTTATGCAACATTATTTAGCAGTTATTATGTCGTATATTTTATCGGCTTTTTCATTTAACTTAGAAACCTCCTTCGTTAATTCATTTAAACGATAATCCATAACTTCCGGATTGTATTTACTTAACTTATTTTCAAGTTCTATAACCTTAGCTTGATTATCATCTACTTTGAATTTCATTGTATAGTATATTCCCACCAATGAAGATATATAAATAACTACCATAACAACTGTTTTTAAAGGTACGTTAAGTTTTTCTAAATCGATTGCCATGGTGGTTAATTTATAATAAATATTGCGTTTTTTATTTTTTCTTATATATTTACTTAAAAACTTACAGATATGAAAGAGAAAAAAGAAGAACAAAATGAAGTAAGATTAAACTTCATGGTTTCAAAAGAATTAAGAAAAAACTATAAAAAACATTGTATTAATAATGACATTGACATGTCAAAGAGAATACGAGAGCTTATGGAAATGGATTTAGAAGGGAAGATTTAAGATGTCAAAAAAATTAACAACAGAAGAGTTTATTGAAAGAGCTAAAATTATACATGTAAACAGAATAACTAATGAATCAAAATATGATTACAGTTTAGTTGAATATAAAAATAGCAAAACTAAGATTAAAATAATTTGTAAAGAACATGGTGTTTTTGAGCAAACGCCAAATGATCATTTATCTGGTTGTGGATGTGTTGAATGTTCTGGACTCAAAAAATTAACAACCGAAGAATTTATTGAAAAGTCTAACAAAGTTCATAGTAATATATATGATTATTCATTAGTAGAATATTTTAACAATAATACAAAAGTTAAAATAATATGTAATAATCATGGAGTTTTTGAACAAATTCCAGCAAGTCATTTGGGTGGGCATGGATGTGGTAAGTGTGGCGGAACCGCATTAAGAAACACGATAGAGTTTATTGAAAAATCTATAATTATTTATGGATATACATATAATTATGAGTTAGTTGAATATGTTAATTCTATAATTAAAGTTAAGATAATTTGTAAGAAACATGGTGTTTTTGAGCAATCACCAGATAAACATTTAGCTGGACACCAATGTCCTTTTTGCGGATTTGAAGAAAGTTCCTTAAAAAGAGCTAATACTTCTGAATATTTTATTGAAAAATCGAAAATTATACACATAAATGAAAAAACATGTGAACCAAAATACGATTATTCAAAAGTTAACTACGTTCAAAACAAAACTAAGGTAATAGTAATTTGTCCATTACATGGAGATTTTCAAATAACTCCAAGCTCACATTTGAATGGATATGGATGTAAAAAATGTAATTTTTCAAAAATATCAAAGGGAGAAAAAGGTATAATTGAATTTTTAAAAAAGAATAACATCGAATTTATACATCAACATAAATTTAATGATTGCATAGGAATATCAAATAAATTACCATTTGATTTTTATTTACCAAAATACAATACTTGTATAGAATTTGATGGGAGACAGCATTTTGAATCAGTCAAAAAATTTGGAGGAGAAAAAAATTTTTTGGATATACAAAGAACTGATAACATAAAAAATAAATATTGTTTAAATAACAATATAAAACTTATTAGAATTTCATATTTAAATTTGAAAAATATAAATGAAATTTTAGAGAAAGAATTCAACTGTATTGAGTAATGTTTAGTTTTTAGTTCCTGGTTCTACGCTTAAATGCGAAAGAGTTATTATATTATTTCTCTTTTTAATAAATTCTAATTTATTTAACATCCATTCTAAGGATTTTAAATGAGTGTTTTCTGTTGGTTTTAATAATGCTCTGTGTTGTTCTGTTGATTCCATAATTTCGCCGTCAAAGGTATATTCCTCATTATTTTCATACCAAATTTTTTCTTTTGAGTCATATAAAAATAAAGGGAACTGTTGGCCATAACTTACTGTGATGTAGCTTTTGTCTGGAAAAGATTCACCCCAGCAATGGCTACCTATAAAATTCTCTTTATTGCGAACTTTTTCTAACCCATCCTCATTAGTAAGTCTTTCTTCGTCAATCATCATTTCATCCATTATACCACATTCAAACAAATGTTTTCTTATGGCCTTTCTTATTTTATTTTCGTTAATCATTTTTTTAATTCTTTTAATATTCGTATGTTAACACGTTTCATTATTTCATTTACAATAAAAGATTCAGTAAGTGATTGGTCATCCGGACCTAAATCTTCTATATTTTCAGGTTCTTCTTCTTTTTCTTCTGGTTCTACTTTGAAAAGATATTTATCAGAAGGTATTGATACTTCTTTGCCGGCATTATCAATTATAATAAAATTATCTAATCCTTGAGGTTCAAAAAATTCTTTCGGCTCTATTCTTTGTATTGTATATTCTTTTTTGCTTGAAAGATTTTTATATTCTTCTGGATTTATTTTCATGAGTACAGGAAGATTGGATATTTTAACTTTTTCTCCAACTTGTATTCTTTTTGGAAATGCAATATCTCCTAATGTATCCGAATCAACTCCTTCTTCTTTCTCTGTTTCTAATGGAACCCATTCCCCTTTTGGATCTCCTGTTGCTATGTCAATTCCTGTTTGCTTAAAATATTCTAAAGGATTTTCTTTTTCTCCTTCTTCTCCAACTCCTTGTACTGAAAAAGCGTATTTATTATTGGTGAAATTTACTTTTATTCCTGTTTTGTCTTTAATGTATTTTTGAAAAGAGCCATTTTGAACGTAAAATGTTATAACTTCTTCCATTCTTTTTTTTATTTGTCTCACTGTTCCGGCTGGTTTTCCTAAAATATCAGATATTTCAGATAAAATATGTCCTTGAAATAATAATTTTGCTACTTCTAAAAATGAAGGATTTATACCACCGTGTTTTATATTTGATTGTAAACGACTTATAATAAAATTTTGCATTACATCTGATAATTCTTTTGCAGCTTCTTTTTGAGAAGTGCTTTTTTGTCCTTCTTCTCCAGTGATTCTATCACTTTTTGTTTGGTCAACATCTTCATCTGAATCTCCAAGTGGCTCATCTAATGAGCTTCCTTTTAATCCTCCACTTGATTGACCTAATGCTGTTTTTGCATACTTAGATTGAACTTGTGATTTCGCTCTTGAAGTAGCATTAAATATTATATTAGAAGGAAGTTGTCCTCCTCTACTTGGATTAAAGTTTTCTAAAGAATAATCAAAAGCATCTTCAATAGCACTTGAAACTATTGCTCGTAAATTCTCACCATCAATTGTCTTTCTGCCGGTTTTTTCAACAAAATTATAAATACCAGCATTTTTAGCAACAATTCTTGAAATTAATGAAGGTCTATTTCCTCCACTACCTTTTTCAAAAGAAGTAAATTCATCTGGTTGAACCATTGCTATAAATAATACATCTCTAATATTTTTCTTTTCATTTTCAAGAGTGCTATCATCTTTATATAATGAAGCTAATACTGTTGTAATGAAATTAAACTGTTTAATCTTATGTCCTTCAGACATTTTGTTATAATTGAAATTATTTCCAAGTCTTCCAGTTGTTTTTGCTTTTTCTATTAATTCATATAAATCAACTAATTCATCTTCACTAAAATTTTTTGATAATTCATTAATTTTTGCACTTATATTAGAGAAATCCAAATCCAAATTAGACTCTTCTGGGTTCATCGTATCTACTTGGCCAACGTCTTCTTTGCTGTCTAATTCAGAACTGTCATCAAATTCTTCATCATTAGCAATTTCTTCTTCTTTCAAGATTTTAAAAGTTCTACTTATGATGAACTTTTTTAAACTTTCAAATGTTAATTTTTTGTTTTCCATTTTATTTATTTGTTTTTTTAAATCTTTCTACCATAAGCTCTCTTACAACTTTTCTTATATGATTTTCTGATAATTGTGATGACATTTCATAATTTTTAAGTAAATCATTTAATAAATCTCTATCTTTCTTTATTGCTGGATTCTCTAACCCTTCAAATCCGAAAAACTTTCTTAATCCCAATCTTAAAGAATTTATAAATTCTAATGTTTTGTCTGTTAATGATTTTTTTTCTTCTGCAGACTCTGCTGTTTTATATAGAGCTTGTTTTGTTTCTGGATTAAATAAATTTTGAGGCAATTCTATATTTTTTGCAAAAGCAACTTTAGAAAGTTGATCAATAATTTTTTCTGTATTTCCAACTAATTTCCCACCTGTATCCCATACATAACTAAACGGTACCTCTCTTATTTTTTGATACTTATTTATAAGTCCACTATCCTTGTATGGGAGAGCAATTTTCCCATTTTCTTTTTCTACTTTTCCACCTTTGTGAGTATAAGGATTATAAGCGTTTACTATTTTTGGTGTACCATCTACATTTCTAAAATAAACTGTTCTTGTGTATTTTGGAACCATTCTACCATATTGCAACATAAGTCTTAGTGCTTCGATTAAAGCATCTTTGTATTTCGTACCTAATTCTTGTGGTAGTGCCGATGTTTTTGAAGTTGATTTAACATATCTATTAGAAAGATTTATTTCTTTTCCAGCATCATCAAGTATAGTGTATATATAAACCGTATTCCCGTTTTTATCGTTTTTGCCTGTTGCTTCTTTTTTTGTTACTGTGTATTCTTTTTTCGAATTAAGATTTTGAAATATTTCTGGACTTTTTGTTTTCTCCGGGTCTAATAATTCATTAACCCTTTCTAATCTAACTTTCTCTCCAATTTTTAAATCAGTACTTAACATTTCAATAGAAATTTCATCAAGAATGTTATCAATTTCAGTTTTTGCTAAACGCATTGCTTCGCTAACAGGAACTCCTTCATACATGGCTTTTTCAGCTATGGAGCCTTCTCCTGGTTCGTATATTGCTTTAGTTAAATCCTCCGGCTTGTCCTTTGAAACGCTTTTATAAAATTCATTTGGATTTTTCAGAAATCTAGCACTTAGAGGAGAAATTTTTCCATCTTCTTCTTTTGCTCCAAAAAGCCCTATAGCATCCATTGCATCCTTAAATGTATATCTGAAAAAGGGTTTTTTTACTATTTCACCATCTTTAGTTTTAACTTTAAATGTGAATGGACTAATTGTAACTTCATAATTTCCTTCAATAGCTTTTTCAGGATTTAATTTAGAATCAACAACAAGAGGAGCAGTTTCTGCAACAAGTCTTCGTTCAACCTCTGTTCTATCCAATACGTAGTCACTTATGCTTCTTAATTGGTCAATTACTTTATGTTTAACAACTTGAATAAACCAAGCTCCATAATTATTATATTTTTCCTGAGAATATTGTTTTTCTTTTGTTTGGTCTATAGCATGGTTTATACCATTTTCTGCAAATACAATGAATTGACTATCCTTTGGATTTTTTTTCCTTTTAAGTGTTTGTGCAAGTATTGGTATTACAGCTTTTCCATAAAAATCTCTAATAATATGTTCAGCATTAGCTATTACTAAATTTTTATATGGCCAGTTACCTAATAAAATCTCTTCTATATCAATATTTTCATCACCATTTGCTGGTAATGGCCTACCTGATAACATTCTTTGTAAAAATTCAAGTTGTTGTTTTCCTAAATCTGAAATCCCAACTAATTTTTTGCCATTTTCTTCAAATGTATGATAGCTAATTATGTTTTTATCTTTTATTTTTGGTTGCCATTTTGCTGATTGTACATTACCACCTTCTTGTCCAAATGTAACGGCGCTTCTTTTTGTTTTTTTATCTTTTTCTATAATTGCATCAATTTCTTCTTGGCTCATTCCAGCTTTTTTAAGACGACTAATTTCAGCTGGACTAATAATTGGAGTTACTAATCTTCCATATTCTCTTGAAGCTCCTGGTAGTTTTTGTATAGGCTTCTTTTCGATAACAGTTCCTTCTACACCACCTTCTTCTTCTGGCCTTGCACCAAGTGTTTTTGGTTTGTATTCTCCTGAAAGTTTTAAATTCGCAGCTTCATATTGATTTATATTATTCAATACCATGGATGCTTTCATGTCTTTCGTCAGTACTCCTTCGGATTTCCCTTTTATTTCTAAAGCTCTTCCTTCATCACCCATTAAATCTCCAATATCTCCAAAAATATCATCATCATCTTCTTTTAAAAGTTTTTTTGGCTCTGTTTTTTTTGAGTTTATAATGGTAGAATCGCTTTCATTAATGGTGTTTTGTGAAACTCCAGCTAATTTTGACATTCTTTGCAACTCATGAAGAAGATTTTCGTTTAATAAGGTCATAGCATTAGTTTTACAACTAAATAGATAGAAAAAGATAAAAAACTTGATAAAATTTTTTGGAATTAATAAAAAAATTTATAGATTTGCAGTGATTAAAAACAAACAAAAAAATAAAATTAAAACATGGTAATGAAACAACATTCATTTTTGGTAGATATCGGCAAAACTATGGTCGATACAAATAAAATAAGCTCAGAAGGAAAAGACAGTCAAAGAATGTACTGCCATTGCGGTAATAAAAAAGAGCTAAAAAGTAAAGCGAGAAGATTGCTTGTAAAAAAACACGACACTACTGTTGAAGACAAGCATAGTATTGAAACAATTAAATGTGATAAGTGCGGAAGCGTTTATGACAGTAAAAATCGTTTATTTCTTATTATTCCAGATGAAGATGAAATTTATAAAGTTTCATTTTTAGTAGAAGAAAAAGGAAAAACAATAACTCTTTTAAGACAAAAAACATTTGTTAGATACGATTCTTCTACTGATAAATTAAATGATAATATTGTCAGAACCGATTCAATTAAATTTGATAGAAGCAAAAACAAAACTGAAATTTTCTTAGAAAAGCCATTACTTGATAAAATATCAGTAAATAATAAGCAGAATGATGTGAATAACATTACGGAAGAAGTAGGTCTTTCAAAAATAGGAAGATTAGAACATTTTTTCCAATTTTATGATTTTGCTTCTTATGGTGGTCTTATAAATATATTCAATTTTTTTAACAAAATTGATGTTGTAGTAACTGACCTTGACGATATTAAGAAATTGATTCCTCAAATAAGTTATGCTTATAATAATCATGATGTTTTTGAAAAAACAGATGAAATAACCGGAGAGTCAATAACTTATAATAAAGTTGATAGCGGTTTTGGAGACGGAAAAAAAGAAGAGAAAAAATTAAATATAGGTGGGTATTTATCCAGATATGTTGAATTGTCTAAAATTTTTCTTTGTGTATCTGACTTCCAGAGTATTTCAACAATATTACTTACTAAAGGACAAGTGTTTTTTAAAGAATTTATCCACAGTAAAAACATTTTATCTTCTCAAGTTTATGAATTGTTTGAAGCAACATCTCCTACTAAAATATTGGAAATTTCTATGAATTGCGATATTAACGGTATGTTAAAAGGAAGTGGAGATAATGATACTAAGGAAGTTGCTAAAAAAGTCGTTAAAATATCAAAAACCATAGAAGATAGTCCTAACTATTTAAAGGTTAGTCCTTTGATTTATAAACACATAAGCACTCCACAGGATATGGAAATTTTGCTTAGTATATATCGTAAAAAATATATTTCCAAAACTGATATTGAAACTTTGTTTCAAAGTTATGATACTGAGCGTATTTATAAATTCTACAGAAATTTAGAAAAACAAAGAATTCAAGATAATGCCAGTTTTACAATCAAAAACATTAAACACATCTTAGATAGAAATATAGATGATGTTGTAAAAGGTGGCAATTCTGATTATTTGCATTTGTATACAGATACTATTAACTCAATGAGGCTGTTGGAGCTTTCTGATAATTATATTTATCGTATTAAAAGTAATGTCGAGTTAAAAACTATACATGATGACCTTGCAGCGAGATATGGAGCTATTAAAGATGCTAAAAAAGCAGAATTTTATAAAAAAGCAGCTAAGGAATTGTCAAACATAAATACAATTGTTGGCGATGTTGAATTGACAGTTATTCCAACTCTTGAGGACTTAAATAAAGAAGGTATGCTTATGAATCATTGTATTTATACATACCTTGATCGAATTGTTAATAGAGATTATATGGCTGTCCATGTACAACATATAATTTCAAATGAAAGAGCAACTTTGGGTTTATATCGTAAAAATGGAGGCCTTGAATTTGATCAGTTAAAAGGTTATCGTAACTCAAGAGCCTCAAGAGAGTTAATTGAAGGAGTACTGGAGTTTATACAAATTAACAAAATACAATCTTCTTCCAGAAACAGTGATTTAACACCTTCTGCCGGAAGCATAACCAGAATGCATGATTATTTAAGTGACGAAGAAGTCATGAAAATAAGAAAAGAAAGAGAAAAAAAGGAAAATATTGAGATGGAAAAAGCAAAATCAGAAGGAAAAGAGTATGTTCCTAAGTATTCAAAGTCACATCAAAAAAATAAAAAAGGATTTTTTGGATTATTTGCTTAAAATTATATAAAAATGGAAAAACAAGAAGTAATAGAGTTGATGAAATCAAGTAAAAATTCCAAAGAATGGAATGAAAACTGCGATAAAGTTAAAAAAGATAATAATAATGATTATCCATCTTGGTGGTATTTTGAAATTATCTTATCTGGATTATGTGATAACACATTGGGATCGGGCTCGTCTAAAATGAAAATATCATCTATAGGCGAATCTTAAAAAGAATTTTGAAAAATAATTTTGGAAGTTAATTTTATTTATTATATTTGTACAACTATTCATAAACAATTTAAAAACCAAAAAAATGGCATCAGTAAACAAAGTAATTTTAGTAGGAAGAGTTGGAGCTAATCCGGAACTCAAAAACTTCGAAGGAGGAAGTAAAGTGGTAAATTTTGCTATAGCAACGTCTGAAAATTTCAAAGACAAAGCTGGAGTAAAACAACAAAAAACAGAATGGCACAATATTGTTGCCTGGGCTGAAAAAGCTGAATTAATTTCTAAATATGTATCAAAAGGAAGTTTGGTTTATATTGAAGGAAAACTGCAGACCCGTAGTTGGGATGATAAAGATGGTGTTAAAAGATATACCACAGAAGTTAATGCATTCACTATTGAATTTCTTGACTCTAAAAAATCTGAAGATGGAGAAACTTCTACAAAAACAGAGGCTCCGACAAAAACAGTAACACCTGTAAATGTAAAAACAGCTGGAAAAACAACAGCAACAGCAGCCACCGTAACAACTGGAAGTGATTCAGACGACGATCTTCCTTTCTAACTTTTTGATTTTCAATTAATTAAGAGGGAGCAATTATTTAGCTCCCTTTTTTAATTTTACATAATTATTGATATGAACAAAGAACATTTTCAAATACTTTTGGAAGATTTATATGAAAAATATAATCACACCAAAAAATCAGATGTACCAAATTTGGTCGAAAAATATAACGGTCAAGAATTTGATGCTATAAAAACATTTTATTTTAAGTATAACTTTAAGTCGAACGCTAACTATGATCAAAAGGCCGGAACTGACGAATATATAAAAAATTTAATAGTAAATTATTCAAATGGTAAAAGACCAATAAAAGATAATTTAAATCCTCCAAATCCAGAAGAAGAAAGTTTATCTGCTATTAAAAAAGGAACAGAACAAGCCAATGTTGAAATAAATAATGTTTCTGAAACAAAAAAAGAGGAACTATTAAAGCTGGCCGACGAAAAGATAAAATCATTAGTAATCATAATTCAAGACAAGGAAAAGAAATTGGAAGACATGATTCAACGAATGGATGCTATGATTCAGGAAAAGGCACAAAAGATAGAAGATAAGATAAAAAGAATAAGTGAAGAGTCTTTAGAATTGTTGACTTTAAATAAAAATTCAAAAGTTGAAGATGAAGAGCATGTTGAAATAAGAATAAACTTAGATTACGCCGAAACAGATATTGAACTACCGAAAGAAGTTAGAACAATGGCTACCGGAACCAGGTTTCTAATGCTTGACCAAAATAAAAAAATGCTGGCTTTTGAAATAAAAGATATTTTTTGCGACTATGTTTCAATTACTGGTAAATTCATAAAAGAAATAAACATTCAAAGAATCTAAAATGAAACCCTATAAGTCGATTTCAAAATGTGATAGATATGAGGGAGCGTCATCAGAATTCAATAATATTCATATAAATGAAGAATCTATTTTTGGAATTGTTAAAATCAATGAAAGCTTTATTTCAACAATTATACAAGATAATGACTGTAATGTAATTGTTTCCGAAACACAAATTGATAGTTTTCTATGTGTTTTTTTTAAAAATAGGATTGTTTTAACTGAAAAGATAAGAAGTAATAATAGATTTGTCACATTAATTGAGAAAAAGTATTGGGTAAGAACAGAGCTTGATGAAATGGAAGGAATTTATTTTTTTATTTTTCGACATGTTGAATTTGACTTCGTGACAATGAGCAACTCAACAGAAATATTAATTCCATTTTTTGAAAGGGGTTAATACTTTTTCAATTTTAGTTTAAATAGTATTGTCTTCTCAGAAACATCAACTTTATCTACTTCATAAAGGTTTTCTGTAAACTCTTTCCTTATATCATCCCAAATAGCATCAAATCCTCTTTGTTTAAGCTCTATGTTAGTAATTTCAACAATTGCTGCTTTATTACTTCTATCAATAATCTTCATAACATTAATTTATTATAAATAGCTACAAACATATTGAAATGAAATATTTTAATTGCATAATTCACACATTGCAACATTTAAGCTCTTAATCCGTTTAATATTAAAAAGAGCAAACAAATATGGAAACTGTAATTAAAAGTCAAAAAGTTAAAGAGGTAAAATTGAGTAATGAACCTACTTTAAAAACTGGTAATGAAAAATTTGATAACTGGTTATCAAATAAAGGTGGATTAGTAAAAGGTAGTTCTATTCTTTTGAGTGGAACATCAGGAGCTGGCAAGACTAGTTTAATGCTCAACCTAATGAGTGTAATGTCAAATACTGTTATTTCTATGTATGAAAGGGAGGTGAGCTTAAATTCAGTTTGTGAGCAAACATCAAATGTGAAACCGAAACATAGTAATGCTTATATTGCTGACAAAAAAACTCATCCTCATTTTAATGATTATATCAAAGAATTAAATACTTTAAAACCAGAAATAGTTATTCTTGATTCAATTCAGGCAGTAGCTATGGAGGATTTTACTGAATTATCTGAAGAAGATGCGTTAAATCATATTAGTAAAATTTTAAGAACATGGGCAGAGGAAAATAATGCTGTTGTTTTTATTATTTCGCATAATACTAAAGCTGGTGACTACAAAGGAGCGGCTTGTCTTAAACAGCTTATTGATATTCATATGATTATGAATTTTGATAAAAAAACAAATGAAAGAACAATTACCTTCTCAAAAAACAGAAAAGGAGCCGTTGACTCTATGTTTTATATTTTCACAAATTCTGGTATAGAATTCTTTACCACAGAAGAATGGGAATTAAGAACAGAAAAAAGAGATTTTAGAGAAAGTTTTATTAACTTTGCTAATAAATATGTTTCTAACATTAATTCTAATACTAAAGCCGGAGATAAATTCTTAGAAGAATATAATAAAGAAGTTAAGAAAATTAACAAATCCAATGACGGTAATGAAATCTGTCTTAATTTATTGAATTTATTAATGGAGCTTTCGGATAAACATGAGAATATTTAAGGGTGTAGTTTTTAATTTTAATAACTATATTTGCTACAATATAACAAAATTATGAACATTCACGCACTAATTGAAACTTCACACATTCTTGGTCGAGACCACGGGTTCTGGGAAAAAGAAAAAGACTTAAGAGAAGAAATGTTATACATATTTTCTAATTTAGGAGATATTGCTAAAGCATTTAAAAAAGGACGAAGAGCTGATTGGAATTCTTATGAAAAGGATTTACTTAGTTTAGAAAGTTATCCAGACGTTCAAAATATAAATCTTGAAAAAAGAGCAATATATAAAGAATGTATTAAAGATACTTTTGAAGACGAAATAGCTAATGTCATCCTTAGAATAACCGATTTGATTGGTGGCAAAAAAATTGATATAATTTCTGCACATCCTTGGATTGAGCCATTTGAAAACTCTGAATTAAATCATTTTTTTGTTAATGTAAGACCCAGAGAGGAATTCAATAAAAATGTTGCTCACTGGTTAAATGAAGCTTTGTCGATGTGTTTATTTTCTTCTGACAAAGATGAAGATTATGGGCTTTCTCATATTTTATTTCATTTAGGCTCACTTATTGAGTTTTACAATATTGACATAGAAAGACATTTAGCTAAAAAAATAGAATACAACCGGTTGAGACCCTCCCTTTATAAATCTTAAATATGTCAAATGCTATTTTGAAAGAAAAGCAAGAAAAAGTTAAGGATACACCATGGACAAACCTTGGGATAAAGGTGGACTTGTGTTCATTTTTGACGAGAAAAGTGTTGTTTGAGAAATACATTTCTCAAAAAGCCAAGGAAACAGAAATGAAAGAATTTTTTATTTCGAAAATTGATGGGTGTGAATTATATACAAACTCAGAGTACAAAGATTACATATTTTACATTAAAAATATCAATGGAAATAATGAGATTTTAATGGAAAAATATGAAAAAAACAAGACGTTTTATATAAAATATACCAACTTTTGGTCAGTTTTTGAGAGCTTGTACCTACTTGAATACTCTGAGATTCAATCATTTACACAGATTACCCTTGAAGATGGTCTAAAATCTAACGGTTATAAAACTTCCATTGTTGCCGAAGAGTTTGGTTACCAGCCTTGAAGATGGTCTAAAATCTAACGGTTATAAAACAATACCAGGGAAATATACCACTGCCAACTTCCTTGAAGATGGTCTAAAATCTAACGGTTATAAAACATGGAGCAATGGCGAAACAAACCAAATTATACCTTGAAGATGGTCTAAAATCTAACGGTTATAAAACTATTATAACATTTCCTGTAAAAGACGTTTGTATGTTATTTTTTGTTAAAAAATATTGCAATTAATATTATAACAGGAATCCATTTCCAAAAAATATATGATTCTGTTTTAATTTCTATTATTCTGCAACAAAAAACACTTCCTAAATAAGAAGCAATAAGATAAGTTAAAATAATATTCTCATTCATCGTTTTAGATTTAGAAATTGAATTCCACCGGTACACCTGGAAATTTGCTTAATTGTAAAAGAAGCGTTGCAGCTTTGTTTCTTAATCCTAAATCGGTTTTACGACATTCTATTTTGACACACCACTCTGTTAGTGTTACTGAAATTTCTCCACCACCATATATTTCAGTATAACCTTTTTCTGTTTTAGATTTTCTTTTTTTCAGTTTATCTAAATAGAAAAAAGCTTCTTTTAGTTGAATTTTTTGGTCTTTATATTTTTGACTTCCATCATCAATTATTTGTAAAAGTTTTTTATTAGTAGGATTTTCCATTCTTCCAGATTTATCATATGTACTATAGTCGATACCGGCTATTTTTGTTTTAGTATCTTCGTGTTTAAAAATACTAATATCAACAGAATGTGGCTCCGGAAGAAGTTTTAATATCTTCTCAATAATTTCTTTTCTGATTTTTGGGACAGTTTTCACCATAATGTTATAATTTAAATATTTATTCTTTCTTTTTGAATTTAGTGAATTTTTTCTTCTTCGGTGAATTTTTAGATTCTTTAATAATTTCTTCACAATCTTTTAAAGTTAAAGTATCAGCTTCTTTTCCTAGAGGAATTTTATGGTTGCCTGTCTTAGATTTTATGTACGCTCCGAATTTACCATTAAGTACGCTTATGCCTTCTTTTTTAAATTCTTTAATGGTATTACTACTCTTTGCTGCACTTTTCTCTTCAAAGATTTCTATTGCACGTTTTAAAGATATTGTGGAAGGGTCTTCTTCTTTAGAAATTGAACTGTAGATTTGACCGACTTTGACGTATGGGCCGAAGCGTCCTATTGCAATTGAAACGTCTTCACCTTTATGTTTACCCATATTTCTTGGCCATATAAGAAGTTCTAATGCCTCTTCTATAGTGATGTTTTCTATTGTTTGTCCTTCTTTTAATTTGGCGAATTTTGGCTTTTCTTCATCACTTTTTTTGTCAACACTCTCTCCCATTTGTATCATTGGTCCGAATTTACCTAAACGAGCGTAGATTATTTTGCCTGTTTTTGGGTCTTTGCCAATTTCTCTTATTCCGGCTTTTCCTTCTTCGCCTGCAGCTTCTTTTAATGTCTTGCTGAATGGTTCATAAAACTCTCCAATCATCTGTTGCCACTCTTTATTTCCTTCTGCTATCTCATCAAGTTTTTCTTCAGTCTCTGCAGTAAATTTATAATCCATGATGTCCGGGAAATGTTTTTTTAGATAGTCAACTACCACTCCGGCAACTTCTGTTGGAACTAATTTTCCTTTTTCTCCTCCAAATTTATCTATTACTTCACTTTCTTCTATTTTATTGTTTGTTGATGATAGAGTTAATGTTTGGATTTTACGTTCCTTTGGTTCAATATCTTTTTTTTCAACGTATCCACGGTCTTGGATTGTTTGGATTATCGTAGCGTAGGTTGATGGCCTGCCAATTTGAAGCTCCTCCATGGATTTAACAAGTCCAGGTTCATTAAATCTTGGTACTGGTTTTGAAAATGATTGTGATGAAACTAATTCTTTATAATAAAGTTTATCACCTTTTTCTAAAGGTGGAAGGATTTTAGAATCACTATCTTCATTTTCATTATCTTCTTTATTATCATCTGTGTCGTTGTATACTTTTAAAAACCCATCAAATTTTATAATTGTCCCTTTAGTTACAAATTGTTCTTTTATGTTTTGTGTGCCAATAGTAATTTTTGTAAGTTCTGTAACTGCATCACTCATTTGTGAAGCCAAAGCTCTTTTATATATTAAATCATAAAGTCTAACTTCATCAGAAGAGCCAGATATTGTTTCTTGTTCGAAATGAGAACAACGGATTCCTTCATGAGCTTCCTGACTTCCTTTGTTTTTGTTCTTATATTGCTTGTTGCATAAATATTTATCTCCGTATTTTGATTTTATTTGTGTGGAAATCTCTTTAATAGAATCTTCTGAAAGCATTACAGAATCAGTTCTGTGATAAGAAATAAACCCCTTGGAAAAAAGCGATTGAGCAGTATCCATACATCTTTTAACGCTAAATCCTAATTTATTTCCAGCAGTTTGTTGTAATGTACTTGTTGTAAATGGTGCTGAAGCTGTACGTTTTCCAATTTTTGTTTCTTTATTGTTAACTATAAATTCTTTTCCAATACATTCATTTAAAAATTTATGTGCAGTTTGCTTATCTTTAAATCTTTTATCTAAAATAGATTTTATTGAAACTCTTTTTTTTGTTTCAAAAGCTCCAGTAGTTTTAAAATCTACATCCGATTCAAAAGATTTTATTTCCCTTTCTTTTTCAACTATCAGTCTAACGGAGCTACTTTGCACCCTTCCAGCACTTAAATTAGGGGCTACTTTTTTCCAGAGCAACCCACTTAAATCAAACCCTACAATTCTATCCAAAACACGTCTTGCTTGTTGAGAATTAGTTAAATTTTTATCAATTATTCCAGGATTATCTATTGCGTTTTTTACTGCTGTTTTTGTTATCTCATTAAATACAGCACGTTTAGTTGTTTCTAATGGAAGGTCTAAAGTTATAGCCACTGAATGAGCTATAAATGAGCCTTCTCGGTCTAAGTCAGAAGCAAGAATAAATTCGTATCCATTTTTCTTAAATTCTTTTAATGTTTTAACAACATCTTTCTTGCTTTCAGATACAATGTAATGTGGTTCAAAATTATTTTTTTTATCCACTCCTTTTGCACCTTTATCTAATTCCAAGATATGTCCCACCGAAGCTATACAATCATAATTATGATATCCTATTTCTTTTAATATCTCTTTTATCTTTTTTATTTTTGATGGAGACTCTACCACCATAACGTATTTCTGATTATCGGAACCTATTTTTTTCTTTGCCATTTTACAAATGTAATACATTTTATTAGAATGTAAAATTTTTTATACTATTTATAATTATAAGTAATACTTTACAATATAATAATAATGTTTTATAATTACCAAAACACTAAAAATGGCTACGAAAACTAAAACATTCACATTACCAGAAGAAATTTTGGAAAAACTTGCTTCATATAGCGAGGAAAGCTTAATTCCTCAATCGGCATTAATTGCAAAGTTATTAAAAGAATTTTTTGAAAAAGAAAATAAAAAATGAGTGGGAAAGCTATAAGTATTGAAAAATTTATTTTTAATGCAAAACAAATTCATGGAGAAAGGTACGATTATTCAAAATTTGAATATGTTAATTCCTCAGTAAAATCCACAATTATATGTGAGAAACATGGCGAATTTTTACAATCTCCAAGAAATCACATGAAAGGATATAATTGTAAGAAATGTATGTACGAAGGAGAAAGAACATTACCAAGTAAACATACTTTAGAATCATTTATTATTAAATCAAATGAAGTTCATGATAATAAATACGATTATTCAAAAGTGGTATATAAAAATAATAAACAACCAATTATTATAATTTGTCCAGAGCATGGAGAATTTAATCAAAGACCTGATAGTCATTTAAGTGGAAGGGGTTGTATTTATTGTTCAGGAACGTATCAATATGCAAAAGAAGATTTTATAAAAAAATCTAATGAAAAACATAATAATAAATACGATTATTCTGAAGTTTTATACACAAAAAATGATAATAAAGTAACAATAATTTGTAATAAACATGGAAAGTTCAGTCAATTAGCCAAAGACCATTTAAGAGGACGCGGATGTGACATATGTAGTGGTGGATATGTTGGAACTAAAGAAATATTTTTGGCAAAATCTTTTGAAGTTCATGGAAATACTTATAATTATGATAATGTAAAATATGTAAATAACCAAACAAAAGTAGATATAATTTGTAATAAACATGGTATTTTCAAACAAAGGCCAGCAATGCATTTATTTGGAAATGGTTGTCCAAAGTGTTCAAATTTTTCAAAAGGAGAAATTAAAATTACTAAAATTTTAGAAGAAAAAAATATAATATTTACATATCAAAAAACTTTTGATGATTGTAAAAATGTTTTTAAATTACCTTTCGATTTTTATTTACCAGATTATAATACTTGTGTAGAATTTGATGGAGCTCAACATTTTAAAGCTTTTAAATACTTTGGTGGTGAAAAAACATTTAAAGCAAGGCAACTAAACGACCAAATAAAAAACGAATACTGCAAAAACAATAACATTCCATTATTAAGAATTCCTTACTGGGACTTTAAGAACATTGAGACTATATTGACTGATTATTTAAAGTCAATCCTTATCAACTCTAATTAAATTAAAAGAATCCCATAATGACGGTAATCCTACTCTATCATTTGTAGTAAACCATAATATTGTTACTTCGTTCCATTCTTTATCACAGGAAAATACAGTCCCTAAACTTTCTTTAAATTCACGCCAATAATAATAAGGCTCTATAATTTTAGTATTTATTCTAACGGTATCACCTTTTTTAAAATAATAACTTTTTTCTATAAGTACTATACGTTTTAGTACTGAAATTTCATCGTGATTAATTTTTTTCATTATTTTTTAACAACCGAATCACCAACAACCGGTTTTGAATATATTTCATAACTATTCCCGGTTAGCCCTTTTATTTTTTTAAAATATTCTTTTTCAATGCTTTTAACTCTATCTGAATATCCTACTGTTTCTGAATAATTTTTTTCGATATAATCATAATATTGTTCTTTTGTTTTTAAATCTCTCAGGTAACAACAAGAAAATAAAACATAATCAACAACAGATTGTCTCCAGGAATTATAAACACCGTAACCGTTTTGCGTTTTTATCTGTAGTGTAGCTCGTGAACTTACTGTCCTCATTCCAAAAATGTTGTTATTTTCAAAAAACAATTTACTGCTGAAGTTTCCACTTTCTAATCTTGCTTGAGAATAAATTATCTCTGGAAATGGCACATTAAGCTCATTAAGAAAAAGTATTAATTTTTCTTCACTAAATTTATCTCCATTTTTTATTATCAACATTTTTTCTTTATCACTATATTTATTCATCATTTCAAGCTCCGTTTCTTTTGTAATAATACCCCCAGATACGAATGCTATAATTAAGCAAAATAAAACAATCATAGTAAAAAATCCATGTGTTCTTTTAAATTGAAGTTCATTTTCATCAAAATAAAATAGTTTTGATTTGCTAATAAATGATAATAAAAAGTTCTTGTTTTTCATATGTTATTTTTTAAAAAAAGTTAAAATACTAATTGTTATAACTATTAACGCTATTATCACATTAAACAATCGTTGTTTTCTAAAGGTTTTATAACCTTGCGGACCACCACCTATTATTATCGTTCTTGGATAATGCCACTCGTACCAGAAATCGTTCCAAATGCGTTTAAAACGAGAATTTTTCATATTTTTTGGTTTAATTAATAATCGCCTATCCATCCACAACAAGAGCAAGATTCAACGATAAAACTCATTTTTACATTACATTGGCCTCTACACTCTTCTGGATGTTCACCGTTTTTCCAAGTATTTTTTACTTCTTCTAATTTTGAATAATGAAAAGGATTATCACGCTTTTCAATTAACACCACTCTTGTTCTAATATCAAAACCACCGTCTTCCATATTTAATCTAAATGTCTAACATCTTTTTATCTCTAATTATCTTATTCCTAATAGAATTTATTCTTTCTTTAACTTCAATTACTTTCTCCATCATAACAGTTCTTGTATTTTCAGCCATATAAGCACATTTATAACAAGCATCTTTGGTTTCTATCGGTGTTCTGAAAATAAAAACACTACGATTATTTAATGTTTCAGAAAACCACATAACACTTTTCTCACAATAAACACATTTAAAATTTGCTATTCCCATTTTTAATCTAAATGTCTTTTGTCTTTATGCGAAGCTTTTTTATGATTATTATGAGTCCATAGTCGCGCAAAAGGGCTTGAAAAGTAGTTATTATATCTCATTGTGTCATCAATACATAAATCTATTTTATGCTCAGCACAATAATCACCTTTAGTTCTATCCCATAGAATTTCATCTTGTTGCTTATCGCCAGTATCAATCCATGGGTCATCAGGTGTGCTATAACGCATTGGAGTACCAATAGAAAGATGATAATCAGTAATACTAAAATGATGAGTATATTTTATACCATATTTTTCAAGCTGGTCTTCTACTTTTTTGCTCCATTTTGATCCGGTAAGAATGTGAATTTCATGTTTGTTTTCTACTAACAATTTAGAAATAACAGAAAATAATTCCGGTAAACTATCAACCACGCCATGTATATCAAAAGCTAATTTCATGTTTTTGCTATTTTAAAATTTTCTTCTCCATTTATCAATTGATTCTCCAACATAACTTCCATTACCTGTTTTTTCTCCATCTTCGTCATGATAAATATTACCTCCACCAAACGTATAATGATTACCGCTATCTTTAAATTTTTTTGTTTTAGTTTTTATTCCAAAAAACTTTTCTAAGAAATTTGGCTCAAAAGTTACTAAGTATACCCATTTTTCTCTCTCGATTTTTGTTATTTTCATTGTGTTTAAATTTTTGGTAACAGTTTAAAAATTGTTTCACCTTTGTATTCGCGTTTCATTTCTAAGATACAGGTTTGAACTCTACTTCCTTTGAATGTACTTCTTGGCAAGTGAGTAATTGATTTCAATCCAAAATTCATGATGTCTTGTGTTCTCTTTTCTCCATTTATAATAGCTAAATAAGGCATCAAAGCTATGATATTATTAGTCATTTCCATGCATTTATAAAGTATTTTATAACCTTCAGACATTGGAGTAAATGGAGGGTTCATTACGATGTAGTCGAATTTATTTAATATCAAAGTGTTGAAGTTATCCGGAGCTATTACATTGCCAAAAGGTTGTAATGCTCTTACTAAATTTCCTTTTCCTGGAGTTGGTTCCAAAATAGAACCGGCATTCTCTGGAAGAAATGATGTCATGTATTTACAAATGTTTTCAGGTGTTTGAAAATGGTTTTCCCAGTCTTTAAACGGCTTTTCTTGTTCCATAGTTATTTTTTATTTTCCATGAATTTAACAAAACCTTCCATATCATCACAACTTTGTTCAATTGCTATTTCTTGTTCTTGTTTATATTGGATTTTGCGTTTTAAACATTTTTTACAATCAACTAAATCCCAATCATCTTCTAAATTTTCAGATTCTATTCCACATATAGCATCGCTCCAGTATGTAGTGTTGTCACTTTCATTGGCATGACTTTCTATTTCTGCAAAATGAATTTTCATATTTAAAATTTCTTTTTAAGAATTAACTTAATGTGCGTATTTTCTTTTAATGTAATCCCAAACTCCTTTTTAATAGACTTAGCTATAAACGGCAAAATATAATGCTCATAAAAATCAAAAGAATAATCGTTTGTTGGTATCCGGCTTAGCATATCCTCTAATGTGATTGGCATGTAGTTTTCTCGTAATTCCCGGAACCAGTTTTTATTATAACGATATTTTAAAAGATAATGCAATAAGTTTTTGTGATTAGAAATGGAGCCCCAAACAGATTCAAATTCAGCTATGTGCTGGTCGTTAGTATTGTATACTTTTTCAACATCCTTTAATGAGGATTCATGATTTACGTTTTTACTAACAAGCATATCTCTGATTATAATATAATCAAAGCCAGTATTAAAAATATTATCCCAAAATTCCTTAACGCTTTCTTCATTTCCATAGGAATATACTTCATGAATAACAGATGAAAGAGTTATGGCGGTTTCTATTCCTTTTTTTTGACAATCTTCTACTATGGATTTTATTCTATTCCAATGACAAGTAAATATTGGTCTACTTTTGCCTTCCCAAATATCGCTATTATCAGCTATGTCTATCATTTCTTGTGATACGTCATAACCTACAAGTTTTATATCCGGACGTAAGTTTTTAATGAATTTTAGCATGGTACCATCAGCGCACCCGAAATCAACTATTAATTTAGCGTCAATTCGTTCTATAAAGAAAAGCTTATCCACCATGGATTTTGCCATTTCTTTCCTGTAAATTGAAATATCTGTTATTGTGTGTTCCATAATTAACCGAAAGTAATAATTCCTTGTGGATGATTGGTGAAAAATGTTTTAATTCCATTCATAACCATTTCTTTTCTATCTTCATCTAAGTGAAAATCAAAATGTTTTCCCTCTTTGTCGGTATAACCAGTTTTCATAAATTCAACCATTTCATCATAAGAATGGATTATATCATCTGGATAACCGCCTATTCTTGGCTCATCTGAATAAGATTCTAACACGTTATTTTTATCAAAAAACGTATCATATTTGTAATAGCTCGTTCCGTTTTCTTTATTATATTTTTCAACAGAAAAATTTCTAATATCCTTGTATAGAATCCAGTTTTCGTTTCTATTACATTCTGTTTCAAATGTTGCTAATTCACAAACCGGCTCTTCTAATTCGTTATCAATTGCCCATTGATACATTTTTCTGTGTCCAGCTGAAATATACTCTGTTTTATTTAGCCATTCCTGAGCTAAGTTAATTATTTTTTTCTTATCAGTTTCATAAGGAGCTGAAAACCAAGTATGACATCCCATAATATTAATGTTTTATAAATTAAACGAAAAAGTTTATTGTTTGTTATATTTATAATTTTAACAAATGTAGGGAGGAAAATTTGAATTAAAAACACCTCCCTACAATGATTATCCTACTTTAGGTTTAAATTTGTCTAAAATAGACAGAATGCTTTTTCCTTCATCTGTTTGCTTTAATCCCTCAATCATTCCATTTAGTTGAGAAGCTCCTTTAGCGGTAAATAAGTCTGACAATTTACCTATACCAGAATGTACATCACCGCTATTGATTAAAAGTTTTAAATCAGCTTTCGATAAAGCAGTTGCTATTGATTCGTATTGAGTAACACCAATTACTTGGCTAACTTCAACCTCTTTAATCTTTATCAAATATTCTTGATAAGGTTTGTTTTCACCAATCTCTTTCGCCAGTGTTGTTTGAGCTGTTACACCTGCTAATTCCATTGCTTTCTTAGATTCTGCCATAGAAATACCTTTAGCTTGAATAACAAAAGCTTCAGCCTCACCGAAAGTTTTTTCACCCTCTGCCAATTTCTTTTTGGCTTCCAGTTGAGCAGAAGCATCAGTTTCTACTCTAAATTTATTGGCTTCTGCTGAAATTTCCATTTTTCTCTTATCTTGTTCAGCTAAGATAATGGCATTCTCCTTATTGATTTCAGCTTGTTTGATTTGATTTACTTTAATAACTTCCATCTGTTGCTCGGCTGTCAATCTTTCTGATTTTGCAATCTCTGAAACTGCTTGTTGATTAGCAATACCTGATTGTTTGTCTGATTCTGCTTGTGCTATACCAATTGCTTGTTTGGATTTAGCTTGTGCCTCTCCGGACATCTTTTCTGTATCAGCTTTTGTTATATCAATTTCTTTTTGTGCTTCAAGTTCCGCTTGTTGAGCAAACTTTCTATTTTTAGCAACTTCTGTTCTTGATTCCATATCAATTGCAGAAATTCTTTTTGCCATTATCTGATGAATAACATTTGAGCCATCAGCATCTCTCACATCCATCAACTCGATATTTTTTATTGGCTCAACGCCCCAATTTTGCAAATCGGTTTTTACATTTTCAGTAAACTTATCTCCAAAAATAGAACGCTCTTCCATTATTTCTTCCAATTTTGATTTTGCCAATATAGAACGGACAGCACCTTGAACAACATTTTCTAATTGCTTTCTCATTTCATCAAATGATTCTACTTTCTCTGCGGCTTTATTAGTATCTGCTATATGAAAGAACGCTTTAACATCAACCACAAAAGGTACTCGGTCTTTATCATAAGCAGAATACTTTAATAAATCAATATCAAAATTTGATACAGGCAATTCTCGCTTAATAACACCTATTTTTGGTAGCCATCCAGGAAATTCATAATAGACATTAGATTCTTTTCCCACTCCGTATGAAACTGTTTTATTTCCCCTTTGAACAATATGAACTACATTTGTAGGAACAATTCTTCGTAGAGAGAAAACATAAATAGAAATAGCAATCAATATTATTGAAGGAATACCATAGATTAAAATTATTTGTTGCATTTTGTTTGTTTTTAATTGTTTAATTAATAAATTATTTATTTTTCCACGCTATTTTTTCAATTTAAATCTTCTTTCGTGTTTTGTGGTAAACTTGATGCATGAAAATAAACTGCCACTAACATTAGATAAATAAAAACTGGTGGTGGTCTAATTTGTGTAAATATTTGTTGTGTTTTGAAAGTCATATCTTCATCAAGTTTTGTGGTTAATCACTCTTTTTACTAACAAGTTCTAAATCGTTTTCATGGTGCCATACTTGGCAATTTCTTTTATCTGACTTCTCTCCATAAACCAAGTACCCTTCGCCTTGCTTCCAATATTCCACTTTGTTTACTATATAAGTTTCCTTACCAACATTCTTCGCTCCGTCTTTATTGTGTTCTGTTTCAGAAAATGCATCATTTATTGAAATCACTGTATCTCCAACACTAAAACGGCATGAAACATTACTTTTTAACTCATCAATTTGTCTTTTTAATTCTCTAATAACCTGTGCAACAGCATAATCGTTAACCCATTTTGGGTCTTCTATGAATGTTAATATAACAGACTCGCATCTATTTAAATCATACAACATGCCTCCGGCTGGTTGTTTAACAAATTCTTTTAATGGCATTGCTTGAATACCATCAAATGTTGCTGTTACTATGTTTCCATTTTTGTATTCTGATAATACTAAATCTTTAATGTTCTCAGCCGGAACACGTCCGTCAAAAACAACTATCATACTATCTTTTGTCCCACTTTGTGTTTTTCCTTTTGAATTTAATGGTAAATAGAATTTTCCAGTTTCATCTATTTTGCCGAACTTAATTCTTCCTTTTATAAATTCAATTTTGGTTGCATTTGGTTTAATGTATTCTTGGAATAATTTCGTTGAAGTTGAAACAGGGAGCAGGAAAACACAAACTTTGCCTTTTTTCATTTCTTCGATTCCTTTTTTAATAAATTTCTCTTTTAATTTTTGACTATAAGGAGGATTAATGAAGTTTGAATTACCCCATTCAATTTTTAATCCATCAACTGTAATTTCGTTTTCACTGTAAGGACATGGATCAAAATCAAAATTAAATCTACTGTTTAACTCTTCGTAAAACTCTGGTGGAGTAGCATAATTATCATCATTGTTTATGTGTATCTTTTTCATTTTTTGATATCAATTATTAGAAACGTTAATTTACCCCAAACAAACTAGCCAAATCAAACATGCTGTATTTTTTACTTCTTTGTTGGAACACGAATTTCACAATTCTTTTTTGTGAATTAGTTAAGTCTGAAAATTTGCTTCCACCTTTATCATTTTCTAAATCCTGGCATCTCCATTTATAGTTTGCTGACATTTTCTTAAAATGAATAGCAACATTTCCAACTTCTACTTTTTGATGGAAATCTAAACTATTCCACCAAATATCCACTTTACGTTTTTTAGTCTTAAGTGCTGGATATTGGTCATAATTTTTACCTTTACCCTTATTTAGTTTGTGCAAAGCTAATATTGCTGCTGGAAGCACTGATATATTTGTCATTATTATAAATTAATAACCGTAATAAAACATTATATTATTTTTCCAATCAAAACTTTTATAAATTCTAACAAGCTCAAAAATTGAATATTCGTATTTCCAGCTTGTTGTAATCTCATCTCCTTCATCCAAATTATAAGGAGTTAAATGTGTCCACTCTATTGCATTTCCTCTTACCCAGTTAAATAATTCTTCAGCTTTTTTCTGAGGTATGTTGCTGATGTTTTCATCTGTGATTCCGGAAATTAATTCCGTATATAAGAATTTCATTTTTTCATTATTGTGCTCAATTATATGTTTTAGGAAATCTTTACCAACAATATAAAAATCTTGTTCGGCTGTGAAATTCTCTTGTAAATCTTTATTCATAAAGAATGGTTTATAAAACTTTTCATCACCAAATTCACAATATTTTCCAAATCCATATAACTCCTTTTCAGCCATATCACAAACTCCAACACAACCATCTTCTATGTCTTCGTTTTTATATTCATAAAGCTCTTTCTTTGTGAAGTCTTTAATTTTGTCATACTCTTCCTTTGTGATAGAAGCAATGTAGTTTCGATAGCCCATTTTATTTATTTTCTATTTCTGAAATTTGTAGATTTATGTATTTTAATTTGTCTTCCAAAATGCTTTTGTTCTTACGTAAATAATCGATATAATCAGTATCATCTTTTTTGTATATTAAAAAAAATTCATCATTTATTTTATGAAACAAGGAAGCATAAATTTTATCTGAATAAATTAAATCTTCATGTTTTTTTAATTGAACACAAACGTTTGCATGATTCCTGTTGACTGCCTTTCCTAATGTTTCTACCTTTGAATTTGGAAAATTCATTTTTAAAATTTTCACAACGACCCTTCTTGTGTTGGCGAGTTCCCTGGTTTTAATGTTTGATAGAAAGTATTCCAAAGGAATATCTAATTTTTCGTCCACAATTCTATAAAGTAACTCTTTACATTGTTCGAAATCTAATTGATCTTTTTTTGTCATCATATTATTGTTGTTATATTATATCATGTCCCATCCACAAATTTTCCCATCTGGACCACAATAAACTAATTCCAACTGCGGAGGGATATGTTTACCAGTATAAGCATTTGTTGTTGAATATTTATAAATATCTTCGCTTGTTATTTCTGTAAGAATTGTATTTTCCCCTTTACTTTCAACTTTAAATCCCCACATTTCTCTTATCATTTTTTTATCATCTATTTTCTGATTCATATTACATACAAGTATGACAATGACAGAATTTGAAGTAGTTAAATAATTTAATATTGTTGTTTTAAAGTTTAAAGATAATCTTAAAAATTCAGATACTTCATCATATGGAATAAATTTATATCTTCCATTTTTTTGTTTTTTTACAAGCCACCTTCCATTAATTTGTTCTCCATTACTATTGTAAGCTGAATAAACAATACTTGATAAATATTTTGTTCTTTTACGAATATTTTTCATTAATAAATTAACTCCTGTACGGTCGATATTTTTGTTTATTTTATAATTGCTAAAAATTTTATCCATGATTGAGAATGTTAATATTTTCGTTTTCAATAAATGATATTGCCGGAGCTGTTTCTTCTTCCTCTTTGAATTTCCAAACGTACCAATAAGACTTTTTCTGAGCCCCTTTACAACATCTAAGAATTGCGCTCTTATCAAATCCAAGCTCATTATTTATTTGAGAAGCAGAATCCCATTCTTTAATTAATTCACCAGAATCATCATATTGACAGATTTTTTTTCTATCGTATTTTCCTATAGTAATTCTATTATAGACTTTTGGCATTATTTTCTACTTTTTTAAAATCTCATAACCAAATCTCCAGAATACAACAATTAATGCAAATATAGGAAATAAAAGTATAAAACAATATTGTGATATTGTTAATATGCTGGTTACAACAAAAAATAATAACAAAAAGCGTATTGGCTCTAATAAATTATTATACCACTCATTTGATTTTATTATCCAGTTTTTCATGAGATTTATTTTTTAGGACTACTAACAAATACTAAACCATTCCGGGACATCATTCTTCTTAAAATTATAGCCTGTGCTTTCCAATCTTCTAATTGTGGCACATCTTTCATGGTTATCCAATCTACAGAGGCTCCTAATTCAACTGGGTTTTTTGTTGTTTTTTCTCCTTGTAAAAGTTTATCAACCTCTACTGAAAATAAATGGCAAAATTGATTACTTTGTGTTGATACCATTACTTTCCCATGATAATCTATGGATTCAATTTTCACATCAAATCCGGACTCTTCTATGGTTTCGTCTTTCACTAATGTTCTTAAGTCGGCATGATATTTTTCATCATCTATTGAGCCTCCAAAAGCACTGGTTAAATGTCTTCCTAAAGGGTCTTTGTACTCGTGAATTAATCCTATTCGTCGTTCATCAGAAGCGTTTATAGCAATTAATATAAAAGCAACAGAATCTACTCCTTTTCGTTCTGAATAAATGAATCCACCGGCTCTTTTCACCTTCAAAAAAGGATTATCAAATAATAACTCATGTTGATGTTCTATTTCCGGAGCGTGTTTTATTGAGTTGATGTCTATTACTATATCTTCTGATTCTATTTTCTCTTGTGGTTTTTCTCCGCCAAATGTTAAATTATCAGAGCCCCAAGTTGAGGATGATTTATCTTTTACTTCGTCTAAATTTTCCATGTTGCAAATATAATAAATTATTTTTTAGTTTTTGATTTTTTTACGATTTTGATTTTTTTCTCAAATAAAACTTCTCTTGTTATGATTGGAGTTATTTTGTACATTTCACCTAAAAGAGTTTTTATTACTTTCACTTCCTCTTGAGATTGATATGCTTTATTAGTAAGCTCTCTTGAAAGATAAAATAAAAAAGCATTTTCATATACAACACCGTCAAACATTTTATTAAAATCTTCAAAAAGAACAACTTCATTAATTAGCTCTACTGTGCCAGCTAATCCAAAGTTTAAATTTTCACAAATAGATATTTGTCCATCTGACCTTATATTGAATATTAAAATTTGAATATTGTTCCCTTTATCATCTTTTATTGTTTGTAAATTTTGAAATGGAAATTCCAAGCTTAAATGATTAAAAAAACAAAGTGATTGCTGTGGATTTATATGAATATGTGAATATAGCATTCCCATCTCTTGTAAGCTTGACATTATGCTTGGTATGACGTTCTCTCTTAATACCATGAACATTTCTTGGAATAACGTTATTTTCTTGCTCATTATTTTATTTTTTCTAATAATACTTTTCTTGTTTCTATATTATTTAAATCCATATTTGGACTAAGACCTAAAATTTTCTTTATAGCTCCAACGCTACAATTTTCTGGTACTTCATGATTTTCAATCTCCTGTAAAGCACACATTCCAAGTTTTAAAACATAAGAATTATTAAGTATTCTACAAAGCTCATTTATTGCTGTATTTTTGTTGTCAAAATTAAAATCTAATGTTTCTGGTTCTACTCTTTGTAAATGTTCTAACATTATGTGACCAAGGGACGCCCTTACTCTTATTTTGGAAACAGTACAACGTTCAAAAAATCCATCCTTATTTATTGCAACATAAAAATAAATTTCATATCCATCGGTATTCAAACGTATATTTTCTTTAAGAAGAAAAAAATTTGGATTCCATTGATCTTTTTCAGGTGATAAAAGTCTATAATAACCAATTAATTTAGGAATAAATTCATTAAACAATTTTTCTAAAATTAATCTTTTTACAGTTTCTGAATCCATTTTTAATAAAATTTGAATTTTTCAACTAAAACTTCTCTTGTTATTATTGGATTCCTTGAAGTTTCCTTAAAGGTTTCTAATGACCATTCACCAGAAATTCCAATAATTTTTAGTCCTGTTATTTCTTCGGGATAATATACGCCGGACATTTTCCCCCAAAATGCTTCTTTTTTAATAACTTCGCTTATTTGTACTTTTGTTCCTTTATGAAAAATTATTCTTCCAGATTCACTGAATATTTCATCTTTAATAGTAACTACATCACCGCATGCTATGTCCATTTAAATGTTTTTTATGACGTAAAATAAGCTTATAATAATTCCTAACGCTTCAAATAAAACAAATAAAAAATTAAATAAAAAACTGCTTATATTAATAGTTTCTAGCGTTATGCTGTTTGCCATGCCAACGTAGCCTGAAACAAGTCCAAGTGAACAACAAATTATTCCTATTATCCCAAGTGTAAATTGTCTAGTTTCTTTATTCATATTTTTATTTATTTTGATATTGTCATTAAAAGTTCTAAAATATTATGGACAGCTTCTGAATTGCTTTTGCAGTTCTCATCTGTAAACCAGGCATTTTTACCATCATCTTCACCGCGACCTCCAATAGCAGAACTCATAGTTTTTATATGAGAAGAAACTAAAAGTCCACCATCTCCTTTGCAATTAACTTCGAAATGACCTAATTTGGATTTTATAATGTAAATTATATCATCATTATCTGATGTTGATTTTAATTCAATACTAATATTTGATTTAGTTTTCATATTAATTTTTTTTTATTGGCACATTATATCTTTCCTTAAACCAGCCAATTGGAATATCAACTCCATCTTTTGTGGCTTTATCTTGTATGTCGTCCCAAATATCTTCTGGCTCTACAATTACAGCATACTTTTTAAAACCTCCTCTATTACAGTGAATTCCTTCCGGCTCTATGTATACTTCCTCAATCTCAAATTCCACTTCTTTGCCTTCTGGGTTTAGTGTTAAACTATCCATGTCTGTTTCATCTGGATGCAGTGGTAATAGTTCTACTATTTCTGAACATGTTCTTCCTGGCATTCCATGGAAACATGGATCTTTTATCCAATGTTTTATTACCCAGACATTTCCTATTTTAGTTAGTGTTCCTTTCATGATTGTTATTTTTTAATTGTTCTAAATACCCAGTATCTTCTGTTTGTGGATTTCTTGATGACATAGCAACTGCTAAAACATCACATTTTTCATTTTCCTCATGTCCATTATGTCCTTTTACCCATGAAAATTCAATATTTGGAAAACTCCTATACAAATTTAGGAGCCGAATGAAAAGGTCAGCATTAGTCCTTTTATAAAATCCTTCTCTTTCCCAGTTATATATCCATCCTTTATCAAAAGAATCTATAACATACTTTGAATCCGAATAAATTATAACTTTTTTATCTTTTGTTTTAATTGCTTCTAAACCAATTATAACTGCCATAAGCTCCATTCTGTTGTTTGTTGTAAGCTTATATCCGGAACTTAATTCTTTTTTATTTCCTTTATATTCAAGTATGCAAGCACAGCCTCCATAACCAGGATTTTTTAGGCAACTTCCGTCTGTGTATAAGTTTATTATTTCCATTGTATTTAATTAAACGAAGATAATAAAATTTTGTTATTAATTGTTTGAAATGTAAGAAAAATATGTTTTATTTACAGAATCAATAAATTAATAGTGTAAATGAAAAAAACCAAAATTGTATTAATGAGTGATAGTCACTCAAAGCACAATGGAATATATATACTTAAACAAGGAGAGAAATTTGATGATGAATATGTAAAAGAATACATTATCTCTGGAGTTTATTTACCTGCAGAAGCCGACGTAATTATATGTTCAGGAGATATTTCTATGAGTGGAAGCGAAAATGAGATTGATAATTTTTTAGCATGGTATTCAAAACTTCCATATACTCATAAGATTTTAGTTCCAGGAAATCATGACCGACTTTTTGAACAAAAAAGAAGCATAGCTCAAGAATTATTAAAAAAATATCCAAATATTATTTATCTTGAAAGTCAAGGCGTTACTATTGATGGAATTAAATTTTACGGAGAACCAGTTCAACCTACTTTTGGATATAATTGGGCGTTTAATGTTGATAGAGGAGAAAAGATAAAAAGATATTGGGATGCTATACCTGATGACGTTGAATTCTTAATACTTCATGGACCACCTTATTCTATTTTAGATTCTACTATTAGAGGAGAACAGGTTGGATGTAAAGATTTACTAAAAAGGATATATGAATTGAAAAATTTGAAGCTTGTAAGTTTTGGACACATTCACGAGCATGCCGGATATAAATTCATAGATGGAGTTCATTTTGTGAATGCATCTGTTTTAAATCTTAGATATGAAATTCAAAATAAACCTATGATTTTTGAAATTGATGAAAATAAAAATATAACAAGAATTGAATAATGCAAAAATTTTCTATTATAAACACCAAAACAGCATTAAAGTACAAAAATTTTCTATTATAACTCTCTTTTTTTGGCTCTTTCTTGAAAATCTCGAGCTTTAATTTTTTCTGCTATTATTTCTGATCTTGGTATAATTTGTACGGTTAATGATTTTATTTCCTTACCATGTTTGTGCCATCTTAAATAACATACTCTATTAAATATTGATCTTTCTATACAAGAAGGGAAGCCGTTAAAACTATGTAATTCATCATTCCTATCATTCCAACGAATTGCCCAATAACTAACAACTGGCTCTTTGAATTTTTCAATTAAGACTCCATGTAAAGTTGGTATATCAATATTTAAATTGGTGTATAAATTTTCGCTATTCTTATTCATTTGCTAATAGTTCTAACTTTTTGAATTCTGAACTTAAAAAACGTTTGATAATATCAAAATCTTTTTCGAAATTTTTAGAATTTCCACTATTATATTTTTTCATTAAAATTTTCACTTCACCTACTGATTTTAAACAAATAGATAAAACTGAAAGGTACCAATGTATAAACTCAGGAATTTTTAAATTTTTTGATTTTTCTGAATAATTACAGTCAAATATTGATGCTACATTAAGTGCGTCACTGTTGTTTTTTTCTCCAAAGTTATGAAATACAAACGAGGAATTAGATTCATCTTTTGGGGAAATTATAAAAAAAATTATTTTTTTACTTGTTTCGTTTATTGCAATCATCATATAATAGTCCATATAAATAACATCTGTCCATCCTGCGTCATTTACTATATCTAAAAACAATTCAGCGCTTTTGTTTCTCTTTTCGAAAAGGACAAATCTATGATAAGGTTGATTAATTACATATTGATTTAAATGCTCGGTCATTTTAAAAACCTAATAGTTCACCCATTTGAAATTCTATAATATCAAAGAACCCTTTTGGCTGTTTACTGATTCTTCCATATTCAAGTATATCAATTCTTTCGCCATTAAATATACTATGATAGCCCTCAATATAATTATTTTTGAGTTGAATTAAAAAATCATTAAACTCATATTCGTTTACGGTTCCAATTTTTTCTCCATCAGGATTGTATAAATCAACTGTTGGAGGAGTTATTCTATTTATTTTCATAATCTTTTTCTTTGAAATTAAATGGTTCATTTATTTTTTCAATAATAACAAAACGTTTATTTGCCGGATTTGGACTAAAATAATCTTGTATGCGATACATTCCGGCTTGTTTATAGTATTGTTTGGTAAATCGGAGTTGTGGTTTTTCAAAACCAAAAAACCGTCCTTGATTATCTAAGATGTGTATAAAATCATGATTTTTGTCTGACCTGATTTCATATAATTTATTTCTCGTAAAAGCATTTCCTTTATACGTTGATTTGTAAAGAGTTTTTATACATCTTAATTTAATCATTTAGTTGCTTTAATTTAAAATTAAATGGTTCACTTGTTTTTTCGAAAATAACAAATCTTTTATTAGCTGGATTCGGATTAAAATATTTAAATACATAATGAAAATAAGAGCCGGAAATTTTGCTAAAACTTATTTCTCTTCCTCTATTATCTAAAAGTTCAATAAAATGTCCATCTTGATATGTGATTTTATAATTTTTACCCAATGTAAAAGATTTATAATCTACTTCATAAAGCCGTTTTATACACTCTAATTTAATCATTTAAATCGAATAATTTTATAAACTTTTTTAAATTAGATGTTCTACATTTCTTCTCAAAAATAACGAAGCGTTTATTTGATTCAAAGAAGTCATCTACCCAACAACAAAAACCTTCTGGATCATATTCTAATGCGAAAATATAAGGTTGACCGTTATTATTTAATATAGAAATAGTATATTCTTCAATTGAATGTATTGTATAGCTTGTACCTATTTCAAAAGCTGTTTTTGAAAAACCTGTTCCGCATGTGATATAGTTTTTTATACATCTTAATTTAAGCATTCTTATCGTATGATTAAGAATTTAGATTAATAAAATCCCAAATTCCACTTTCGTTATTTCTGCCGTAAACACATTGTATCGCTTCTTCAAAAATATAATGTTCGCCATCTTTCAGTCGCTTATTTTCGGGGTCTTGTTTGCTGTCCAAATATTGCTCACATAATTTTATCAACGAGCTAAAATCAGGATTAGCACTTAGCTTCGGTCTTGTGCCTCTAATTTCTTTGTAAGTTTCGGGTGCATCAGAATAAATTGTTTTTAGCAATCCCGATTTTTCCAATGTGTCGAACTCTTTTTCTGTTAGTTCTCTAAGTGATTTTACTTTTTCCATTTGTTTGATTCTTAATTTATGAATTTTTTAATTATCCCTTAAATTGTCGGACGCGACAAGTAATAGAAACAAACGCTATACACCTGTTTCAATTCCACATTCTCTTACATTTCTAATGTCAACGTTTTTTTCTCCATCATTTAAAATTAACTGTGAATATTTCACACCAAATATAATCCCATATCTCACAAAATATGTTCCTCTGTGTGGTTCTACATAATCAACATAACATATTTTTTTGCCAATATTCGCTTTTATATTTTCTTTTGTTAGCTGAAATGGTTCATAGCCCTTTTCACATTTTTCGTTTTCAAAATCAAGTAATTTTCCCATAACTATGTTTGTTTTCATTATTTAAACGAAAAACATGTTAAAATGTTTAAATCTTCTCGATTAATACAATTCTCTCAATCTTAGTAAATTCAAAAAACTGATTTCTGAATTTTTCTTGAGCTTTTTCAAATTCTTCTCTTGTTATTTCTTTTTTAAAAAAACATAGAGTGCATTATCTAAGAATTCTTTATGATCTTTATAAAATTTTGATGCACATTTTGTATTATCTATTTTAAAATAATCAATAATGCCATAATTGCAATAATCATCAAACGCATCTTCTTCAATTCCGGATTTTTTGCAGTACGAATAGGTTATTGCGTTAACGTTGTCATTTTTCCAAAATTTACCAACAAACATTTTATCAAAATTATCTCTTACGAATTTGTTTTTTTTATTTTGTAATTCTGAACGCTTAGTTTCAAGTTCAAAAATTTCATTTTTTAAACTGTCATATGTTTTTTTTATATCCATAATTGCTATTCCTCGTTTATTGTGCAGACAATGAAAGCATGCTTCCATTTATTTTTACAAAAATCGCTGTCTCTGTAATTTTTTGCTTTTTCGTATGTGTTTAATCCTTGTGTTATTTGCTCCCAGTTATCTTCGTTATTTCTTGCAACTACGAAAAATAAACAAGGCATAACAACACGCCAAGAAGTAGAGCCTTCTGCTTCATTAGAAATATTTGTGGCTGTATTATCTTTTATCATAATATAATTGGTCGCTTTTTTGGATAAAACTTCTTAGCCTCTTTCATGTATGCATCTATGATTTCTTGTTCAATAACACTGTCTTTAACGTTAAACAAATACAATAACTGTTCAGTAGCTTGTGATACTGTTATTTTCATGTCATTTAGTTCTGTGCAAATATTTCTTATTTTTTCTTCCATATCGATACTTGTTTTTAATTACCATTTTTTTCTATTAAAACTTCTCTTGTTGGTGAAAACTCAGGTCTATCTCTACATTCTGCACACAATACATAAACCCAACCATTATCTATATACTCAACATTATTATTGCTTCCACAATCCATACAAGTGTTAGCACATTCTTTTACTGCTTCTGTAATTATATCATCAATTTCTTTACCAAAGTATCCATAAATTCTTAATGAGCCATATTTTTCTTTAATATCTTGTATTATTTGACTGCCTGTGAGTTTGTTTCTTAGGTTGTATGCCCACCAAAATTTAATACGGACAACGGAGCCTCCGGTGGCCAAAAAATGGATGGCTCTCATAATAAATCGCGGCATCCACCACTGTTTCCACATTACTTTTTCTATTCTTACCAAGTGTTTCTCTACTACTGGTTTCCAATGTCTGGGCACACCTGCGTAACTATTTCCTATGTGACGATATTTTTTGCTAAATTCCATGACGCAAATAAAACAAAAAACCCCCTAAAAAGCAAATTTTAGGAGGAGAAATATAATTATATTAAAATAAGTTATCTACAAATTTTGTGGCCAGTTCCATTATTAAGTGAATATGGAATGTTTTTACAACTATGACTATCATTGCAAACTAATTTACCTAAAAATTCGGTACCAGATTTAGTAACAATAACTTTATAGCCCCATTCGCTTTTTAACTTTTGACCAACAAAAATTGGTTTTCCATTATCATCCTTGTAACCGGTAAATTCTTTTTTCATTTTTTCATAGTTTTAATAAATTCAGCAATATCCATAACAATCATGCAACATAATGTTATTACTAAAAAGTGAATTACATTTTTATCTGTTAGCCAGTCTTTTCTTGTAGCATCAGCTATTGCTGTTAATCCTAAAAATATTGCTGTTCTCATTTTGTATTTTAATAAAATAAACTTTTATATTACGTCAATATAAACTACAGTTTTTGCGATGTGATATTCTTGATCAAGTAAAGAAGTGTTGACATCATCGCTTATCATTTTGTTTGTGAAATACAATTTTCTTCCTGACAGTTTTTTCTCATCAAAAAGTTCAGCCGGTAATTGAGCCAAAACTTCTTCGATGCTTGGTTTATAAAATCCATAATATCCAAAATTATGAAGAGTTATGAACATACCAACTTTATCAGCTACTTTTTTACAATACCAACCTCCATTTTCTGCAGGTCTATCTCTTTTAGAAAGTCCATCATGACTTATTAAACCAACGTTTTTACCTTTTTTAGCATCCCATGAAAAAGAATAATTTATTGGGTTGCCTATATTTTTTATTAAAAAAATTTCATTTTCTTCCACCACACAAGGAAAAATAAGTGTCATTCTCTTGGATAGTTCTAATTTATCGATTTTAGGAATTCTTTCTTTGCTATAGTCGAATTTATGTAATTTTGTCATGATAATGTATTTTTGGTTTAACTAAATTCAATATTTTCATCTAATGAATATGCGAGCAAGCATCCTTCTCTGAATTGTTTTGCTTTATTGTAATTGCTAAAAGAATATTCATTTTCTGGATGTTCAATTTCTTCTTTGCTCATATTTTTCAATACTTCTTCAATGCCTTCTGCTATTTGTTTACATTCATCCGGAGTTAAAATTCCTTCACAATCTGAGTGATTAAACAATGGCATTAGTTTATGGTCAATAGAAGTTAGCTTTTTGGTGGCACTTTCATTTCTATATCCGATATAATCATTAAGATTTATTTCGATTTTCTCAGCGAGCCATCGTCTAAAATTATTAAAGCTGCTGTATGGTCCGTGCCATGCGTTGTGTGATGTATCCAATCCCATTTGTTTTACTTTTTTAAACTTTGTTCTTTTAGATTTTCTCTGAGCGTAGTTAAAATTTCTCCTAACCAATTTGTCCCGTTCCATTTTTCTTCAGGAATATTTTTTGCATCAGTTTCAGAAAGCCCAATTCCCCAAATTTTATCAAACGGACTTGCTTCAGTTAATTTTGTGTTGCCGGTAGCCATTAAAGCTTTCAATAAAGTCGGATTTTGAGTGAATTTTGCGTAATTCCCATCATAAACAAATTGTTTACAATTTTCTTCCCAAATGTTCTTATCAAATCCTTTTACTTTTCTACCAAAATCTTTGCAATCTCTTGGGTGTTTTGCTTTTAAAATATCTTCTGCTGTGTCTGCATCTCCAAATAACATAGCTTTCTTCCACATCATATGCATTTCTGTGTTCTTAAATTTAACTCCGTCAATTGTGAATTCGGCGTGGTGCCAGTTAGAAAACGGTGATTCGGTTTTCCAGAAAAAAGTGTATTTTTTGTCTTCCATATTATATTAAACGATAAGATTGTTTGAATGTTGCTAAAATTAATTATTTTTTACGAGATTTCCAACCAAATTCTGTATAAATTTTTTCTTTCCATTCTAAATTAGAACGTAAAATTTCATAGTCTCTTTTGTTCTTTGTCCTGAATTCAAAAAGAGTTTTATGATTTTTTGCAATATTGTAAATTTTTTCAAAAGTCCAAATTTCTTTCAGTAATTTCATATGAGAACAAATTTCTTCAAGCCATTTATTTTTACAAGCATAATCATGTGCTCGTGGATATTTTTGAATAAATTCTGTTCTGCTTTCACATTGAAGAGCTACATTTATACAATTTTCTTTAATATTCCAATAGCCATTTGGTTTTTTACGTCTAACCATGTGTTTACAACAATCATCTCCCCAGTTATTTCTTATGACGGCACTATATGCAGAATTATTTTTTATTTTAAATTCAGAACGAGATTCGTATTTTTTAGCTTCTTCTGTACATTTTTCTTTTGTCCATTTTCTTGGAGCACTTCCAAGGGAACCAGTTTTTGCTATATTTAAAATAACATATCCTTCTTTTTCATATTTTTCTTTAAAAACACCTTCCTGTATTGAGGCATTTTCGTTATCCAAATAATCTGTTAATTTTATAAATTTTGGTTTTAACTCTGTTCTATTAATGTGTTTATAAACAATGCATCTATTATCAGTTAAATGTTCATCAAATCTTTTATTTGGATTTCCAGTTAAACCAACATAAATATGATTATCTGCAAAAACAGCTACATAAATAAGTCTTTTATATAAATCTCCAAGAATTTCCATATGTGAACAACATTCTTCAACCCATTTATTTCTATAAACAGAATCATATGCTCCACTGGATTTTTTCGCAAAATCTGTTTTTGTTCTATATTTTAATGCCTCTTCTAAACATTTTTCTTTTGTCCAATATCCGTTTGGTTTCTTTTTAGTAATCATATGTTTACAAATATCATTTAACCAATTGTTTTTTAAAGATTTATCATAAGCTCCATTTGAACCTCTTTCAAAATTGCTTCTTGAGCTGTATTTTAATGCTTCTTTCTCACAATTTTCTTTTGTCCAATAACCCATTGGTTTTCTTTCTTTATTTTTCATTTTTTCCAATGTATTGCAATATTAACCATTCTATTAATTGTGATTTATTAATAGCTCTTTCTTCACAAAAATTATCAAACTCCTTTCTAAGTTCACTAGATAATGTTAGTGGAAATTGTACTCTTTTATCTGTTTTCATATTATTTGTTATTTAATACTAAATAGGTACTAAAAAAGTAAAACTCACATATTGTTAGAAATATGTTCTTTAATAAGTTTTTCTATTAATTTAGATTTGTTAATATTATTATCCTCACAAAATTGATTAAATTTATCAATTGTACTTTCTTTAATTGTTGTATTAACTCTTTCGCGTCTTTGTTTTTTTGTTTTCATAATTTAAAATTAACCTATTTGTTTATAAAAAGCAACCCTATTTATTTAAGATGAAAAAAGATAAAAATATATCTCTCTTAATAAAAGAAATTAGAAGCATTTTATTAACTGAGGCTAAAAATACCGATATTATAGTAAATAAAATAGGTCTTCCTTCTGAAATTTCTGAATGGCTCACAAATGATTACAACGAGAAGTTTCAGCTGTGGATAGCAAACAACTTCAAAAAAGAGGCTGTCAAAAGAATTTCTGGAGGCAAAGAAATAGTTGCAAATATTATGATTAAAATGCTAAAAGGAGATAAAACACAATCTTCTTTAAAAATACAACTCAATAGACAAAAATTATATTTTCAAGGAGTTTTTCAATTAGTTGTTACGTGGCTTCAAAATAGAAGAGAAATTTCACCAGAAACTGATGAGATTAATTTAAATACTCTCACATTTGAACTGGCAGTACAAAGAGCAGATATCTGGCACGAAAAAGTACAGAGATTAAAAGCAGAACAAATTACAGATGAAAGTGGGAAAATAATTAAAACATATCCAGACGGATTTTATTGGCTTGATTTACAAACAGGAAATTGTAGAGCTGAAGCTAATGCGATGGGACATTGCGGACAAGCTGGAGCAAGTGGAACATTGTATTCATTTAGAAAAAATCGTCAACCATATCTAACAGGAGAAGTAAATAAAATTAATGGAGTTTTAGTTCAACTAAGAGGAAGGGCAAATACAAAACCAAAAGTAGAATATCACGATAGGATAATGGACTTTTTACTCGAGCCTAAAGTTGGTGTTATTTCTTTTTCGCCAAGTACTTATAGACCTGACGCTAACTTTGAACTTAAGGACTTAAATTTAAATCAAATAATTCAATTATATTCCCAAAAACCAACCCTTTTTTCAGAAAATGAATTATATAAAGTTTTATTGAAATATCCAGATTTCGCTACTCAGGTTAATTTTAGGGTTACTCCATTGCACGAAGACCAAAAAGAAAATTTTAAAAGAAGATATCCAAATATTCAGATTTAATCAATGTTCTAAATTGTTATCATTTACATCTTCTTGGGTTATATTAAGTGCTCTTAATATATAATGTGAGCTAAAAAGTGAATCATTGTTGATTGTGTTTCTTAAATGTTCATTCAAAAATTGCCACACCCCTATATTGAGTTTGCTTGTTTTTTCAATTAATACTTTTCTTGTAAGCGCCTCCGGTTTTTCTTCTTCTACTTTTTCATATTTAGATAAATCATCGAGTAAATTTTTTGAATATAAATCAAATGTTGAAGTGTTAATCCAATCATTTAAAAACTTATCTATTATTTTTTTATTGTGTGGCATTAGCTATTTTTTAAGTAGAATTTTTTGTATTTCAACAAACCAATAATTGATAACTGGGCGTATTATTATAAAATACGCTATTGTGTAAGAAATAAACATCTTAATATCGTACCAGCAAAAATCTATGATTAAAAAATATTGCCAAGAAATCAATCCAACAATTAATAAAATTAAAGAAATTATATATATAATTATGTACTTCATTTTTTTTCGTTTAAAAAATTCAAATTAGGTGTTAGTACATAACCTTTTTTATCGTTTATTTCTGGCGGTATAATCATTTTAGGAGCCGGAAGTGGTTCTTTTTTCTTTTTTTCCTTAAGAAGATAAGGTGCTTTTTCTTTCGCCCACTCAATATATGAAGGATTAGTTTGTTTTACTATCTTATATGTAATCCCTGCGTATTTCCCGATTTTAAACACAAAGTCGTCGCTTATCATATTTTATTGTATTTTAAATAATAATCAGATAAGAATTCTCCACATGAAGATGAAACATCTTTTCCTGGAGGCTTGTAGTATTCTGTTTTAATTTCATTATTTTCAAGAAGGGTTCTAAAATGACCTATTCGTGATAATTCAGCCTTTCTGCTTTCACTTGTTTCTTTCTCGTTAAATCTAAGAAATTTAACAGGTATATCTCTATTTGTTAACATAACAAGAAGAGTACTCAAATCATTATTCGTATCATTTTCATCTTTAATTAGTGTATAATGAATTTCTACTGAATTGCCGGTAACTTGTTTATAAAATTCAAGAGCTGCAATGCTGGCTTTAATATTTAAAGCATTCGGCATTGATTTATTCCTTTGATCATCTTTTGTATAGTGAAGAGAAAGATGCACTTTGAGTGGAATTTTATGAAAATTAACATAACTTGCAAGGGTGAAAATGTTTTTCCATTGACCTTTAGGTAGACTGGTTGCTAAGCCAAATCTAACATTTTCATAATGTCCTTTAAGTAACCTCATACTTTCGGTTACATTATCAATATTAAGAAGAGGCTCGCCAATTCCCATATAAGAAATCAAAAGAGCTCTGTTGTTATCTTTTAATTTTAAATCATCATAAATATAATCAACCGGTTCTGTCATTTCCCAATTACTAAGGTTTCTCAATTTTAGTTTACCTATATAATCTGTTAAGTGACAAAAAGTGCAACCCATAGCGCAAAGCGTTTGACAACTTATACAAATAATATCTTTGCCGGTATTATTATCGATATAAGTTGCTTCTGAAATTAAACCGTCTTTTAATTTAAAAACATACTTAATTGTTTTATCCTGTGTTGATTTAACTTTTTCTAATAATTTCATATTTAATTCGTTTTGTTTTTATAAATTTCTCTCACTAAATCAACATCAAGCACATTTGCACTTAACAATTGTTCATGATTTCCATATCTTGCACCATCAATTATATGTAAATCTCTATCATTTATTTGAGGATTTAAAATTCCGTCCCATCTACCTCCAAGCATTGGTTTATAAGAATAAACTTGCTCCTTAGTGACTTTGGAATCATCCAATAATAATTTTACAACATAGTTGTGTTTATTAGCAATTTTTAGGAGTAACCATTTTAAAATAGTTTTTGATATTGAATTTTTTGAATAATGTATTTTCCAAGCTATCTGAGTCATTGTATAAGATGGGAACAATGCATTACCAACAATTTTTTGCCATTTAGTTTTAACTGGTTTAGGTGTGGAACAAAATTCTTCTTGGCTCAATTCCGGAGAAAACGGCGCTATTAAATAACAAAATTTTTGCCATAATACATTTATGCTCATTAAAGATATTTCAACAATTGGTGACAAAATTTTCGCCCACCATATGCCGGAAACAGCTCTTGACCACAACCATAAATCTAATGTTTGATTATACTTCTCACTGAGTTTCCAATTAACATGAGTAACAAATTCTTTAACTTCACCTTCGGTATGATTAGATGCAATGAGCGTTAAAATTGTATTCAAATAATGGTCTCTTGATAGAGTTTTATCATCATGTGAAGGAAATCTATAGCCTTGGTAATAATAACCATGTTCACTTTCTAGATCTATTTCAACCCAACAACTTTTAATAGCATCCACAAAACGTTTATCTCGATATGTGTAATATGCCTCAAATGTTCTTCCTATTGAATCTCCTTTACCTAAATCACCGGTTGAATCCCACAATTGGTTAATTTGTAGCATCATGTGGTATTCTGGGTCAACAAAATAACAAGTTCCTACGGCATCGAAATTGAAATTATTTGTATTATTACTCATATGATGAATTTTTCTAATAATATGTTAATGTTATCTGTTATGAATTCTTTATCATGAATACTAATTTCAGTATCATCCACAACTTCTTTAATGCAATTTTTAAGAACAATCTTTGGATTAAATAATGAATAAGTGTGTTCTGTTTTTGAAAATACTGAGAAATCCTCAGTTATCAAATCTCTCACACAAATTTCGCTTTCATTCACACCAAGAATTTCAAATGCGTTTCTTTCATTTGTTGTTATTATATTTCCTTTTTTAAATATCATTTTAATTATTTTTTTCTATTAATACTTCTCGAGTTGGTGAAAATATTGGAAGTTCTTCTATTTTGCTTCTTAATTCTTCGTATTTTTTTTCTTCATCCAACAATTCTTGCATTGTGCATTTAATTTGTTCAAACCATTCAGAGTAAATTTCTGGTCTTGAATTTATGAATTTAATTTCTCCGCATATAAAATATATAAATGGGTCTTCTAATTGTTCTAGAGATATGTTATTTAAAGGTACATAACCAATATTTTTAATGAGAATATTTTTTTCTGTGATTGTATAAAATTGAATTTTTTCACTTTCACTTTCATTTATAAGTAATTTAAAATTACCAAATTTTTCGTGCTTTATTATTATTTCTAATTTATTTACCGATAACATCAATTCTGATAGTTTTCTATAAATCATATCGCACATATCGTATTGTGTATCAAATAAAACTCTTTTTGTTTTTAAGGATGATTTCTTTTGCTTGCTCATGTGAAAACAAAGATAAATAATTTTTTGTTAAGAGCGAATAAAATCTCTAAGTTTTTCAGAGCCTTCAAAATTTGTTGCGAATACATATTCTAATGCAGAATATATATTATTTTCTGCACTCCTTGGTCCGGAAGAAAATTCCAATTCCTCAACGGAAGATTCTAATGCTGGTTTTTTACTTGTAACATATCCAGCAACGCATCTAAAAGGAAGAGGAAAAACTCTCTTTGCATATCCTATTCCGATTATGCGGTCATAAAACTTTGCATCATCGAATGGGTCTGATGTTCTTGTGTCAATATTGCCGTAATATCGTAACCAAGATGCTTCTTGGTCGGCGTACTTATTTAATTCTTCTTTTGTCATTTTTCTGTTTTCTGTAATGAAATTTAAATATGGCCGAACACCTTCAAGTATAAATTTTGTTCTTGTTTTTTCTATAAGTACTTTTCTTTCAGCAAGTCCTTCTGGTTGACCAGGTATTGAATACCATATAACTTCGTTGTCTCTAACTATTGCCATTCCGTTTTGTTCTTTAATATTAACATGATTAACAAGTCCATATTCATGACAAAAATTTACCCAATATAATTTATAATAAAATATATCTCCGGTTATAACGAAATTACAGCCAGTCTTTTTTCTTATGCTTCTTGCTTGAGCTTTATTAATGATTGGTTTTCTAAAATCGGGATGAAATTTAGCGTGTGAATGGGATTCATCATGATGAATAGAAAGAGTATTATTAAATTCATTTAGTGCTGGATATCGGTATAATCTACTGTTGTTCATTGAATAGTGCTGGATATTGGTATAATCTACTGTTGTTCATCGAAGTAATAATCTAAGATTATTAAAGCTAAATGTTTCCATCCAATCAATTTCTTCAATTAATTTAAATTTTTCTATTAAAACTTTTCTTTCTAAAGATAAAATAGAGTTCCTTTTTAATTCTACTTTTAATATTGATTTTGGAAGTCCATGTATTATTCCCGAACATTCTACAAAACCAATAGCAGTTCCGGAACGTCTTTGTTCTGAAAAATCATAAATTCCTAAACCGTATTTATCTGTAAATTTCCTATTTGTGCATGACATAACACCAATAAATTCATCTTTAAAAAACACATCAACAGATATAGAACCTTCTTTATTTTGTGTGGCATTTTTAAATGAAAAATCTCCACATTGCTTTGACCATTTTTTCTTTGGTTTGCTATTTTTGGTTCTTTTCATTTTACTGCTCAAAATAATTCGCCATGGTTTAACTCTCTCAAAATAACATCAAGAGTAACAAATTTAAGCTTTTCTGGATATTTTTCAAATAATATTTTTCTAATTGAAACCATGTCTGATTTATCAGCAAATAATTCTGCTTTAATTATTGTGGTTGGGAAATTGCTTCTTAATCCAATGCAAAACACATTACCAATTGGTTGTTTTCCTCCATTAGCAAAATCATATGCACTATATTTAGTTCCTGAATCTTCTTTTGAGAAAATTTCCAACTTTTGAATGTTATTTTTTGATCTATAAAATGGCACTATACAATCCCCTATAAAATCGTTTTTATACCACACTTCAAATGATTTTTTGCCGGCAGGATGATAAGTAGCTTTTTTAAATTCAAAATCTCCTAAAGTGAAATGCCATTTATTTTTTACTCTTTTTCTTCTTGTCATCCGACTTTATTTCTTTTTTAATATCATCAAACATCTCTTTGAGATATTTTTTATTTTCAGCGCTTATTCTTTTATTGTCAGCAATAAGCTCTTCGATTTCTTTATTGCTCATTCCAAGGAGTCCAATCACTGACTCAGCAAGTTTTATATGACCAGTGCAATATCCAGAAGTATAACTAAGTCCAGTTTGAATTTCAATGTGATACGCTTTATGAATTTCTTTATTGATTCCATTTTTGCGAATGTCGCTCAGCTGTTCTTCTTGATTTTTAAGAGTTTTTTTAATTCCTTTTAAATCTTCTGTAAGAATTCCAATTATTAATTTTTCTTTTTTTTCCATGGTATTATTTATTGAGAACTTTGTTTATGATTAATCTTAAATTATCTTTTTCAAATAAGACTTTTCTTTCCTGGCAAAGATACTCTTTTTTAAATTGATTATAACTCATTTCGTTCCTAAATTCACCTTCTGAAATTCCATCTTCTGCGAATTCAGAACATGAATGAAAATAAGCGTCACATAAATCACACCAATAAGTAGTTCCGAATACTCCATCTTCAACTCCTACCACATATGTCATAATTCTTCCAATTGGCACAATATCCAAACAACCAAAACATTTTCTCGGCTTTCTTATTTTTACTTCTTTGTTTTTTAGTATGTTATACATTTACCAATTATTACATTTTTCGAACAATACCTTTCTTGTGCTTTCTGCAATTAATATTTTTTGTTTAAAGTCTTTTGTTCTTTGTGCGGACAAACTTCTGTGAAAAGAACAATCTTCATTGTGATTGATAAATCCAACACTTGTTTTTTTGATTATTTTATGAGGGAATTTTATTTTCGGTTTAATCCATTCAATAATTTCAGTATGACGTATTGGAATAAAAAAAGTATAATACCCATCCGAAAGCAAAAACCTATAAATTCCATGAGTTTCTTGTATTTCTTCTATCATACAATCGTATGGCTCAAATAAGTATTCTGAAAACCAATATTCCTGTTTTTTGCCAGTAATTTTTTTCACTAAAGCCAATAAAAAATTACAGCTCGCAACAGCTCTATCACAATGTTGTTTTGGGACTCCTCCACCATCTCTATGCCATTTATCCAATATCCTTTTATCAGCATAAAATCTGAACTTGAAAATAAAATAATCTTTACACTTAAGGTAGTTCATGATTTAGCTAAAAATTTTTGAAATTTTTGGAGTTCTTTTATTCTTGTTTTTTTTCCTGCTTGTTTTTCAATACTCATATTTCCTCTAAATAAATTTTCTTGTATTTTCTTTATTAGTAATGGAATATATTTTTTTAATGAAATTAAAACATCTTCTTCTGAAGAACATATAAGTTTATCACCAGACGAATGACCTCCATATAAATGAAAAGTATTTAATGTATTATTTGTATCTAAAAAAACATGCATCATTGTATGAATTTCACGAAATTTCCCTTTTTTATCGAAAAAAAATATTTTACTCCCATTTTCTAATATTTCTGGGACTAAAGAAATTATATATCTTTCTATAACAAGACTATTAGCGTCTATCACCCATACGTATTCACCGGGAGCTACTATCGAATTGCGGTAATTTTCTAAAACTTTTTTTAAAGGATATTCTTTATAAATAAATTTTTCAACAAGCACTCTTCTTTTCTGTGGAAAGTTAATTAAATTAGGAGG